GTCATCTGGTCCTGTTGGCAAGTAGCTGGACGGCACACGCAGGCCACGACACATCTTGTTGTTGAAATACTTCAAGTCATCAATTTCGCCCAGGTTGCTGCCGCCTGCCAGGGTATCAACTGAACTGCCACGTCCGTCTGCTGTCTGGGGAAAGAAATAATCCTCATTGATAGACAGCGGATTGTAGCTGCTGTCCATGATGTTTGCACCGCCGCCAGTGTGACTGGGAATTCGACGCTGGTGAATCTCGTTCTTGACCCGCTCAACAAATGCCATTGCCATGTGGCTGGGCATGTTTCCAACGTCAATCTTGAATACTCTGCGTTCCGGAGCACGGGCAACACGATAGATCAGCACAGCATCTTCTAGCAGTTCTTTTTGCTTGAACACACGGAATATGGTCTCCAGCACGCTCATGCTAAAGGGCCAGTAATAGTCCAGGCCCTCGCTCAGGCTCAGGTGCACAATGTGCTTGGCATCAATTACTGCTTCGTTCATGGCAGCGGAGAATCTATTGCCGCCAGACCCGCCTGCTGCAGAGTTAGGTGCACTGTAGTTGTACGGTGCAGTGTATCCCGAGCTGGCTGGGTTGTGCTGGAAGTCATTGGTTGTTTTAACCGCCACAGACAAGTTCTGGAAATTGGGGTTGATGTCACGAATGATGTACTGCTCGGGCCGTTTGCCTTCGCTTTCATTCACAATCACTCGGGCAACCTTGGTCATGTCTACCCAGTACAGCTCAAATGTTTCCGGGTCACGGATAAACACTTGATCGCCATACTTGATGGTATTACGGAAAATACGGAAGATGCGCTGGTCAAACTTGTTCAGCTTGACCCACTGCTGTAGCTGTTTCCTGATGATCTCAACTTCATGATCTGTGGGCTTGTCATTGTACTTGACCTGGAATGGTACTTCAGAGTCAGTATCACTTTGTGTAGAAAACTCAGCAAGAATGTCCAAGCAGGCGTTGATCTCTGAGTCCGAATCCATGTTCTCGTATTGATTGTAACGTTCAACACGGTTGGGGTGGCCTGTGTAAACTTCCGGCAGCCGGCTAGCGTAGTTTCTGTAAACAACATCCGCGTGGCCGCGCATGGGATCACGTCCGTCTTGGCGCCCGTACCCGGGAAGGCCTTCGGAGTCCCTGCCCGACAGTGGGCTCAGTTGCCCATTGTTGTTAGCGACCTTGAAATATTTTTTCCACCCGCCACTTTTACCGCGTTCTTGTTCAGCCATTGTTTTGATCCTTTGCCCGTGTACGATCGGGCCACCTTGCTTGACACTATATTTATTGTTAGTTCTGGCTTACTTGCAGTATCCGAGAGCTGATTGCATTGGTATCGCGCTGTGTCCGTACCATTTCGTTCACTGCTGCCACAAGATCTTGACTAGCTGAGTTATCCTGTGACTGCGGAGACATGCCTTTTAATGCATCTTTTAACTCGCCGGCAACTGAACTCATTGCATCCTTCAGGTTGGATTTATTTTGCTCTTTGAGCTCGTCGATTAATTTACCAATGTTATTAGAAGTCACATCAGCCCGGTCGATACTAGGAGCAGTAATCTCGCCCAAGTTCGGAGTGTTGACGCCAGCTAAATTTGCAAGATCAGGTGCAACCGGCATCTGTCTCTTGGCCAAGGTTGCAGTGTTATCATCTGATTTTAAGAATGGTGTTACAGTGTCATAGATTCCGGCAATTAGTTTAGACAATCCAGATATTTCGGTGGATAAGTTTTGTACATCCTTTATCACAACCGGGATTGACTTACCGTCGGGCAGCGGCACAAACGCTTCGTTTCGTCCTGCTTCCCCGGCTACTACTCCTACCCCGCCCGGTGTTGATTTAACTACCCCGCCGGTAGCCATGTAGTTGGTTGCTAAATTTGCTCTTTTATTAGTTTCTTCTTGGCCGCCAGCATACCCAACTCCTTTACCGACTGCAGAAATATCAGTAAGATCAGTTCCTCCTTTTTGCATCTCGCTAAAGAATGCAACAGCAATCTTTTTAGAAATTTCTGGATCTGCTGCTAAGTTTGGATTTTTTACCAAGTCTGGCATATTCAGTAACTTACTAAACTTTATGTAGTTGTCTTTTCCAGTTAGTTGAACTAAACCACGGCCCCGGTACATATATCCCTCATCAGATTGATTGCCCATTCGACCGCCATATACGCGGTTACCTACTGCTTCTTGTCCCTGTGCTACTAATTCTTTGGCATCGTTTAAATCTTTAAATTTCTTAGGGAAAACAGCCAACAGTCGTTCAGGACTATAATTTAAACTTTCGCTTGCACTTGCATTACCTTTTGACTCAGCTTCTAAATTCCCTAAAATATTTGCATGAGCGGTTTTACTTGTAATTCCGCTAGCAGACAACTGAGATAGTAAATCTTCTTTTAGTTGGCCCGAGATTGCTGGCTGTTTAGGAGTCCCTGCTACTTTAGTACGCGGAGCAGTTTGTTCAGTTGGCGGTAGTACCGGTGGTGCAGGTGGCAGTGGTGCAGAGGGTTTAACAGTTGGCGGTGGTGCACCAGCTGCAGTCGATGCTGATACCGGTGGTGCAGGTGGCGGTGGTGCAGGTGGCAGTGGTGCAGAGGGTTTAACAGTTGGCGGTGGTGCACCAGCTGCAGTCGATGCTGATACTGCTGCAGCCGGTGCAGTTGGTGTGGTCGGAACAGCCGGCAATGTCGTCTTCATGACAGTAGCTGCACCAGTTTCTACGGCTGCTGGTGTAAACTCCTTGGCTGCTTGAGCACGGGCAATTGCTTTGATTTTTTCTTTTTCTGCGTCGCTAACTTCCCCAGCCTTAATCTTATTAATTTTTTCAAAGTTTTCAATGCCATCTTTGATCAGTTGTTCTTTTCGTTTAACAAATCGTTCGTAATTGTCTCGATCAGTTTCTGCAAGTTTAGCTTCATCAAATGCATAGACCTGTCGTGTGGCTTCATCAGTAACAAGTGTTGTGCCAATTTTTTTGCTTTCATTGACATTCCCGTTTAACCACTTGTTGTATTCTTGCGCATCCTTGTTTTGTTGAGCTCTTAATGCTGTAGCTTGCGTTGATACTTTTCTCGAAGCAGCACTCTCGTCTTGTTCGGCTTTTTCGCGTTCTTTAGCCAATACAGCAAGTCTGGCTTCAACTGCTGCTATTTGTTCTCTGCTAGCATTGGCTTTTTTAAATATATCTAATTCTGCTTTGGCTTCTTCGTGCTTCTTAACTGCATCTATAGCTTTTTCTCTAGCTGCATCAGCGGCTTTACGAGATTCGGCTATTGCACTTGTCTGTATTGCAGCGATCGGAGAGATAGGAGCACCAGTTTCGGTCCGTCCTTGCGGCGCATTCGGGGTCGGCGCTGTGCCCAGCGTAGCAGGCGTGGTCAGAGTACCAGGAGTTCCCAGCGTACCTGGAGTGCCCAGCGTACCTGTAGTGCCCAGTTCTGCGTTAGAGTATGTTCCGCCCGTGGGCTGTTTGGCACCAACAGTCTTACTAAACATTTTCACTGCATCAGCAAAGGCAGTAGACGCACGTTGATTCACCGATGCAGCCATTCCTACCGCTTTGGCGCTGTCCATCATCATGGCTGCTGACTGCTGTGCGCGATCTGCACCAACCATGGCCCCGGTAGTACTACCTGGTTGGGTAGGTTTGGTTTTTCGGTCGTCGAGTTCCTTTTGCAAATACTTTTCGCGTGCATCAGGGCCAGTGAATCCGGCCTCGGCAGCACCTGTAGTAAGTGCTTTATTTCGTTTTATTAAATCGTCTATCCCTGCATTATCAATTTGTGTTTTTATATCACCAATAAACTTACTAGTACCAAGGGTACTTTTTCGTTGTGCATCGGCCGTTTCTGCCATTATCTGCATTATACGTTCGTCGGTAATTGAACCTTTATCTTGCCGTTCTTGCATTATTTTTGTTACGCCAAGCGATTGTTGAGCAGCAATAGCCGCGTCGGTTGTCATGGCGCCGCCGCTTGCTCCAATCTGTAATACACCTTTCGCTGCTTCCTCGCCAACAAAAGGCCTTGCAAGGGCGAACGTGCGTTGTATAACTTCTAATTCAGCTTGTCGCTCTGTATCGCCATTTTGCTCTGCTTCAATTTGCGCTGCGCGAAAACGTGATTCTGTCTGTGCAGATTCTCTAGCTTCCTGTTGTTCTTTGCGCGTGGCGCCAGTGAGTCTAGCAGCCATGTCAAGTTCTTTAACAAACTTGCCTGATTCTTCTATTAATTGTTTTGTGTTCTTTAAATTAAGCTGTCCGGTCTTGGCTTGAATGTTCATGTAAGCCAGGGCCGATTCACGCTGTTCATCAGCGGTAATACCTAGCTGGTTAAGCTGCGTTCCAAGATCACTTTTGACCAATGTGCCGGCTACTTCACTAAACAACTTTGCGCCTTCGGCTGCAGTGGCACCAAACTGTGATAGTACCTTGCTGTTCTTACCAATGAGGGTGGTGAACTTGTCAATCTCCGACAGTGTCATGCCCAGCGTTTGAAGCTGTACAAATACATCATCCATGCCGCCAGCAGTGGTTGCGCCAGCTTCGCTTAGTGAATTAAAGCTCTTGAATAGGGCGTCTGCTGCAGCCGCAGATACTTTTATATACTCAAGAGAAAGTTTACCAGCAGAACTGCCCAAACTAATTAGGGCGCCACCGGCTGCTACCGCACCTTTAAATAATACTTTACCTAATGCACCTCCCGGGAGAAAGAAAGATGCAACAGTTATGATTTTGCCAATGGTGTCAGCAAAATCAAGCAAAGGAGTTACCAAGTCACTGAAAGCCTGTGCACTAACTGCTGCGCCTCGTTGTCCTTTATCTAATGCCGAGCCAAACCCGGCAAGACTTTTGACTACACCTTCTGCGCCGGCTGCTAGTGCTTGCAACCCAATCTGGGCTGTCATGCTATTTCCGCCTAGAGACATGAATTTATCTTTAAGCAGCTGGCTTCCGGTGCCTAGATCTTCAAAATCTTTGAAGACTCCTGCAGCACCTTCGCGACCTTTTCTCGCATCTTGTGCACCGGCGCTTAACTGTTTAATATTTGCTGATCGTTTATCGGCAGCAATTTGCTGATCTGTTCGTGCTGCTAATCTTGCAGCTTCGGCTGCGTCAGCCAATGCTTTTGCCGCCGCCGCTGCCGCCTCTTCAATTTTCTTAGCAGCAGCATCTTGTTTTGAAGTAATCTTTTCAACTTGCTTGGCAAACCTGTTGACCGCTAGAGTCTCTTCACGGGTGGTTCTAGCTCTGCCATCTAACTTGAGCGCTAGAGTAGCCATTGCATTTACAATCTTGTCCGACCCACGTGTAAATGCTTTGGCGGCATCACCGCCAGTATCATCGCCTGATCCAGTGCCGACGGTGCTAGTCTTACTAGTTGCTCTAATAGTCGCAACTAGCTCACGCATGCGCTCGATTAGTTCTTGAATTTGTGGGTCCACGATTTTTTACCTATAAATATACAGCTACATCGTATTTACTCAAACTCAAACTCATGGAAACTAACCCTTTAAAACAGTATTTTCGCCAACCTTCAATTTATATCCAACTGCCCAGCGGCGGGCGATTCTACCAAGAAGGCGCCCTGGAACCCACAGCCAACAATGAATACCCAGTGTTGCCAATGACCACACTGGATGAGATCACTTATCGAACACCAGACGCACTGTTCAATGGCAACGCTGTGAACTCGGTGATTGAAAGCTGTATTCCCAATATCAAAAGTGCCTGGGGCATGCCGGCTATGGACATTGATACTGTATTGATTGCTATCAGAATCGCCACCTACGGGCACGAGATGGACATCAACACCACCTGTCCTGGTTGTGCAAACGAGGACGAGTATGGCGTGGACTTGCGCACTGTGATGGAAACTATCGGGAGACCTGATTACACTTCTGGCATTGACGTGGGCGAACTCAAGGTGTTCTTGAAGCCCATGAGTTACCAACAGATCAACGAAAACAGCATGGCGCAGTTTGCCGATCAAAAGACCATGGCCATGCTGCAACAGGCCGGTGCAGAAGATGAGACCCGTCTCAAAGAGATTGGCGACATGCTAAAGAAGATCACTATGTTTACCACACAGGCCCTGGCACAGAGCATTGCCATGGTGCAGACGCCGCAGGTGCGTGTGGTTGAGCAAGAGCACATTAACGAGTGGTTAGCCAACTGCGATCGCAAGGTGTTTGCTGTGATCCGTGATCAGATCATCAAGATCAAGAAACAGGCTGAAATGCAGCCACTACATATCAAGTGCACCAGTTGCGGCAATGACTACGACCAGCAATTCACACTTGATATGTCAAATTTTTTCGGAGCCGCCTCCTAACTCTGACCCCCGAGCGGGTGGTTAAAACCATCGAGGGCATGGAAAAGGAGGCCAAGAGTATACGCACCGAGATACTCAAGCTGTGTTGGTACATGCGGGGCGGTATCACATATGAGCAGGCCATGCATTTGAGTTTTTCTGAACGTGAGATCATCAATGGCATCATCAAGGAAAACTTGGATACGACGAAAAAGTCTGGGCTGCCATTTTTCTAGGAACAACTATGTTAGACATTACACAGGTGCGCGAAGATATCGAAAACTGGATCACCAGCTTTGTTGAGATTCCACACCCGGCCTTGGGAAACTGGCCACCATGCCCGTACGCACGCCGTTCTAGGCTAGCCGGCAGCTTTGATGTTCGCTTGGGCACACGGCCGTACCAGGACCTACAAGGGCTGGCCGCAACTGGCTTAGAAGGCAAAGAAGTGGTAGTGTATGCGTACCGCCCGGGCAGTTGGCCGTACTTGGATTTCCATCAACAGTTAGAACGTGCCAATCAAGATTTCCTGCTAGCAAAGGATCTAATTGTGTTAGAAGATCACCCGTCGGACCCGGAAATGGTAAACGGAGTGTGTTTGAATCAGGGCACCTATGCGCTAGCCATGGTGCAGGGCTTGAGTGATCTCAACAGCAAGGCACGGGTCATGGCGCACAAGGGATTTTACAAGTCATGGCCCGAAGAGTATCTTGCTAACTTGTTCAACCACCGCCCGGATCCTAGAGAATGAGCTATCAGTTTGCCCGCATAAATCTTGCGCAAACCGAGTACCCAGCCAGCTGCGACTGGTACTACATTACTGATCCCGACATCGCGCAGCTCAACGACATATACAAACGCTACTGCGTCTACAAGCATTTTGCCAGTGTCATGCCCATCTTTAACAGCAGATACACAGCAGCCAATACAGATGTTATTGGCTACCGAGATGGGGATAAACTAGTTGCGTTTAGCCTGATTGAACGTTACGACAGCAAGAATGCACTATGTGCACAGTTTGCATGGGATTACAAGACACCCAAACTGCGCCTTGGTATCAAGAGCTTGCAAACTGAATGTGCAATATACCGTGCTCGTGGATTTGAGTACTTGTACTTGGAACAAGCACACCTGTATAAACAAAACATGCAGGGATTTGAACTTTTAGGACCACTATAATATATGTATTCAGTCTATCAACACTGGGACCCACTTAAAGTTTGCATTGTAGGGCGTAGCTATCCTCCAGAATTCTATTCTTGGATTCAAGTACCGCATGTACGTGAATTATTCGAGAAAATAGCAATTGAGACTGAGGAAGATTATCAAAACATTGTTGACAAGTTAGAGCAGTTTGGGGTTGAAGTTCTAAGGCCTACTGTGTTTAAAGATAGCATGCATTATTTGTTACCAGATGATTCGCGTTACATCCCACCACCAATGACTCCCCGAGATCTTAGTATCATGATCGGTAGTACTTTTTATCAAAAATTCAATACTGCGCCTGGTTGGATCGGCGGATACGAAGACATTGTAAAGCAAGTCGCGGCGCAAGGAAATACAGTTGTCACAGAGTTTGATCTTGCTACAATTAACGGAGCAATGGTATCTAGAATCGGTCAAGATTTATACTTTGGAACAAATTCATATAATCAAGACGCTACAGAATTAAAACAAAGCGTTGATCAAGAATTTACCAGTACACGAAATCACATTATCAATACCGGAGGCCACAGCGATGGTACCTACTGTCCGGTAATACCGGGATTGATTATCAGTCTGTTCGATGTGCCAACTTACGCAACTACTTTCCCGGACTGGGAAGTTGTTTATTTGCCCGGACAAAGTTGGCAGAAAGTAAAACCTTTCTGTGATCTTAAATTGAAAAATCAAGGAAAGTGGTGGATTCCCGGGTTCGAACACGATCAAGATGTAGTTGACTTAGTCGAAAACTGGCTCGGGCACTGGGTAGGGTATGTAGAAGAAACTGTGTTTGATGTTAACATGTTGATCATTGACCCTAAAAATGTCATAGTGTTTAGCTACAATAAACAAGTGTTTGATGCGCTGGAACGATTCGGAATAACCCCTCATGTTGTGCCATTTAGGCATAGGTATTTTTGGGACGGTGGCATACATTGTGTAACAAGTGATTTACACCGAGCAGGTGTAAAACAAGATTATTTTCCGGGAAGAGGGTAATTGGGTTTTTCCCACCACTTGTTTAATGCAAATATTCTGTCCGGGCTGCGAGCTTCGCATAACCGAGAGTTCCACAAATCAATGTTAGGCTCACTGATACCCAGTTTGTCTGCTAACTCCACAATGCCATCAGGTTGCATTATTTTACTATACTCAGTTGATATTACATCAAAGTCACTGTTGATTGCAGACGTATAATCAAAATTGCGCTGTGTAACTTGTAAAATATCTGTACTAAACATGTAATCCAAGACAGCCAACAGTGCGTCGGTGTCAGTTAACTCTGATAGATCGTACTTGCAAAAGTTACAGAGTTTAGTGCGACCGCGCCTGCTGCCATTGGTATAGTTCCACAGAATATTTTTTACAAAATTCTCCCACTGCACTTGGTGTGTTGTTTCGACTGTATCCATTATAATATCAACAAATATAAACTTGTCTGCATGATCTTTCGGGATCCAGTGCTGCAGGATTGAACTAGGCTGATGAGATTTAGAAACTGCCCAATGTGCGTCGGCACACCACCAGGCTGCAGCCGCAGCATTTATTTCTATAGTCCTGTTATCAGTTGACGCATTAGTCAGCACGTGCCAATTCAACGGTGATCCAATTGTACTAATTCCATAACCTGTAATTATGTCCCATCGCATATGTTGAAACAAAGTCGGGTGTCCTTGACTTAGCCACCCAGCTAAGAAGTCCGCTCTGGATCCAGGAATTCCTGTTACTACAATCATCTTTGACCAAGGAGTAATTGCATTTTTATCGATAAAGGGAGTAATCATACCTATCGTTTTATTCCTAAGGAGTAGTTGCTAGATAAAATACTTATACTTGAAAGAATACACATGGACTTATACACTATTTGGGCAAACAAAGAAGGCGACATCACTGACTTGGAATGGGTCAATGGAATGAAGAGTTTCTTTGACCACTTGAAAGCCGAAGGCAAGATGGAGAGTTATCGTATTACTCGTTGTAAGCTGGGATTCCGTAGCATCGCCGACATGCCCGAATGGCTTATTATTATGGAGTTTAAAAACATGGCTCAGATGGACGAAGCCTTTAAACGTGTAGCGCCTCTAGAGGGCGAACTCGAAGTGAAACACAAGAGCTTTAATCAGTTTGTTGATTGCTCGACCATACAACATGCACTGTTTAGAGATTGGCCAGATCAATTTTAATCGTAACTGCTCATTTATATTAGCGATTATTTGATACATTGTAAAAGCTGTACTGCGTACAGCTATGTCTTTCGCTCACGCTCAGACATGCTGTTTTTATATCTACGCAGAGTAATGCTGTTGCTTTTGCTTTAGAGATATTCAGCTAGACTCAGTGGTCATACTTGCCCGTTACCCGGGCAAGAATGTCTGGAGACTCTCAGCTGAGCTCACGCAGTCACTTGTATAAGAGATCTTTGCATCTGCATGCAATAGAGGCGGTTGTGCGGTACCCCTTAATCTCAGCCTTGACTCACAACGGAGCACAGGTAATCCCATACAAGCGAAATTCCTTGTGTAGAAGTTGCATCTGTTTCGCAGAGCTTCTATCATTTAAACCTAAGTTGGCCTATCCTTTGACGCCCAAGATCTGACGGCACAGCACTACCTGTACAACCTCAATGGGGCTGGGGCAAATACCCAGCACAGAGTCTTAAATTAAATTTTGTTTAGTATGTGGGAGCCGTGTACTCTTACTTGTATATGGCCATTGTAATAATCTGTTGATTCTAATACTTTTCTTTGGAACTGTTCTCTTGCTTCAACGTAAGAACATTCCGATTTGCTTTTGCAGTAAAAAAGTATTTCTCTGGAGAAATTTTCGGTGCCTAGTGTGATTATGTCAGCAGTTAATTCTGGGCTTGACCCATAGTACTCTCTCCAGTCTGAATCGACTTTTGATCGTATCTTCTTCCGCTTCTTGATGCCGTTTTTTTGTTTGACTGTTTTATATGTCGTTTTACTAAATTTTGCTAATTTTTTGCCTATGTATTTGCGGCCAGAGAGATTATTTGTGATTAAGTAGACAAATCCTACACATTCTTCGGGCAGTGTCTCAACTGGGGTGTCTTGATACAGCCATGTCATGTGTGTGATTTATCCTTGCTGTTTAGTTATGCCTTAAAGTATAGATTGATAAAATTGAATATTACTCGAGATCAACGTCTGTGTTGTAACTAGTAAAGCCTGCTTCTTTGGTGACTTTGAGTATGTTGTTGACACGCCCGATCAGTTCATCACGGTGGCTCACAAGCCATACAGATTTGCCACCATCGCGGGCCATCTTCTTCATGATGGCCAAGGAATTCTCCACACCAATTGAGTCCATGCCCGAATCCACTAGCTCATCTACAAACAACAGGTTGATTGTGTTAAACAAGCTTTCATACACATCCCTGAATGCCCAAGACATTGATAGGATCAGCCGGTTGCGTTCTCCGCGACTCAGGTTATCAAAGTCCAAATCTCGCCCCAAGTCAGTAATTTCAACAGTAAGATCGTTTTGGAACACAACTTGATGCGGCAGCCCAATCTTGTCAAGATAATAAGTCAAGCGGGAATTCAAGTAGCTTAGATTCTGCTGGATAATTTTCTTGCGTATAAAGCTGTCTTTGTTTGTTAGAAGTTTGAGCAAGAAGTCCTGGTGCTCCTGCAGTCGTGTTAGCTCATTCAGCACCACGTAGTCGATGACTTGTAGTGCCTTGCCTTGCATGTCGTCGATTTGTTCACCATATGGGTCGGCATCACCTCTGCGAGCAGAGAGATCCTTGCGCAGTGTATCAAGACTGTTACGGTGGTCTAGAGCTTGTTCCAACGTGTCATAAAACACCTTGGGCGCAGCGCCAAGGGCTCCAAGTTCAGTGATTGTATCCGAATATTCCTTGAGTTGAGACACCAAGGTGCTAACCTGTGTACCAGCGTCATCCAAAGAGTTCTGTTTAGCTCTTCGTATGTCTCCCTGTGTAGTATCGTGTATACCTTGCCCGCAGGCGTAACATTTATGGTCTTCCAGGGAGGCAATCTCTTTTTTAAGCTGGACAAGTACTTTCTCCTGTTTGGCAATACTAGCGGTAATACTCTTGATCCAGAGATTGCAGTCATCGATAGACTTCTTTCGAGCATGGTAACTTTCGAGATCTCTGTGTGACTGCACCTCGACTTCAATATTGATCGTCTCCAGACTATTGATTGCAGCAGTTAACTTTGCACAATCTTCTCTTTGCTTGTTTAGCCAAAGTGTTTGGCGTTTTTTCAAGCTTTCGATTTGTTCTTCAATCCTCTTGTTGGCTTCTTGCACAGCTCGGATACGCATTTCTTCTTGCGAAATTCCGTCCTTGGTTGTGCGACTGAGCTCTTTGATTTTGTCTGCTCTCTCGCTCAACAACGTAATACCCAGCAGTTGCTCAATAATCACCCGCTGCTCGTTGGCTTTAAGACTCAGGAACGGTTCAGTGTAGGTGTTAAGGGCAAGCACATGCCGAAACATATCGTGGCTCATGGCCAGTACGGATTCAATCTCGTCTTGTGTTTCTCGGCTATCGCCTTGGCTGGTGTCTTCGGCTGCCTTCTCTTCTCGGTTGATATAGAATTTTAGAAGATTAGGCTTGCGTCCACGTTCAACACGGTAATCTTTACCGTTAACCGAAAAATCAAGACTGACTAGCATATTTTTGCCGTTGGTCTTGTTGATTAAGTTGTCCTTCTTGATACTGGTCAACGCATGCCCATACAACGCATAGCTTAATGCATTAATGATTGTGGTTTTCCCGGTACCATTGCGACTTCCATCCCCTCCCATATCTAAATTCTCGCCCAGGACCAAGGTAAGGTCCTGCCGATCAAAGTTGATGGCTTGCGTGGCGTTGCCCACGCTCATGAAGTTCTTAACGGTAAGGTCGCGGATATGAATCATTGTCGTTAATTATACACTTTCAAGCAGCAGTTGTCTATGAGTTTGGATAGCAGAATTTCTGGTATCTACATTATACCAGTCTAACATGGTGTTGGTGTGGTTGCTTACCAAATAGCCAACATACGCAAGTTCTAACAAATCAAGATTTTGGTAATTGGCTATTTTTTCTCTAAACCGTTGCTTCTTGTGCAAGTACATGTGATTACGATCTACTAACCGATTATACATATTTTGAAAGTGGGCAGCATCAAACCCTGGTACTTGATCCAGCAATGTGACTAACGCATCGTAATCGGCAAAGGTATCAAATTCAAGATTGATCGCATCGGATTCCTCACGCAATGATTTGATTTTGAATTCAGAATTTTTGTCCATCAGCAAAAAATAAAAATACTCAACAAGGCTATTGTTGATCACCTCGATTGCAGTTTCGGTAGTGATATTATACGAATCCACAAAGTGATCAAGCATGAAACTAAACGCAATAGTGCCCGGCGCCTTGGTAAACAAGTCGTTGGCTAAGTTGTCAACTTTGATCCCAACCCCATCGGTTTTTTCCAAAAAGTTATAAAGGTACCATACAAAGTTTTCATCCTTTACATAGGTGTTAATAACAATTGGATATTGTTTTCGTACCTGCTCGACGCTGGCATCAAACTTTCGTACCCAGCGCAACGTTTTTGGTTTTGATAAAAAATTGCTGTCACTTGATTCTATGCACTCGCTAGATGGGTCTAATGCTGACATTAACCAATTTTGATACAGCCCGGGCATACCTAAAATACAAACATTAGTCATGCATCAAGTCGTTAAATTCAGGAAATACGTTAGCAAAACTTTCATTACGATGCTGATCTAGGATACTGGTTAGTCTACGGAATTCCAATAAGTGATGACTATCATCCTGGCTCCACATGTAATCAATTACACTCTGCCACTGTGCACCCAGACTTTGGTCTATATCGTTGCACCACTTGATATGAGACTGGATAGCTTGTGCAAGCCGCTGCTTATGATGGTTAGGTAATACTCTAACAGTCAGATGGGCAGGCGAAGTCATCATGCTGACAGAAAATTGGGACAATAGTACAATACCTTGCTGATACCACCGTTGCTGCAACTCAATTAGGCTAGCAACATTCATAAAACCCAAAGTTGATGCAATGTTTATCTGTATATGCGGGCAGTGTGTTTTAACTGCAAATAAATTTGACTCTACTGTGTTCCATTCGCACCCATGGCGGACATATTCGGCCACTGCGCCCTCGGCATCAATACTTACCCCTAAACTAATTTGTTTAAAGTTGTTCCAAAGGTCGAGCACATTTCTATCTCGAAACTTCAATGTAGTGAGATTTGTATTATACGAGAGAGATACCTCGTTTTTATTTTGTTCAAGCACTGAATCAACAATCTGATAATGCTCAGGAGCCAACAGCGGCTCGCCGCCGGCAAAATAAATGTGATTAACTGAGGGTATGTATGTTAGGATGTCCTGTAGATACTGCCGTCGTTGCTGGTTGATCATTGTTGTGTTTCTAACAACAGACTTACCAAATACTTCGACCTCTTCTTGCGCAATTGAACTACTATAGTAACTGCTGCACATTCTACATTTCAAGTTACATATGTTGTTTAAGCGGACATCAAGAAACACTGGTTTAAAGTCGTTGACTACCGCAGATGCAACAGGATCTTTGAGATGCCCGTAGGTTTTATTATGCCCAATCCGAAGCCCGGGCAGGCCATGACTTTCTCTATTGTAACAAAATTCACATTCTGGGCTACGCTGCCCGTTAAGCATGTTACTGCGCAATGTCTGTGCAGCAGGCCCGTTCATGATCGAAGATATAGACTCTTGTTTGATATTACCTAGCGGCAGCCGTTGATCAGCTACACAACAAGGCAACACATTACCATCGGGGCCAACATACAAGTGCATCCAAGGTAGAATGCAAAATGTATCCTGTGCCGGCGATGTTTGTTTGATAAATTCTGCGTCAATACAAATGCTATCAATCACGGTGTCTCCGGGCGCATACGCATCCCGAGCTTGTTTAAGCCCCTGGTTGATATCGGCGTCGCCTGATACCACTACAATAAAACAATTTGAGATATCAATTTCTCTTGCATACTTTTGTAGTTGGACAATGTTTTGCCCAGGTGCATCTGTATAATCGTATACATCGGCGGCGCCGTGTACGACTACAATACGGTCAAGTGCCTGGTAGCACTCTTGATGTACTGACTTTAAAAAGCTATGAAGATCAAAAAAACTAGACTGCCCAAGATCAATGGTGCCGATGATGTTGTACTGGCGCGACAACAACTCCAGTGCATCTTGGACCTTGATCATAGAGCTTGATAAATTTGCAGCAATAGTTTGGGATCGTAGAATTCAGATTCAATCTTGGTGATCTGATCAGTTACAATTTGATCTACACTTTCAAACTTGACATCACCGGGAGACATGTCGTCCTCGAGTGACTGGCGCTTGTTTGGAATCAGTGCCATCTCGCGAAGATTATGGGTCTTGACAAATGTTTCTTTGATAAAACTGGCTTCTTCGTATGAAATCTCAATATCCAACTGCACCCGGACATGCATGTTGTGTTTGAGGATAGTGTCGCCATGATCGATAACATGGCTCAAGTCCCATACATTGTACAGCGGTTGATTGGGCCAGGCGTGATACTCGGGCTCCTGTCCCCAATCCAAGATCATACAACCACGCTTGGTGTCTCCGGCATCGGCAAAGTTATGTGGGAAGCTGTTGCCAATGTAATTGATATTTTTTTGGCGCTGCCGCAAGTGAAAGTGTCCGGAGAACACTTGATCGTATTGTCCAAAGTGTTCCACCTTGATGTCGCCATGATCGGGCATTTCCACCATGGCATTCATCTTAAAGTGTGGCAGCTCAAAATGACCAAACATGTACTTGCCGGACATCCGGGCGATACGTTTGTGGTCATCCCCGACTAGCCAAGGGGCAATTACAACATCACCTTCCTGGAACCAGTCATTGCAGATGTGAATGTTGGGGATGTGCTTGGCCCACTCTGCACCGTGGATGTCACGCTTGTCCCGGTAGTACAAATCGTGATTGCCGGGGATGAAGAAGAACTGTGAAAAAGCAGCACTGAGCTTTTCCAAGGACCTAAGGCTAAAGCTCAGGGTCTGCAAGTTGATAGAGGCGCGGTGGTGGTGCCAATCCCCAAGAAACATGCCAGTCTCGCAGCCCTGTGCTTGTCCTGTTTCAATGATCCAATCTACAAAATCTTCACAGTCCTGATTGTGTAGCAGGCTATTGCTTTTCAGACCAAAGTGAATGTCCGTAAAGACAATGGCCTTCTTGAATAGGTTTGCCATGTGTAAGTGTGTATTATTCTTCGCTAGCAACAGGAACGACAGCGCCTGGCACTTTGCCGGAATTTTGTCGAGTCCAACTTGGGTTAAGGCCGTTCATTTCCAAAATGTCATCACGGATGTTCTGCATCTTCTTCTCAATATTGAGCACACGGGTGAAACTATTTGTTATGGCAGCGGTGTAGTATGCGAAAGGGTTTGCACTTTTTGACTCATCAAACTGTAGTCCAATCTGGCTGAGTTGAAGCAGCGCCTGGCCGCGCATTTCTTCATTGTAAGTGTACCCGCGCCAGTTGCTGCGTGTTGCATAGCGTTCGCACAGCTTGATAAACATCAGGGCCAGCTTTTTGGTCATTGTTCCATGATCCCGGCAGTACTCGCCGGTTTCGAGATCGCCGCGCCAGTGACTCTTGCCCACAAGATATGGAATCTTGTGATCAGTAACCCGATAGTGAAAGAACGGTGGGAAGTTCACACGCACATGAGTAGGATCCAGCATGGGCTCGTCGATCAAGTCATCTAGTGGGTCATCCAGTGGCATCTCTTCAAACTCTAAAATGTCCTCGATCTTTTTCTTCTTGGCCAACACCTTGGGCTTTTTCTTTGGAGCCAGTGGAATGTGCTCGCGGGTCATGACCCTGAACACAAGATCGGTAACCAGAATCTTCTTCTCGTTGATTACCTCGCCGGTGTCGTATTTGACACGATCGGCCTGTGCTTTTCGAGCTTCGGCAATGGTCTTTTGATTAATTTTACTAACACTGGGCAAAATTAGATCATATCTATGATCAAGTTCAGGTGTCAAAAAGGAACAATAGGTGTTCTTGCTCAAGTGGATCTCTTTGAGCAGGTCTCGATTGTTGAGATAGTTTACTCTAGGTGTAGTGGTAGCCAATTTAGGGTTCCTTAAAATATATTTATTGTAGCACAATGCTGCCGATAAGTCAAGCTCTGAACCTATAATGCTAGTGTTTTTTGGAGCCGGTAAATACAATATCGACTAGGATAGTATATGGCAGACCCCACCACAGCAGCAGATTGGCGACAAGTAGCCGCAGGCTATACTGCCCAAATCACCGAGTATAGAGCCACCGCTGCTTCATTAGGAAAAGAACAAGTAGAGATAATACGGCAATTTGATGAAATACAAGCCGAGCGAAAAAGGGCCATTGCCAGTGGTAATACTGCCGAAGAAGCTCGATTAGCTAATCTAGCCGGAGATTTACAAAATAAATCAAATGCCCTGGGCGCCCAAATCCGATCAGCTGTTGCCGAAGGTACAGCTTTAGTAAAGTTACGTAATGATGCCAACGCAGAGGCTGCAAAAGCAGAAACCGGGCCGCCCGGTACCCAAACAAACACTCCGCCTGGCGGGACAGTAGGGGATCCTAATGCAGTTGCTGCTGTCCCGCCAGCACGAGCTACAACAGATACCCCAGCCGCACAGACCTATCCGTACGATGAGCAAACTGAAGCGCCACCACCACCTATAACAACTGACGCACCGGCCGCACAAGCTTTTCCGTTCGATGAGCGAAACCCAGAAGACCTGGCTGCGGCCAATGCCGCAGCAGAGCTAAATTTTGTCCCAAAAGCTGCAAAAGATCCGTACCGTACGTCTGACCAAGCAGTTAACGACGTCATTACTGATGATGTTGCTGCAATGTCCCCTAAAAAAGATCCTCGGGTAGGAGCAGGTCGGGAACTGAGTACCGAACAAATTGCCCAGATTAGCAAAGAAGTAACGCTCCAAAAAGCCCGTGATCAAACCAGCTTGTCACAACAACGCAAACAGGCAAACGACGGCGACTGGCGATTCAAGTTGAGCCTGGCTCCCAACTCCACCTACTTGTACAAGGCTGCAGCACTTGAGCAGCTTGATGCAGGTCAGGTGTCTGCGGCTGGTATCATGCAACCTTTGTTGTACACAGATGGTGTGATATTCCCTTACACCCCTACCATATCAACTGCGTACCGTGCAAACTATACTCCCTATGACTTGACGCACAGCAACTATCGTGGCTACTTTTATCAAAACAGCGCCGTGGAAGAAATAAGCCTGACAGGTACTTTTACTGCACAGGACACGTCCGAGGCTAACTATTTGTTGGCAGTGATTCACTTTTTCCGCAGTGTTACCAAGATGTTCTACGGTGCTACTGACCCCATGCGTGGCGCGCCTCCCCCGGTGTGTTTCTTGTCCGGCCTGGGGCAATACCAGTTCAACTATCATCCTGTGTTGGTGTCTAGTTTCAGTTACAATCTTCCTAATGATGTGGACTACATCCGAGCCGGAAGTGTATCCAACAACGGTACCAACTTGACTGATCGTCGGGATCGTGGTATAGCTGCTCCGACTACCATTACTGCTGTGTTGGGCAGACTACTGGGCATCAAGGCAGCACCCGGTGGCATGACTAAACCCCCGCCGCCAGCAACCCTACAAATTAATTCTCCTACTTATGTGCCCACTAAAATGGATATCAGTCTTACATTGTTGCCGATCCAAAGCCGCTCGGACATCAGCAAGATATTTAACTTGCAACAATATGCCAGCGGCAGCCTGCTCAAGGGAGGGTTCTGGTAATGGCTAATTACAACGCAACAAGTCCGTACTTTACTACGCCATATTCTCAGTTTTATCTTGACAACATGGTCAATCGTCCCATCCCCAAAGAGAACGATGACAATCTTATCAAGTTGAATCAGACGTACCAATACCGCCCAGACCTACTGGCATATGACTTGTATCAGGAATCTAATCTATGGTGGGTGTTTTATCAACGCAATCCCAACACGTTAACTGCACCACCCTGGGATTTTGAAGCAGGCAAAATGATCTACATTCCCAAGATTACTACATTGCGCAGCACACTGGGGTTTTAATTTATGGCTACCGTTGCAGAAATTAAAGAAATTATTGCTGGTATTCGAGAACAAATTGCGGTTGCAAAGAGAGACATCACGGAAATTGACAGCAGTCTTGCAGACTTATTAGCATTTGACTTATACAGCGATTCTAGATTATGGTGGACATTCGCCGCCAGAAACCCAAACAGATTGGCTGACCCATTCTTTGACTTTGTAGTAGGTGTCGGAATTTACTTGCCTAAGCCAGAGTTGATACGTTCAGTGTTGGGGTTATAACATGGCAATCGTACAACAGACACGCAGCTACCCTAATATACCACCGGGTGGTGATTGGACTATTCTGGGGATGCTCGACACAGTCAACGGGGATGTAACGTTTCAGGTGATAAGTAGTTCAGGTAGTATAGTATTTGACGGCTCTGCTGCTACCGTTATCAGTGGCATAAACCGAACTGCCGCTTCGCCCACGGCGACACCAGCCCAGACGGCCTGGTTTCTAGGTATGATCCCTGTAATAAATGAAGTAGATGCGTCACTGAAGAGTCTATATACACCGACACCACCTGCTGCGCCCCCAGTCTCGGCAGGTGAAATTGTGCCACCACCGGCAGCGCCGGCCAGCACTGCAACAGCCAGTGCCCAGACCCCCAGCAACGCTGACGCATTTGATCCAGACAAAACTACCGACACTGGACTCAATGCCCCCACGAGAACGATAGGCACCACACAATCAAACCCACCGTTTACAGCAACACCCGGTGCAGCCGCGCCGTCGGCACAATCCGCTGCCCGGGGCACAGACTTTGGTGCATTAAATGAAGACGCTGGTTCTAGTGCAGCGACCCCTGTGGCGTCCCCTACTAGAGATTCGGGCAAGGGAGCCCCAGGAGATGACAACTCCGTGCGCAGCAGCATCAATGCAGCGTATGGCAGCACTGCTGCAACTGCACTAATCCCCCAAGACAATGTGCTTGACAAATATTCTAGCTATACCTATAATATCAGCATCTACATAGCAAGTCCCCAGGCCTACGCAAAATTATTACAATCTCCACAAAAGACCACAAACGGCATGCAACTGCTGATGCAGTCGGGCGGAGCCCCTCAGGGCACCATGGGAACTGCACAAAAAGACAGCAACTCTGCTGATCAAGCTGTTCTAAACACTGTGGGTGAGCTGGGCATTAATACTGATCAAGCTGCACCCTCTGCTGCTTCTCGTAACCAGTTTTTCCCACTGGATTATTATATTGATGATGTCAAGATACGCAGTCTTCTCATGGGCAAAGGCACCAGAGGAGCGCACAATGCAGTTGAGCTAGGGTTTCGTATTTCAGAACCCAATGGCATTTCTTTATTAGATAACTTGTATTTTGCTTGTCAGGAACAGGCCAAAGCGCAAGGAGCAACAAAATCACCACAAAATTATGCAGCTCAAAACTATCTAATGGTGATTAGATTTTATGGGTACGACCAGGATGGTAATTTAGTCAACGTCAATGGTGAAGTGGTCAACTTTGACCAAACAATGGGCCCTACTGCTATTGTTGAAAAGTTTATTCCTTTCCAGTTTACTGGTATCAAGTTCCGTGTTGCTAACAAGTTAACTGAATATGAGTGCAGCGCCGTTTGTCCTCAGAATGGTATCGCAACTGGGCAAGCACGCGGGGTCATACCGTACAACGTTGAAGTAACAGCCACCACGCTCAAAGAGTTGCTGTCTGGCAATGCCAAGTATACTACTAATAATGCCCCTGTGCCGGATTCTTCCCGTGCTAATACCAGTACAGAAACTGCGCCACCTGTGGCCAGTGCTGCACCCAATCCGACAATTGTATCAGGGCTAGCAGCAGCACTTAACAAATTTGAACAAGAGCGTGTTCCGGGAACATTTACAATACCCGACGAGTACGAAATTATCATTGTTGATGATGCAATGCAAAACGCCAAAACGCAGCCGCCGAGGCAAGATAATAAGCTCACAAGCAATGCTACTGTGGGCATGGTAATACCAGCAGACGCTGCCCAAGCCAAGCTGTCAAGTAAACAAACTGTTAACTTTAACAGTAAAAATGCTGCAATACTAGCAGGTACTAGCATTGTACAGTTTATTGACCAAGCAGTGCGCAATAGCACCTACATTTATGATCAACAACTTAGGTCTCCTGCTGTTGACAAAGAGGGCAATGAGGTTGATGACAAAGACACCCCTAGCGGAAAACCAGCAGGTCCATTCGCCTGGTATCGTATTGGTACGCAAGTAACACCCAAGGGCTATGACCCCAAGCGCAACGATTATGCTTATAAAATAACTTATCAAGTCAGCATGTACAAAGTATATGGTGTTCGTAGCGATTACTTTCCGGTCAGTCGAAAAAATGGTGTACACAAACAATACAAGCATTGGTTTACTGGACAAAACAGTCAGATTTTAACCTTTGAGCAAGACTTTAACTACTTGTTCTACAACACAGTCAACGCCACCAACCGTACCTCTACGCCATACGGTCGAGAGCAAGAAAAAAACAGTTGGCAAACAAGAAGTAATATTAGCGATCAAGGCCAGCCCGGAAAAACAAATGAGCCTGGCGCTAACGCAGCCGCCTACTTGTACAGCCCTGCGGACCAAGCACGGGTTAAAATGTCCATTGTTGGCGATCCAGCCTGGCTACAACAAGGCGAGTTGTGGAACGGCTTACAAGGTAAAAAGATTTACAGCAACAACTTTTTAACCGATGGCACTATAAATTTTGAAAATCAGGAAGTGCTTTTTGAGATTGAGTTCAACACACCTGTTGACTATGATATGGATACAGGCTTGATGAATCCAAATCAAAACGTCCGTCCTAACTATAATGTTTATGTGTACAAGGCAGTTGAGGTTACGAGTAATTTTAGCCGTGGTCGGTTTACTCAAGACCTAGATGGGGTTCTGATAACATTCCCGGCAAAGGCAACCAAGAAAACGGATATTACCGACTTAAATTCTGAATCAACAAGAAGATTTTCGAATCCTGCTAATAATAACTCCCGCACCCAGCAATCTGCAGAAACTGACATCATAGACCCGAATTCATTAGGCGAGTTGGGAATTAATACAGATCAATTAACCGGTGGTGGACAATCATCGGCAGCATTTGCTGCCACAGATCCAAGGCGGGTAGATTTAGCAAATACTGCTGCGGCACTACCATCGGATCCTCCCACTAGTGGTACACAGCAGGTCGGGATCGAGCCCAATGTATCATTTGGATTTACGCCAATGGCTGCAGATCCTGAACCACCACAACAGATTGCAAGGGAATACTAATGGCAGATAATATACAGCGCAGCCGGGGTCGTGGCCAAGGGTATCAATTTGGACGAGGTGGCACGCCTACGGAATTTGGGCCATTTGTTGGCGAAGTTCGTAACAACATTGACCCTACCCGCAGCGGACGTCTACAGGTTTATATTGAACAGTTTGCTGGAAAAAAAATAGATGACACTAGCCTGTGGCGAACAGTTAGCTATATACCGCCATTCTACGGATCTACTCCCGGCGAAGCTTCTAACTCTAGCCCGGGCACATTTCGCAGCAACCCACAAAGTTATGGCATGTGGTTTACTCCGCCGGATATTGGCGTAAGAGTAATTTGCTTTTTTATTGGTGGCGACCCTAACCAGGGAATTTATGTGGGCTGCTTGCCCGAAGATGGACTTAATCACATGATTCCGGCAGTGGCCGGAACAAGGAACTTTATACCATCTGATAACCCATACTTCTCTCAGAGTGCTCAGTTGCCAGTGACTGAAATTAACAATGTAGACCCAAAAATTGCCGAAAGTCCGCGATTCTTCGACGCACCTAAACCAATCCATTCCTACGTTGCTGCTATCATGTTACAGCAAGGGCTGATTGATGATGTTATCCGCGGTCCCATCACGTCCAGCAGCCAGAGAGAAAGCCCTAGCTCAGTATACGGTGTTTCGACCCCGGGCCGAGCAATCTATCAAAGCGGCATTACTGATGAACAACTTCAACAACAGCTAGCAGCCGGCCAGGTCACTCTTGCAAATCTGAATATTATTGGCCGTCGTGGCGGCCACAGCGTTATCATGGACGATGGCGACATCGACGGCTACGACAATCTGGTACGTATTCGTACCAGTAAAGGCCATCAGATTACCATGAGTGATGATGGCGATTGTTTCTATATAACACATGCTAACGGGCAGTCCTGGATTGAACTGGGATCAGAAGGTACCATGGATGTATTCTCGACTAACTCGGTTAACATAAGAACACAAGGTACAATTAATCTCCACGCAGATGATGACATCAACATGTATGCTGGAAAGAACATCAACTTGAAAAGTGTCAACGTCAAGTTGACTGCCACTGCTATGAACCTGGTTGCTACTAACAAGTTAATACTTGATGGAACCAACACGGTTAGCATCAATTCGTCTGGTGCTCTGGCACTAAAGTCAGCCGGCGTCGGGGGATGGAATTCAGAAAGCACATTAAACTTCAAGGGTACTACTATTGGGCTCAACTCGGGCGCGCCGCCTAATGTACTTCCCTCAGTCAAGATTGACGATAAGGAATTGCCTGATGTAAAATTTGTTGCCAACGAAGGGTGGAAAGTTGAGCCCGGCACACTGATAAGTTCTGTGACTCGTGCACCTACACATGAGCCGTACCCATATCACAACAGAGGGGTCGCACCTGTAGAAACTGATACAACGGCTAATGATGTAGTAACTGAAGAAGTACCACCGGATACTACCGTAACAGAAGAGGTGCCGGCAGCATAATGAACAATCGTAAAAAAATAGCAGTCTGCGGAGCTAGTTGGTTCACATCCGATCTCGACTACCCAGGATTGAGTTTTGGAGAAAAACTTGCAAACAAAGTCGACTTTGATTTAGTAAGTCTAGCCCGTGGCGGGTGTAGCAATTTTACTATAGCTCTTCAGATTGATAAAGCTATCGAACTTGGTGTGGATTATGTAGTAGTCGGAACTACTACATGGGATCGAATTGAACTCCCGATAATAAATTCTAATAACCAGACGCTTATCACCTGGATTAGGAATAAGTTTAATTTTAAAAATTGGTTAAGAACTCAACCGGGATACTACAAGCCGGATCGAGGGATTTCAAATATACAGTATAGCCCCCATCCAGATTTATCTAGTAAGCATGAATTTTTAACAGATCCTACACTTATAAGTGAATCGTTAGGTAATTTAGCTTTTCCAGACAATAAAGTGAATAATTTTTACAAATTAAATGATGAGCAGGTGTCTGCGATAAAGCTATACATGTTAAATCTGTATGATTCACGTGTTAAACGGCAACAGGATTGTTGGATTATTAGCGATGCTTGTCGCCGTCTACAACAACATCAAATCCCATTTATAGTATTTGTTGATCCATTATTCGTACACGCACATGAAAAAAATATCAGTTGGCTACCACCAAACTACAAAGTAGATGTACAGGAATTTAATTATAGAGCCTTGGTTGTGCTTAATAGTACTGCTAATGCAAGATTTCATTATGATCCGAGCAACAGCGATATATTTGCTGATTTTGTAATAAAAAAACTTAATCTCACTGAGGATTCTAAACCACAATGAAAGATTTTAATTTCACGGATTCGAACGGTAACAACTATACCGTAACGGTGCCCAACGATACAACTCCCGAGCAGGCAAAAATTGTATACGAGCGGCAGCTTAATGCCGGCACATTAAGCGCAATTGGTCCAGGGCAAGCATTAAAAGGGTTGTCCGCTATAGGAACACAGACAGCAGCTACAATAGCAGGATTAGCTACCGTGCCAATTCTACAAGCTGTGTCTGCAGCAGATGTGTTAAAGCAAGGCGTAGCCAGTATCTCAATTGGATCGTTGAATACTTCGCAAGTTACAGGCCTGTTAGCACAGGCCCAATCTCTTACCGCAACAGCACGATCATTGCTGCCCGCTGGCACATCACCATTAGCAGCCGGAATAGGCACATACGGATTGAGCCCAAGTCAACTCGAGCAGCAGGGATTTTTGAAACCCGGGACCGTGGCAACGTATTTTAGCGCCGGGGTTGACCCAGAAAAATTACAAAGTTTACTTGCAAGTCCCTCGATGTGGACTGGCAAGAACGGAGTTTCTGACCTAGGCGGATTTGTTACTAACTCTAAGCTTCAAAGCGAAGCGCAACAAAGCGTTATGAATGCCGGGATGTCGCAGTTGAAAAAACTAGGTGTGGTTAACGGCCTAGAATCAGCGAAGAACCTGGGCGGGTTAGTGCAAGCAGCAAGCAAGTTTGGTGCAACTGATGTAGCAGCTTGGGCAGCGGGGAAAGCACCTGCAGGCCTTGCGGGGCAGATCAATGACGTTGCTAAAAGTGGCCAGCAAGCAGTCAACCTGGTTACTAATCAATTAAACTCGTTACCGGGGATCGGCAGTGTTGCAAGTCTTGCAAAAATTCCAGCGTTAGCAGACAACCCGGCTCTAAAAACTATAACAGACTTGGCTAATGCACCTGCTATGCTAAACAAAATTCCCGGGCTCGGTAGCTTGCCTACTCAGGCCACTAGCATATTAGGGGGTTCTATCGCTGGCGCAGCAGGCGCCCTTAGTGGTGCAGCCTCGAGTGCATTAAGTGGGGCCACTGGTGCTTTAAGTAGTGCGGCCTCAGGAGCACTAGGTAGCGTTACTGGTGCACTAAGTGGCGCAGCTTCGAGCGCACTAGGCGGAGCCGCTAGTACGTTAAGCAGCCTAGGTAGTACATCGGGCGCTGTCGGTAGCATCACAGGGCAGTTGCAAGGCGCGCTGGGCGGCATTGGTGGAAAAATTACAGGAGCACTCGGGAATCCGGCTGCTGCGTTAACAGGTCAGCTTAACAGTGCATTATCGGGTGCAATTGGTAGCTTAGGAAGTAGTCTAGGGGGAATTGTTGGAGGGCTAGGGGGATTACTTGGTGGCGCAGAAGCAGCAGCCAAGGCAGCCTTTAACCCAGCAGGAATTGTGGGCACTGTGGACAGAGCCAGTGTTGACGCAGCAGCCAAGTCAATATTAGGTGATCCAAAAATCCCGGCAATTGCGTTTGGTCCAATAGTTCGACGTTTTCTATAATAAATATTAGCATGTCGACATTCATTGGATTTAGTACTATCAATCAATACAAAAAATTCACACTACTGGATTTTGCATTGATCAAGCGGGATCTTTCGAACGCATTTAATATCCAACAGGGTGAATTACCGGGTCGGCCGGCATACGGCACTACAATTTGGCATTACCTGTTTGAGAATCAAACACCGGACACTGAAGCTGCCATGCTTGCTGAAATACAACGTGTTGCCGGTCAAGACCCCAGGATTTATATTGCCAGTGCTAATTTGTATCCTCAGGAAAATGGTATATTAATTGAGGTCTTGGTACAGCTGGTACCAAATCAAACCACTGAACTTTTATCTATATTCTTTAATCAAGAGACCCGACGAGCCAGCTACGTCTAAAACTGTATGGTTTTGAGAACCATAAATACTTAAACAGACGGGCGACCATGGCTAAGACTGCACGACAAACTGCTATATTCGGCGTAGAGGACTGGAAGAGATTATACCAGACCTATCGCGAAGCCGATTTTCAAAGTTACGACTTTGAAACATTACGAAAAAGTTTCATAGATTATCTGCGACTTTACTACCCAGAGACATTCAACGACTACATTGAATCGTCAGAATTTGTTGCCTTGCTGGACGTTATGGCATTTATGGGCCAGTCGCTGGCATTCCGTAATGACTTAAACGCCCGCGAAAACTTTTTAGACACTGCTGAACGACGTGACAGCGTGGTACGCCTGGCTAATTTGGTTAGCTATACACCCAAACGTAATCAAGCAGCGCAGGGATTCCTTAAAGTATTTTCAATTTCCACCAGCGAAAGCGTTATTGATTACAACGGCGTAAATCTCAGTAACTTAACTATTGACTGGAACGATCCAACTAATCCAAATTGGTTCGAGCAGTTCATCGCTATCGTTAATGCTTCTCTTGTTGACAGTCAAAAGTTTGGCCGGCCGGCTAATGATCAAACTCTGTTGGGAATTCGAACAGACGAGTACACTCTCAATCTTGTCCCGGGTTTTTTGCCAGTGGTACCCTACACTTCTAGTGTAGATGGCATTACTATGCCTTTTGCAGCAGTGAGCGGGACCTCGCAAGGCAAAGACTATGTATACGAACCAGCTCCAAAACCCAGCGGCGCATTTAATATGCTGTACCGAAATGACCAACTAGGGTTCGGAAGTAATAATACTGGGTTTTTCTTTCTGTTCAAACAAGGCGTATTGCAAAACCAAGACTTCAACTTGGCCGAGGCATTGCCTAATCGCACAGTAAATATCAACATTGAAGGCTGTAACGATGAGGACCATTGGCTGTACAAGCTAGATGGCCTAGGCAGCATTGCTAGCGAGTGGCTTTATGTGCAAAACACCTATGCGGCTGCAGTTAATCAGTTGGCGCCGGATCAACGGCAAACTTACAGCATTACCAGCAGAGCCAACGATCAAATCACACTGACATTTGGTGATGGTGTATTTGCAGAAATTCCGGTCGGGATATTCCGCGCATATGTTCGCGCCAGCAACGGGCTTGAGTATGTTATCAATCCTGAAGAAATGCAGTCTGTAGCAATCCAAGTGAGTTATGTTAGTCGCTATGGGCGCCTGGAAACACTTACATTAAATTGCGGCATTACTACTCCGGTAAGCAATGCCCAAAGTCGTGAAACAATCGATGAGATCAAGCAACGTGCTCCTGCACGTTACTACACTCAGAACCGTATGGTCAATGGCGAAGATTACAACAACTTCCCGTTCACACAGTATAACTCAATTATCAAGAGCAAGGCAGTTGCACGTAGTTCAACTGGTACTAGCCGCTACACTGACTTGACTGACGTTACAGGCAAGTATTCTAGCACCAATATTTTTGGTAGCGACGGAGTGTTATACCGTGAAAATGTATTGCCGAGCTTTCAATTTGATTGGATAAATGTCAATGACATTGTGGATGTTCTTACACAAACAGTCGAGCCACTTCTGGCCAGCCGGAGCATCTTACAGTTTTACTACAATCCAACTAACTTTCCGAGACCCAATCTTGCTGTACTAAGCACGTCTTGGCAACAAACCACAACTGTGGTCAATCAAACCACTGGTTACTTTAAAGATAACAAAGGATTACCGCAACCAATTGGTATCTATACTACTAACAATTGCAAATATCTTACACAAGGTAGCTTGATCAAATTTGGCCCACCCGCCGGTTATTATTTCAACAGTAACAATCGTTTGATTGCTGGCACACCTACTGCTCCGGGCGACAAGATAGTTATTTGGGCAACAATAATTGCAGTTGTGTTAGATGGCACAGCGCAAGGGTTAGGCAACTTGCCCGACGGAATAGGCCCGGTTGCACTGAATAATTTTGTGCCTGCTGGCGCACTAGCATTAGAAGTTATTCCTAAGTTTGTTGATGATCTTCCTAATGCAATTCAACAACAGATACTGCAACAAGTTGAACTAGCACGTAATTTTGGACTCGGATATGATTACCTTAACGCATCTTGGTATATTATTACCAGCACAAACTTAGCAGCCGACTCGACCTTTAGCCTGACCTATGCACAAAACACAGCAGGATTAAATCTTGATGCTTCTTGGTTAGTCCAGTTTACAACAAATGGAATCAAGTACACTGTGGTTAACCGTGGGCTTGATTACCTCTTTGCTAGCGTCATTGAGACACGATTCTTTTTTGACGGCAGCGAAAAAGTCTATGATCCCAAAACTGGGCTAGTAATTAATGACTTTGTTCGGGCTCTCAAGAGCAATAGTCGTCCTGATTCAAACCTGCCGTTGCCGTCTGATGTTACAATGGATATCATTGCACAGCCAATCGAAAGTGATGGGTTTGTTAATGACTATCAAGTTGTTGTAAGTTTTGCCGATAGCGATGCAGATGGTGTCGCAGACAACCCAGACTTTTTTGATGATTTGGTTGCACCTAATGTTAGTCCCACTACCAAATTGGTGTTTTTACAACTAGTAACCGATTTTGATAATCTAGAGAGATACCTGCCATTAGCATCGGGAATTGTTAATACCATGTACCCCACACTAGATACTATTGAGTTAGTTAAGACTGAATTCATTAACGGTCAAATATTTTACACTACTATATCAAAATTGTTCTATGAACTAACAGTAGCAACAGTTAACGGTCTTGTTCAACGTACTTTGACGCAACGTACTGATTTTATTGCACGTACCGGTAGACAAGATTTGTACTATCAGTACCGCCACAATAGTGCACTTACTAATGTAATTGACCCAGGCACAACTAATATCATTGATATCTATGTGGTGGTGCAGGAGTATTATACTGCGTATCAAAACTACATCAAGGATACTACTGGCACTGTGCTAATGCCAACCATGCCCACCATTGCTGATCTTAGCACTGCGTACGGCAGGCTAAATGACTTTAAGATGATATCTGATAACATTGTTCTTAACAGTGTCGTATTCAAACCATTGTTTGGCGCAAAGGCAGCCCCGGAACTACGTGCAACTATCAAAGTAGTTCGCGCTGCCAAGAGCACTGCTAGCATAAGCGAAATCAAGAGTCAAGTTATTGCTAATGTTAATTCTTATTTTACAATTGATAAATGGGATTTTGGAGACAGCTTCTTCTTCTCTGAACTATCTGCATATCTGCACAGGCAAATGGGTTCAATTGTGAGTTCAGTAGTGCTGGTGCCGCTGAACCCATTAAAGAGTTTCGGTGATCTTTATGAAATCCGATCAGCGCCAAATGAAATTTTTGTGAGCGCAGCCACTGTGTCAGATGTTGAGGTTATCGAAGCACTCACACAGAGTAATATCCGCAGTCAGACGCCAGTAGCGGGTCTGTATCCTGTTAATGTAACAGGTTCTACAATATCAACAACAATTAGCCAAACGGGTGAGTATTAATAATGGCACGCAAAACTGTAGATTTACTACCAGAAATATTCCGCACTGAAACTAACAAAAAGTTTCTTGCGGCAACGTTAGATCAGCTTACACAAGAACCGGCTGTTAAAAAGACCTACGGATGGGTCGGTAATCGTGTGGGTCCTGGCGTTAATCCAGCGGACAATTATGTAGTTGAGCCAACTGCAACAAGAACAAACTATCAACTTGACCCGGGTGTTATTTTTTATAAAACTGAAACCAAGCGGGCAATTGACGCTATTACCTACCCGGGTATGATCGACGCACTGGCTCTTGAAGGCGCCAATACTCAATTAGAAGATCGATTGTTTGAAAGCGAATACTATTCCTGGGATCCGTTTTGTGATTTAGACAAGCTAGTAAACTACAGTCAGTACTACTGGCTGCCGGCAGGTCCCGATAGCGTCAACGTTGGCGTAATACAATATCCCACCGAATATTCCTGGGATGTTATGCGGGTTGACACATTTGATACAAGAGCATATCGATTCACGGGCCTACGGGACGATAACCCATCCGTTACTTTGGTCCGTGGCGGTACCTATAACTTCAACGTCAATCAAACTGGGAATGGATTTTGGATTCAAACTGTACCCGGTGTCAACGGCCGGTTACCGTCTTCGCCGAACATTTCTAGCCGCGATGTATTGGGTGTAGCTAACAACGGAAACGACTCGGGTACTGTGACCTTTAATGTTCCGTTAAAGACCGCCCAGGACTTTTACTACACGTTGTCGACCGTGCCAAATGCCGACTTGGTGTCGACTACAGTAAGTTTCTACGATCTAAACAATGTCTACGTTGATGATTTCCAAGCAAGTTTTCCCGGTGGTATTGATGGTATTACTGGGCTAAATGGACGCACTGTAATTTTTGTCAATCAAGCCCCTACTGATCAAGATTGGACTCAGACTACCTTATTCGATCCACTGGTTCGTACTGCCCCGATTAATGACCCTGATCCGCTTGACGACTGGCCTGGCAGTTACGACAGCTTGCTGTTTGATCAAGCTACTGTAATTACAGGTTTAGCAAATCGCTATTCCGTTTGGCAGATACAGTACATCACTGATGGTGATGACCGCCAGTACATGCAATTAAATGCAATCCGTCCGATTGAAATTTTTGATAAGTTTCAAATTTCGTTTGGTACCCAGTACAGTAGTACACAATGGTATAAAACAGCACAAGGGTATTTTGAACAAGTTCCCTTGCTAACTGCTGTGCTGGATACATTGTACTACCAAGACAGTACTTCTCCAGAGATGTTCGGACGTATCCGTCTTGTTGATCCTGAGCAGAACGAGCCACTTGACATTGATGAGATTATTGGAGCACGTACTTACACCAGTCCTAATGGAGTGGTGTTTACTAACGGACTTAAAATTCAGTTGCGTGGATTAGTTGAGCCACCGGAATTTCAAACACTTTCGTTCTATGTGGAGGGAGTTGGGACCGGCCCGGGAATTGATTTTCGTGTGGGATTTATTGACGGAGAGGCATACTTTGGAACATGGCACTACTATCAAAATCAAAAGAGAACAGGGCTGGAATATAATGCAGCCGAGTACCAACAGAATATCTATGACACTGTAGCCGAGAGCTTGGCCAACCCCGGTGCCGGCGGACCTGCTGGCGCAGCATTGCCTGCTACAGGAATTGCTGGTGCTACCCGTGGCAATGGTATTCAATTAATTCCAATACGCGAACTTGTTACACCCGAAACATATACTCGTAGTGCTACCGACCCGTTTAGTAGTTCTCCCTATGATGCATTTGCGTTTGATGGCAGTTTAAATGCACCAATTATTCCAGATTATCTTACAATCAACCGTGCAGCACGAGATCGTAATGCGTGGAGTCGGAGTAACCGTTGGTTCCATATTGATGTGATCAACGCCACAGCTGAGTACACAAATCAAGTCGCAGTACTTGACAACAATACTCGAGCAAAACGTCCTATTGTTGAAATACGTGCCGGCACAGAACTTTATAATTTTGGTACACAAGGTAAGTTGCCAATAAACATTATTGATTTTACTGAAACAGACGCATTCTCCAACATCAATGGACAGCGCGGCTATGCAGTTGATGGGTATCAATTTGTTACCGGAACACGGGTGATTTTTGCTGCGGACATTGACACCCAGGTACGAGACCGTGTGTTTGAAGTTCAATTTATTGATCCAAATAACTCTGGAATCTTGATCATTGATCTTGTTCCGGTCCCCGATAGTCTTACCCAGATCAATCAAACAGTAGTTTGTCTTAATGGGGTTAACCGCCAAGGGCAAAGCTTTTGGTATGACGGTGCGGCCTGGAATCTAGCACAAGAAAAAACCAGCGTCAACCAAGCACCGTTGTTTAACGTTCGAGACTCACAGGGAGTGAGTTATGCTGATCGATCAGTGTATCCAAGCTCGACCTTTACTGGTAGTCGTTTGTTTGGGTATACCGATGGTGGCACAGCTCGAACTGATGCTGTACTGGGGTTTGGATTAAAATATCTCAACATCAACAATGTTGGAGATATCTTATTTTCCAACTACCTGTACACTGACAGTTTTATCTATGTGCGCAATAACGTCAGCTCTGAAATACCAATCAGCCAGGGATTTGTGCGGCAATACATTGACCGTACCCAGTTCAGCCCGCTAATTGGGTGGCAAACTGCGGCTGCTGAAAATCGTAGCCGTCAAGTGTTCCGTTTTACTTACGCCGGCGAACCGCTGGTGTTTGATGTTCCGCCGGCAACCGATACAGTATATCCGGTGTTGCAACTGTTCATTGAGGGAGTCTTCATTGATCCTACACAATATGTTATAACTAGTACCACCACCACCACCACTGTGACATTTACAAGTATTCAATTAGTGGGCGTACTTATTGAGGCGCAGATTATTAGTGATGTGCGTAGTAATTTTGCGTACTATCAAGTTCCATTGAACTTAGAAAACAATCCGTTGAATGAGAATAGTGATGCGTTTACATTAGGTACTATCCGCAATCATTATAATAGTATTGGTCAGAATCTTAAAAATATTCAAGGACCTATCAACGGGGCAAACAACACACGTGACCTGGGTGATATTATCCCTTATGGCACCAATATTGTTCAAAACAGCTCGCCGCTGACGTTGACTGGTGTATTCCTGCGTCGCCAACAGTATGAACTGTTTAACTCACTGCGATTCAATGGTCAAGAATATGAAAAGTACAAGGCTATTTTCCTAGACCTAGCGAGCAAGGGAGATTTTATTAACAATACTCCCACAGAAATTCTGGACCAGGTGATACTTGAAATCTCAGTTGGCAAGTCTGATCAACTACCGTTTTACTGGTCGGACATGATTCCGTCTGGCGAAACTTATATCCTAAACACATATACCTATTCGTTAATTTCTACTCCGGTATTTGATACCACATACGTATACGATTTTACTTCGTCGAACTTTCAAGGGCTATTGATCTATCTCAATGGTAACATTTTAACTTTTGGCTACGAGTACACTGTGGGCGTTGACAGCCCTACTGTGACAATTACAGTACCGTTAGCAGTGGGTGACACTATTGCTATTCGAGAGTACTCGGCAACCTATGGTAGTTATATACCTAACACTCCGACAAAAATGGGACTGTATCCAGCATACCTCCCACAAATTTTTGTTGACCAAACATCGGTAACTGATACACTGGTTATTCAAGGGCACGATGGGTCGATTACTCGCGCATTTGGCGACTTCCGAGATCAAGTATTGTTAGAGTTTGAAACACGAATCTTTAATAATCTCAAGATCAAGTCACCGATCCCAATTGACTTGGCAGATGTTCTTCCTGGACAGTTCCGTACCACGGATTATAATCTTGGTGAGATCAATCAAATACTAAGCACCAGCTTCTTGAGCTGGATCGGATGGAACAAACTAGACTATACTACCCAACGGTACTTGGCCAACAACCAATTTACTTGGAATTATAGCCAGAGTGCAGATAGATTAACCGGTGACGTTTTGCCAGGTGCCTGGAGAGGCATCTACAATTACTTCTACGATACAATCTATCCCAACACTCGTCCCTGGGAAATGCTGGGATTTAGTCAAGAACCCGATTGGTGGCAAAATGAATACGGACCTGCACCGTACACTTCTGGTAACTTAGTGTTGTGGGAAGACTTGCAAGCTGGCCTTGTACGAGACCCTGCTGGGTTTTATGTATTGCAGCAATACAAGCGCCCTGACTTGTTAAGAGTTATCCCATCAGATTCTGAAGGCAATTTGTTGAGCCCACTATCCGCTACCGTGGGTAATTATGATGCAACCAGTTTCCGTCGTCCTTGGCAATTCGGCGATGACGGCCCGGTGGAAAATTCCTGGCGTTCAAGCAGCGCCTGGCCATTTGCAGTCATGCGACTGCTGGCTCTAACAAAGCCAGCCAAGTTCTTTAGCTTGTTTGAAGACAGAGATCGCTATGTGTACGATGACGCACTGGAGCAATATCTCTGGGACGGGCGATATCGGCTGGATGCAAAAAATCTAACTCCGTTATATGGCAATGGCACAAGCAAGGCCAGTTACATTAACTGGATTATTGACTATAACCGTATGGGCGGGAATACCAGTACAGAAGATTTGAGTATTGGACTTGCAAACATTGGTGTGCAATTATGCTGGCGCGCCGCAGCGTTCACTGATAAGCAATATTTAAAAATTTACACTGAGCGTGGCACCCCTAACAGTTTGAATACTGGATTGATGCTGCCCGATGAAAGCTATCAGATCCTGCTGTACAAGAATCAAGCATTTGAGCGTGCTGTTTATAGCTCGGTAATTGTACAGAGAACCGACACTGGGTGGGCAGTAGTTGGCTATAGTACCACACGTCCGTATTTTGAAATCTTTGTTAGTCAGTCAGCCGGCCCCCGACAGAACTTAACAGTTGGGAATGCCACAGCAACAATTAACACCATGTATACCGATAACATCGTACAGGTGCCGTATGGATATGTGTTTACAACATTTAATGGAGTATGCGACTTCTTGGTCAGTTATGGCCGCTTGCTTAAAGACAAAGGGTTCACGTTTGATGCAAGAGAGAATGGATATGAGCTAGACTGGGTGCAAATGGCTCGTGAGTTTCTGTACTGGATACAGCAGGGCTGGAGTGTAGGTAGCGTGATTAACCTGAACCCGACGGCTACTAAGTTAAGCATAACTGTGCCAGGAGCAGTAGCAGAAAGCATTGCAACTCCAACAGTCAATAACTTGATTTTGAATCAGAATCGTATTCCGATTCCTGGTAGTAGTCTTGTGATCGATCGATTAGAGAATACCTTCACAGTAACCAGCATCAACAACGACACAATCAATTACATTGATTTACGTTTTACTAGTTTTGAGCATTTAATTGCACTCGACAACGTTAGTATTTTTGCTGACTTGATCTATCAACCAGTGACAGGAGCCCGTCAAAGCCGAGTACAGGTGTCTGGAGTGCTCAGTGCCGACTGGAATGGAACTGTTAACGCCCCAGGCTTTGTTATTAATCAAGACACGGTACTTGAATGGATTCCTAATCGCAAGTATGCCAAGGGCGAGATTGTACAGTTTAAGAATGATTATTGGGCAGCCAGCAAAATTATTGAGCCTAGCCAGCAATTCAATTATGCACTGTGGCTTAAGAGCGATTACGATGAGATTCAAATTGGGTTGTTACCGAACTCGGCTATGGCCAGTAACCAACTGGCCACTAGCTACAGCGTCTATGACGCTAACTTAGAGCAAGAAGTTGATTTATTCTCGTTTGGATTAATTGGATTCCGGCCAAGAGAATACATGCAGTCTCTGAATCTCGATGATATAAGTCAAGTTAGCCTATACCAACAATTCCTGGGCACCAAAGGCACACTTCGCAGCGCCGAGCTGTTTACCTATGCCAACTTGGGCAAAGAAACCAGTCAGTATGACATTTATGAATACTGGGCAATTCTTAAGAGTCAGTACGGTGCAACTGCCAACCGTAATTATGTTGAGCTGTTACTTAACGAAGCACTGTTCAAATCAGATCCAGCATTGATTCAAGTTATTAATCCTGGACAGACAAGCAAGTCCGATCAAATAGTTCTGTTGGAAAATGTCTGGAAAAGCAGTGCCAAGCTTACGTCGCCGGATTTCTTACCTACTACCAATGTTGTAGTAGGCGATAGTATTTTGCCAAGTGCAGGATATGTTGATCTTGACGATGTTGATATTACGGTGTTTAGCCTCGATGATCCACAAAATGTAAACGCAGCATTGTTGACTGTGGGTGTAGGCACAACCATTTGGGTTGCAAAAATCAACAGTTATAACTGGGGTGTATTTCGCTCAGATCCTATCCCGGGACAAATTGTTACGGTTAGTGACAATCTTGATGGCTTTGTATTAGTAACATTTAATATTGCTCATGGATTAGCAAAAAGCGATTACTTGGTTATTAAGTATTTTGATCCTGCAATCAATGGCATCTATCGTGTGCAATCAATCCCGGGAATTTACTCGGTATTGATCAATTACACCTTTACAGATGGTCGCGACGTTGCAACTGGTACAGGGGTAGGATTTACCCTACAGACATCACGAGTTGCACAACCATCAGACATTGTAGATTTACCTTATGCAAAGTCCTTGCTACCTGGCGCCAAGGTATGGGTCGACAACAATGGGCAATCCCATTGGACCATGTTGGAAAAAACTGACGTATTTAAAGGGGTACAAGAATTTGCACCAACTGTCCAAGAAGACAGCCAAAGATTCGGTGCAGCAATTGCACAAGGGTTTCGAAATCTTAGTGCGCTAGTGGGTGCACCGGGTTACAACAGTGGGGCAGGCGGCATTTTTAGTTACGTCAAGGAGTCGTCGGATCAGTATGTGCAAGATGAAATTATCATCACTTTGTCTACCGCCGACACTGTTGGTTTTGGTAGCACGATTGATATCGGTGATCAGACCTGGGCAATTGCCGGCGCTCCGGAAAGCGCCGGCGGCATTGGATATGCAGTCACAATATATCGTCCGGCTAATACACCACAGTTTGAGTTACGGCAACTGTTAGTTGCACCCGACGCAGATGGCTCAACGATCGTTGAGTTTGGCTACAGTGCAACCATTAGCCAAGATGAGCGTTGGATGTATATCGGTGCCCCGGGCGAAAATAAAGTTTATGCATATGGGTTACAATCGGTTGAAGAACGTGTTACTGAATACATTACCAGCCCAGGAGTCATTGTTTATTCTTTATTGCCGATTCTCGGCGATACCTCCCTGACTGACACGCAAATTGGTGTAGTTTTAAACAATCGAATCCTTATTCTTAACACTGATTATCAAATTGATGGTACTAATGTTATTTTAGGACAGTCACCACCACAAGGCCAGCGACTCGTGCTCAGTCGCCGTAGTGTAGTGCAACTTGACACTGCTAATTATAACAACGTGTCTGGTACAGTATCCCCTGGCGGTGGTACAGGTGCAACATTCCTGGTTAACGTTGTACGTGGGCAATATAGTGTTAGCATTATTAATCCTGGAGATAATTATACCCCCGGTGATCAGATTCTGATCCTGTACACAGAAATTGGTGGTTCTTCGCCGGCAAATGACCTAGTGATCACAGTCGGGCAAACTGGCCCAACATATAACACGATAGTCAATGGTGCTGCAACACAGCTTACTGTATCAAGTACTACCGGGCTTGCAGCAGGCCAAAAGATATATTATTATTCTGGATCAGGATCAATCACTGTTGGTACAGAAATTGTATCAGTTGACAGTGCAACTCAATTTACTATTGATACTCCGATCCCTGGATCATCTAGTATCAGCTACACTTTAGTATTCTTTGCTGACTTGAATCCAATTACACAATTAGATCCTAATGTTCAAACCGGCACCGGTAATGACACAACTGCATCGTTTGATATTACTGTTGAGTTATCTACAGTTAGTTCGAGCAATATCTTCTCGTTTACCGTTGCAGTTAACGGAGTTCTGTATCGTCCTTATATTGATTACACTTACTCGTCGGGCATTGTAACATTTGACAACCTGCTGCCGACATTTCCTGTACTGGGGGACAGTATTATTGTATCGGCCCGTGATTACTGGGATCCAATTGCTACATTGACTCCAGCTACAGCAGCCGGGACAGATCGATTTGGACATAGCGTTACTACTACAACAGATGGCCGCCAACTCATTATTGGTTGCCCTGATGTTGATGTAGTCGGGGAAGAAACCTACACCAAAGCAGGTAAAGTTTATATCTACTGTCGAAGTGTGCAGAGATTCCAAGTTACAAATGCGTCTCAATTGGCATACACTACAGTCGAGACACCTATCGAGCCTGTGGCAGTGTTGCACAACGGTGAATTCTTAGTAAACTCGGCTGACTATCTTGACGGCAACTACTCGCTGTCTGGCAATATTGTTACATTATCAAACTCAGTCTCTCTCACAGTCGGAGACACTATCGAAATTGAAACAAATCAATTTCATCTAGTCCAGGTAATTGAATCTAATACACCCGATAATAATGCTTCGTATGGTAATGCGTTAGATATCTGTGTTAATAATTGCAGTTTGTATGTCGGCGCACCGAATGATAGCATTGCATTGCCACAAGCAGGATCTGTTGAATTTTTATCAAATCCTAGTCGTGTGTACGGAACAACAACCTCGACCATTGCTAACCCAACCCTCAGTATCGGAAATTACCTAAGTATCAATGACGTATTTGTTGAGGTGACTGGCACATCAATTGCCGATCTAATCAGTGACATCAATGCTGCAATCTCCTCTGGGGCATTACCTAATGTAACCGTAACGGCAACCAACGATGTCACATTAATTGGTACCGGGGCGACTACAGTGTTTAACATTGGATCCATCTATTCAGATGCAAGCGCATACACTACCGTAGTCTATGTAAATGACGTGTTGCAAATATACACAACTGATTACACCTATGATAATACCACTGAAGAAATTATATTTGTGTCTGCACCAGTATCTGGTGCAGCAATTGTTGTAGTCAGCGGCCGGATTGTATTTGCAGTAAAGAATTATAATTCGGCTCCGGTAAGAAACAAACTTCGGGTATTGCCCGGCATTGGTGCTGTGCTGGATGATTCATCAAACGCTAGTACTGTGTTTGATGATCTTGGATTCGACACCTATGTTTGGGTGCAGACACTTATTAGCCCAGTCCCGCAAGATAGGGCAAACTTTGGTAAGAGTGTGTTTATCAGCGATCAAGTAACATCGTTGATAATTGGTGCACCCAACGGCAGTACTATTGCTGCAACTACATTTGATCAAGGAAAAACCTATTTTGATTCATTCAGTACTGCATTTGCCGATACTGTAATTGAAAGTGGGGCAGTTTATGAGTACGACATGCTACCTTCGGCGAATCCTAGCTTGACTAACTCAGCAAAATTTGTATTTGGACAACAGATATACGATAACGAAATTACAGCTTATGGCAAATTTGGAACAGCACTTAACTATACCACAGGTGAACTGCTAGTAGGAGCCCCGGGTCGTGTCAATGCCGTCAATGTCGATGGGACCCCATCAGTTGATTGGGGACGCATGGTTCAGTTCACAAATCCCACACACGCACCTGTGTGGCAACCACGCAGAGTGCAGCAACCTGTAGTTGACATTAACTTGTTAAACACAGTGTTCATGTATGATCGTGTTAGCAACGCACCAAAACAGTATTTTGATTACTTTGATCCGTTACAAGGTCGTATGCTTGGTGCAATAGCACAAAACATTAATTATACCGGTGCAATTGACCCAGCTGCCTATAATATTGGAACTGTTAACAATTACGGAGTGCACTGGGACGAGGTTCGAGTTGGACACATCTGGTGGAATACTACAAATACACGATTCATTGATCCTAACCAAAATGATATAGTGTATGCCAGCCGTCGATGGGGACAAGTGTTCCCGGGCAGTATCATTGAAGTATTCCAGTGGATCTCAAGTTCAACTCCTCCAATCAACTACACAGGCCCTGGGATCCCTTACGCCTTTAACAGTTACACTGCAACATCGTCGGTGAATGAGCAAGGTTTGTTTATTGTCACTTACTACTTCTGGGTTGCCGGGCTAGTAACAGTGAACCAACAAGCCAAGAAAACACTAAGCACCAACACAATTGCTCAGTACATTGCAAATCCGCGTGCAAGTGGTATTCCGTATATTGCGCCTGTTAATTCTAGCACCGTTGCAGTATACAACGGGCTTGAATATATTGTTGCCAGCGATACTGTATTGCATGTTGAGTTTGATCAACAGTTTAACGATAGTGTAGTGCATTCGGAATACCAACTGATATCTAATCGATCTGATGGGTTCTTAAATGATGGCTTGTATCAAAAGTTTCAAGACAGTTTCAGTGGAGAAGATCTTCAAGGCGCTGCGGTACCTGATCCATTCTTAAGCCCCAGCGAAAAGTATGGCGTAACCACAAGGCCGCGTCAGAGCATGTTCCGTAATCGTTTCCTGGCATTGCAAAATTACCTTGGCGAAGCCAACACTGTGTTAGCCGAGCTTCCAATCACAGAAATGCGCAAGTTTAATCTGTTGAACAGCTCAGAACCAGAACCGTCGGCTACATCCGGAGCCTGGGATAAACGTCTAGCAAATCAGGAAGAATTGGCGTATCAAAATCTAGCAGAGGTTCCGATCGGATACCGATATCTCGTTGCTAGTGATAGCGAATTCAACGGATTGTGGACAATTTACCAACTTGCCGAAACAGGCCCGCAACAACTTCGATATCTTGTGCTGATCCGAGTGCAGACATATGATACAAAGAGGTATTGGAGCTATCAAAATTGGTACTTAGCCGGATACAATCCACTAACACGTCCGGTAACTGAAGTGTCTAACGCCTCTGCATTGTTGACTTTGACTGTGGCCGAAGGTAGTTCAGTGAAGGTTACTGCTAATGCACAAGGCAAGTGGGAAATTTATCGATATACTAATGCAACATGGGTTCGTGTAGGATTGCAAACTGGAACAATCAAATTCTCCAATTTTCTTTGGGATTATAGTGCCGGACGATTTGGATTTGATGTTGAAGTGTTTGATGCCCAGTATTATGATCAAGAGCCTACTATAGAAACACGAAAAATAATCCAGGCTATCAATCAGGAATTATTCATTGACGATTTAGCGATCGAACGTAATAATCTACTGACCTTGATGTTTAACTTTATTCTTAGCGAACAACAAGCACCGTTGTGGTTGACCAAGACCAGCCTGATTGATGTTGACCATACAATTCGTCAGTTACTGCCGTACCAGATCTATCGGGAAGACAATCAAGACTTTGTATTGAATTACATACAGGAGGTTAAACCGTATCATGTGCAGATTCGACAGTTTAATCTAATATACAACGGCTTTGACCAGTTCCTGGGATCGCTCACTGACTTTGACCTTCCGGCTTATTGGGATCCCACACAAGGATTGTTTGTAAGTCCAGTGCTTGATAACTCGGGCACATTAAGTACAACATCAAGTGTTCCGTCTACATCTACCGTATGGCAAACTTTCCCCTGGAACCAGTGGTATCAAAACTACTTGCTAACAGTTGATTCAGTTGTCATGATTGACAACGGCTCGGGCTACACCTTTGAACCCGCAGTAGTGATCACCGGAGACAGTGCGGTTGCTGCTGAATTGGTTGCAAAAATCAACAGTGCAGGCCGAGTAATCGGAATTGAAATTATCTCTGCTGGTTCAGGGTACAGCGAAACACCGGTCATTACCATTGTCGGTGACGGAGTCGGAGCAAGAGCATATGCTAACCTGTCTAACGCATTGGTGCGTAATATTAAAACCACCATCAAGTACGACCGTTACCAGTATCAAACTGATGTGCAAGAGTGGGTACCTAATGAAAACTACGACAACGGCACGCTAGTACGTTATATCAACCGTGTGTGGGAAGCCACTAGCGATGACAGTACTGGTGTACAAAGCGAAACTTTTGATCCACAGCAATGGACCGTTGTCCCTGCCGGTGATCTCAACGGTGTTGACCGTACCATGGGCTACTATGTTGCAACTCCTAATGAGCCCGGTCTTGATCTTGCTCTGTTAATTTCTGGTGTTGATTATCCAGGTGTACAAGTGTATGGTCCGGACTTTGACCAAGATACTGGTTTCGATGTTGGAAACTTCGACATTAACCCATATGATAATATTGCATACGGACCAGAGGGACTGCCAACCTATGATCCGGCAATTCTAGACGCTATCTACGAAAGCAACTTTGTCGATCCGTACCTGGGTGTAGGCCCGTCTGCAATTGATGTGGATGGTGGTGCGTTTGTTGACACATACTCAAGTCATGCACCAGAAGAACTGGTGCCCGGAGCAATATTTGACACATTAGATCTGCGAGTATATACTACACCGGGCGCCGACTGGCAAAGTGACGGTCATGGATTCCCGTTAATCTCGATTGGTTATCAATTCACTTTAGCCGGGACCAGCTATAGTTTTGCTGATTTGCTCGAATTCCCAAGCGCAATTCGACTGTTTAACAAGACCGTGGGTAACGAGTTAGTGCCATCAGTTGATTATGTAATTGATTGGGTTAATCAAACAGTGACCGTTAATTCGGGCGTTGTTACAGGTAATACTTTATTAATTGATGTGTACGAATTAGGCGGAGGAAATCAATTCTACCGTAATCGTTACAATGGTGCAGACATTGGCGACACTGTTGTAGTTCCTGTTGCATACAGTCTCATCTCAGAAGTTGTGGTGTTTGTGAATGGAATATTTGTTACTGATTACACCTATAACACAATCAACATTTCAGACACTGAAATTGTGTTTGATGCCGCCTGGACCAGTACTGACGATGTTGTGGTTACAATACTAGGATCAGAACTCCCAACAACATATAGCTGGAGTCTACCAGTAACTGAGTACTTTGTTAGTGCAGGTGAACTTGTATATACTTTAACCAACTACTTAGGCGGGACAAATCCGGCCAATGTGATTGTTGAGAAAAATGGGGTTCGTGCTCGGCCAGTCGAGGGCGTAGAATATATTGGAGATGGATCAAGTCTTGAATATTACTTGCCTGTCCGTGGTGGGTATAGTCAGGCTTTAATCGCAGACAACGAGGTTTCGGTGTTTGTAAATAACGTTCGATTGACCCTGGGATCACAGTTTACAGTAACACCGTATACCGGAGACCCGAGAACTGTTGTTCTAGCCGAACTCCCTCTTATCGGAACAGAAGTTGTAATCACTGTAAGCACTGCATCTGTTTATACTATTGTTGGCAACGTGTTAACATTTAAATCTGGAAGCGGGTTTATACCTATTGTGAACGATGTTGTTTCAGTAACCACCTGGAATGACACAGCACAACAAAACATTTTAACACAGGTGTTTGTGGGTCCAGAAACAATTGGCACTTTAGTATCTGAATCATATGACTCAACTCTGTACGACGCAGGCGCAATAACAGGTGATCCCGGGTCATACGATTACAGCCAAGGTACAATTATTCAAACCAATAGATTTGATACTGGACGTATTATATCTAATCCTAATCGTATCATGGTATCCTTAGATGGACTTTACTTATACGAAGGTTTAAATTATGTAGTTGATGGGACTGCTATCGTAATCTCTGGGCCTCCAATTGCTGTTAATGAGGTGGTGGCTATTACTAGCTTTACCCAAAGCGTATTGCCTGGTGGTATTGCTTTCCGTATATTTCAAGACATGCGCGGACAACAAAGCACTTACAGAATCACAACCAGTACTACTACACAACTTGTGTCTGTATTGAATAGCGACGACGCGGTAATCTATGTTGATGATGCGGGCCAACTGTCTGAACCTAATCTAACTGCAGGATTATTTGGCTTGATTACAATCAATGGCGAGAGGATTACATACCGTACCCGGGACCTTATAACCAACACACTCAGTGGGTTACGTCGTGGAACTGCCGGTACAGCAGCAGCCGATCATGCGGTTGGTTCGGCGGTATATGACATTGGTATTGGTAATTTGTTACCAGTAGAATACCAAGATAGAATAATTGCGCAAAACTTCCTGGGGGATGGTACAGAAACTGTATTCACTGCAACTGAGATCTCAATTTCTAGTCTCGACAGCACTGAACTAGTTGAAGCAGTCGAGGTGTATGTGGGCGGGATTAAACAAATGGGCGGGTACATTATAATTACCGATTCCCCGGTTGCAATTGCGTTTACAACAGCGCCTGCAGCAGGTTATCAAGTAAGTATTCGAATTCGGCAAGGCCTAAGCTGGTATCACCCGGGCATTAGTACCCCAAGTGACGGGATTAGCCTACAAGATACAAATACTTTGGCAGCTAGGTTTATCCGTGGTAATTAAAGCAGGTAAATAACGTATGGACCAAAAGCAACAAAACACCCCTACACCCAAGCCACAGTCCGCCAGACCTGGCCCTGTCCCTAATGAAGTGGCAGGGTTTAGTGTGGATGGAGTTGTAAAGATATTTGACCCATCCACAAAAGAAGTTTTCGTGGAGATACGATCATGATGGACCTGGGCCCTGCTAAAATCGAGGGATTTTTAAAGATTTATGATCCCGTTACACAAGAAGTATTTGTGGACAAATACAATGCCATCCATTATGAAAATATGAGTGTGGCATTGGCACAAACACTAGCTAACAAAAATCTAGGGTTCATCTATGCAATGGCGTTTGGCAACGGCGGCAGCTCGGTAGATCCTACCGGTGTGATCACATATTTGCCCCCAAATACCACTGGGCAAAATGCAGACCTCTACAATCAAACCTATATCAAAGTAGTCGAAGATGGTAGCGCAGCCAACACAGACCCTACTCGCAATAATCTTACAGTGCTACACACTTCGGGTAAAGTGTACACTGATGTGTTAGTAACTTGCCTGTTGGATTACGGCGAGCCACCCGGGCAGCAAGCGTTTGACAACAGCACAAATTTTAACGGTGAATTCGTTTTTGACGAATTAGGACTTAAATCTTGGGAAGGTAGTTCAGCTAATCTTATGTTGATCACTCATGTGATATTCCATCCAGTTCAGAAGAGTCTAAATCGTCAAATTCAAATTGATTACACGGTTCGAATTCAGACTCTGACAAACTTGAGCGCAACATAAATATGATGTATTATTGTCCTATAAATAGTAATAAGACGGAGTAAACGACAAGATGGCCTATACCATTAACTTAACAGATGGAACTATTTTTGCAACAGTAGCAGATGGTACCATTAACACTAGCTCGAGCATGACTCTAGTTGGTAAAAACTATGCCGGTTACGGTGAGTTCCTCGACGAGAACTTTATTCACTTGCTAGAGAGTGGATCAAACACAGTTCAACCCGGCGCACCGCTAGTGGGTCAGCTGTGGTGGGACAAAGCTAATAATTTATTGAAGGTCTACAATGGTAGCGTCTTTAAGGTTGTTAGCGCAGCAACAGCTAGTGCCACAGCACCGACTAGTAATGTGCAGGGTGATCTTTGGTATGATAGCACCAATGCACAGCTCAAAGTCTGGTCTGGAGCTGCCTTCATCTTAGTTGGCCCGGCTAGCACAGCTGGTCAAGGCACTTCGGGGGCAGTTGTTATGACTGTCACTGACAATCTGTCTGCAGACCACGTGGTTGTTATGTTTTATGTTGAGAACGATATTGTTGCAATCCTGTCAAAGGATGCTACGTTTACTCCACAAACTTTAATTACTGGGTTTGCTACAATTAGTCCTGGTATGCAACTAAGCACTTCGGTTAGCAATAACCTGTTCCGTGGCACTGCGACTGATTCGCAACTACTTGATGGTATTGATAGTACCGGCTTCTTGAGTGCAACCAGCAACGACACTACCACAGGAACGCTGGGCATACTTAACAATAGTGGCCTAGCTGTTGGTGTTAATAGTGATGCTCGTGTCCTGGTCAGTGGCAATGATGTGTTCTTTCGTAATCAAACACAAACCGGCAACTTGCTATTGCAAGTTAATGTTGCTGGAGTTAACACCACAGTGCTTGATGTTGCTGGCGCAACTGGCGTAGTTAGCTCGCCGACTGTGCTAAGTGTCGTTAGCTTGATCAACGGCAATGGTAACGGAGTCGGTAACATCGGTTCTTCGGCTGGGTACTTTAACACTATATTCGCCAAGTCTACATCGGCACAGTATGCTGACGTTGCTGAGAGATTTGCTGCTGATCAGTTTATTGCTCCAGGCACAGTAGTTGAACTAGGCGGAACCGCCGAAATCACAACCTCCTTGCTTGAACTAAGCGAAAATGTGTTTGGAGTGATAAGCACACAAGCAGCTTATTTGATGAATTCAGCAGCCGGCGACGACGCAACTCACCCACCGGTTGCAATGACTGGACGTGTTCCGGTTCGCGCAGTTGGTAAGGTATTCAAAGGAGACCGTTTAGTTTCGGCTGGAAATGGACTTGCTAGATCAGCAAAACCTGGTGAAGCGACGCATTTTAATGTACTGGGTCGTGCGCTAGAAGATAAATTAACAGATGCAGAAGGCGTTGTCGAAGCCATTGTTGCATCAAAATAAGGATCAAACATGACTTACACCAGCGGCAGCTTAATTCAAGCAGCGGATTATAATGGCTTTATTAGCACAAACGTTGGCGCCAACGTTAACAACGTTTGGGCAACTGGTTCCACTACCAGTGGATATGGGCAATCTGAATTGACTACAGTGTCTGCTGCAGGTACTGTAACAGCTACACAATGGGCTGGCCTTGTTAATAATATCCAATCAATGGCCAGTCATACCGGCGCCACAACTACTGCAAGAACAGCACCAGTGGCCGGCAACACTATTGCGGTATTGGCAGCAGTAAACACCGATCTTACCACAATAACAGCAAATCGTGCTAACGCAGCAGCAAGTGGCACTCAGTACGGTACATTTACTGGTAACATAAGTAAAACTACTGCAACAGGATCGGGCGCTGCCGCCTGGACTATTACATTTACTCACACAATTACCTGGGCCAGTGCCGATGCTGCACGGTATTTCTTTAATGCCGGTGGCATAGTTAGATGGCAGACACAAAAGACTGCTGATACTACAGCAGCTGATACTGAATGGAATGACCTGGCAAACACGCTAGTTGGTAATATTAATATCACAGGTGGCGGCACAGCAAGTATTGCTGGTACAAACTATACAGGTACCACCAAAGTTGGCGGAACAGGAACTCCGAATACATTATTAACTGCAACTGGCTGGTACCAGCTACTTACTTCCGATACACTCATTTACAAGCAATTTGCTGATACTGCCCCTTATACAGGTTCATTCATTCAGATAAATGCCAAAACAGCAGGAACCGGCACACAGTTGGTATTAACAACTGTCTGGACCGACCCGGGCGGTTCAGGTGCAGGATCGTCAGACAATATCTCTGGCGGCACAGGCTTGTCGAGCCCAGCCACATCGTTCGGTGCAGCAACAGCACCAACGACACTGGTTACATATTTCCCGCCGAGTTCCACTTACCTTACTACAGCAAGTTGGGGCACACCTACGATTGCTGCTACTGTGGTATAACGTAAAAAACTAACATAGTCAAAGGGCCTTATTGGCCCTTTACTTTCTTATAAATGGCCACTCTTGTTATACCAATTGCTAATCAATTTTCATATACTGCAATCCCACGAAACAAACAATTGCAGTTAGACATACCACATTCCTGTGACATACCTAACAAAACATTACTAGTGGATTGGAAAGGTGATTGTTTTATTTGTGAGTGCGAAGCATGGTTACCGATAAGTGTGGGTAAAATTACAGACTTTACAACATTAGAGCAAGTATGGACTAGTCCTACTGCGTTAGAATTGCAGCAAGATATAGCAAGTAAAAAATTCTCACACTGTGCTGTTTCGCGCTGCGGCATAACCAATGGCAATATTAGTCGGCCCATTTACACTATATCAATTAACATAGATGAAAGCTGCAATCTTCGTTGCCCTAGTTGCAGACGCGATGCAAAAATGATCACAAGTGGACCTGACTATGATATAAAACTAGTACAGGTTAATCATTTAGTAACACTATTAGAAAACTTTGACCATCCGTGCAGAATTATCATGAGCGGTAATGGCGACCCTCTGGCTAGTTCTATACTACGTCCGTTGATACATCGATTTAAGCCTAAAAAAGATCAACATATAAAACTGTTTACTAACGGGCTCTTGATAAGAAAACAAATTGCAGACAGCAGCATACGTGATCGTATCACCGAATATCTAATCAGCATCGATGCCGGTAGCAAAGAAGTATATGAAAAAGTTAGACTCGGCGGTAAATGGGAACAATTACTTGATAACTTTGATTACCTTAAAGAGCAAACCCAGACTAACAAAATATCAGTTGCCTTAACTCTTGTAATCCAACGCGACAATTACTTTGATATACAAAATTTTTGTCAAGTATGTGTCGATTACGGATTTTTTGGGGGGATCACAAAACTCGAAGATTGGGGTTCTTGGGATAATTATGCCGATCATGATGTTATTGGCAATGTTGAGCATTTGGAGCACAATGCTGCTATGGAATGCCTTACGAAAACATATAACGAATTTAAAAATCGAATAAGTTTTGGTGTGGGTCTAGTACAAGCAATCCAAGGGTAACGGACAATTTAGTACTTTACTTTTGTCTAGCATTTCTGTATAATAGTTGCTATATGGATACAGATCAACTTATCGCTCATTCACGGGCACGATTTGACCACGAGTCTGCTCGTCGGTTACTTAACGAAAAGTACACAGCCAAAATGCTGTTTGCTCATGCCGGCGGTATGTGGCGTGCTGGCCCAGAGTTGCTAACATTGTTGCAGGCTTGCCCTGAACAAGATGTAGTATTGCTAGATCTGTATAACACACCAATAAGAGTAAACACTTTAGATCTGCAACTGCTGGCCTACAGCCGCTGGCAAGAACAAATGAACGCATGGTTAGTGGAGTTTGAACAAGTTAGCAAACAGAGATGACAACTGGTGCATTAATTTTTGCATTTAACAATTCAGAAATTGACTATTTGGCCATGGCTGCTTGGTCTGCCAATCGGATTCGCCGTCACTTGAATATTCCTGTTGCAGTAGTAACTGACAGCACAGAGCGCGTAGATGCATTTGACAAAGTAATTCGCGCCGTGCCAGAAGGATCAAGCACACGGCACTTTACTGATTTTGGTACCAATGTTGTATGGCACAACTCTAACCGCACCACAGCATACGAGATAACACCCTGGGATCAAACCTTAGTCCTAGATGCCGACTATGTAGTTGCAAGCACGCAACTTGAGAACACATTGCAGACGCAGCAAGATTTTCTCTGTCACCGACTGGCATATGATGTTACAGGATTACAAACATTCAATGATCTAAACTACTTTGGTCGCAATCGTATGCCAATGTATTGGGCTACAGTCATGATGTTTAGACGCAGCACCACAGCCGAGTTAATTTTTGGAAGTATGCAAATGGTTCGAGAAAATTGGAAACATTACTGCAACCTGTACGGAAACCCGCGCAGCACCTACCGCAACGACCATGCACTGAGCATAGCACTTAACATAGTTAATGGGCATGTACTGCACCAACCCAACATTGCCTGGCCCTTGGCTAGCTTGACCCCTGAACATGAACTAGTACAGACTGATACCGACCATTTTAGGGTCAACTATCTGACTGCGCAATCGCAGAGAAAGTGGATAGAGTTCAATGGCCAAGACTTCCATGCCATGGGCAAGCGCACTCTAATGAACATTGTCGCCCATGCTTGAAGAACGTGGATACTTAATCCCTGCAGTCAATACAGACACAGTTGACTATGTAAATTGCGCTAGACACTTGGCCCGTAGCATACACCAACTGCACCCCGAGGCTCGGGTGTGCTTGTTAACTGATTCAGCAGTTGAGGAATCTGACTTTGACATTGTGAGGACACTGCCGTCTGGTAATCTAGGCGGGTTTGCCAACGACTGGCAAGTGTTTAGAGCCAGCCCATTCCGTCAGACTATCAAGTTGGAAGCTGACATGATCGCAGCTTCTCCTATCGACCATTGGTGGACACTGTTTGAACATCGTGATGTTGTTGTTAGTCAAGGCGCAAGAGATTTTTATGATCAGCCTGCTACGAGTCGCCGCTACCGCAAGCTGTTTGATGACAACAACCTGCCTGATGTATACAACGCCATAACCTATTGGCGATTGAGCACAACCGCGCAAGAGTTTTTTGAGTGGGTGCGTCGAATATTTGAAAACTGGGCTCAGTATCGTACCTTACTCAAGTTCCCCGACGAGGCTGCTACAACTGACGTTGTATACGCAATGGCTGCACAAATCATGGGCCCCGAGCGTGTAACTTTACCTACTGGTGTTGGCCCACAGATTGTGCACATGAAACGATATATAAATCCTATTCAGACTGACAACTGGACACGGGAACTGGTCTGGGAACACACCGACCCTGGCGTGCGAATTAACACAGTTGCGCAATGGGGCATGTTTCACTATCATGTTAAGAATTGGTTATGAGTAACGAAACCACAGACAACTTCTGGGCAGCTTGGGCAGCTTGGGATCGTGCTGCACCGCCTCCGGTGTTTTATAGACTGTATCATGATGATTCAGGCATGCCAATTGTGTACAGCATGGAGGATTTGCCAGGTAACTATATTGAGATTGATCATGCTACCTATGCAACACAATCTTATCATGTGCGGGTTGTGGATCAACAGTTAGTAACAGTAGCGGCTCGCACCGCAGCACTTGCTAAGTTAACTCCTGGCGCCGAGAACGGCACACCTTGTGCGCCTAGTGATGTTAGCATTGTAGTATCGGCCCTATCGCCGCATATCAAATGGACAAAGAAATATGAAAGTTGATGTAGCAGAGTTAGATGTAGTTTATCTAAGCTATGATGAACCACAAAAGGAAGAGTTCTGGATCAAGATTCGGAATATGGTACCCTGGGCACGCCGCGTTGACGGAGTCAAGGGCAGTGATGCAGCACACAAGGCAGCAGCAGAGGCAAGTGATACCGAACGATTCATCCTGATCGACGGCGACAACATGCCTGATCCTGCGTTCTTTAATCAAACTCTAGACTTGCCCACAGAGGATTACCAAAACGCAGTGTTCCGTTGGCGCGCCCGAAATCACGTCAATGGCCTTATGTACGGCAATGGAGGCATGAGTTCTTGGACCCGTACCTTTGTGCAAAACATGCGTACCCATGAGGCTACAGATGGGCGCACAGAGACACAAGTGGAGTTTTGCTTTGACCCCTTGTACTGGTCCATGCATGACTGCTTCTCTACTACATACCCTAATGGATCAGCACAGCACGCCTGGCGCGCCGGGTTTAGAGAAGGTGTTAAGATGTGCCTGGACAAAGGACGCAAGCCCACACTAAGCGAGTTCAGAGATCGTGTACACCAACGTAACCTTGACAACCTTACTGTATGGCAAAACGTCGGGCAGGATATTGAACACGGCAACTGGGCCATTGCTGGCGCCAGATTAGGTACATTCAAGACCATGCTAAGTGAGTGGGACCATACTGAAGTACAGTCGTTTGATGCCCTTGAACAGATTTGGAATGAAGTTTCGGAACAAAGCGCCTACCACATGATCACCTCCACTGCTGTAGCACTTAATACACAACTGGGACTCCCGGTCAATTTATTTGATGCGGATCAAAGTAAATTCTTCAAGCACCACTACCGCAGCAACTGGCACAGCCGTGGTGTCATGGTACGAGAGATTGATGTTATACGGCAGCAAGAGGGATGGTAACACCTAGTTTTGTAATCAGTGCTACAAGTGATCGTTTCTGGAACCTTACTGAGTTTATTCAGTTTCTGACGAAACATCAGGGGCAAGCAATTGAGTTAGAGTTAGATCCCGAGGCAATTTGTTTGGAAAACCTAGGCGTATACACACTGTTAGATGCGTTTAAGTTTGAGTCTGTTTGTATTAAGACATGGAATCCATTAGAACAACATCAGAAATATAATATACAGTTTAATGGTCCTAACTTTTGGATTCGAAATACGTATGAAATAAACCCAGAGTTGCACACATGGGATTTAAGCAAGAGATTTCTTTGTTTCTATCATAGACCTACGGCCGGGCGACTAGGATTAGCTGGCTATGTATGGAAAAACTATTTCGATCAGTCGCTAGTACATTTTTCTGCCACGATTGATCCTAATAATTTAATACAGTTCGAATTAGACAAGCTGTTAACCTATGATGTACAGCAAGCCTCGGCAGCCGGCGAGATGATACCGCGTTTACCACTGCTACAAAATAGTTCTGCGGGATATACAGCCACAGCAGGATACCACTACGATGATCCATTAACTAGCATGTATAAGCATACGCTAGTAGATATAGTAGTAGAATCTCATATCGCAGGCCGGACTTTTTTCCCTACAGAAAAAACAGTAAGACCTATGTTATTAAAGAAACCATTTATTATATTTGGATCTAAAGATTACCTGGCATACTTGCGACAAATGGGATTTAGGACGTTCAATGATTTTTGGGACGAAGAGTATGATGGATTCTCCAGCGGAGACAGATTGAAAAAGATTTTCAATCTAATAGATATGCTATCACAAAAAACAACAGTTGAGCTAGAAGCAATGTATTGGGATATGCAGTACTCGTTGGATCACAACTATAATTTGCTCCAACAACACACTTATCAAACAACAATAACACAATTATGACCGCAGCAAACAAAAGCATATTTTTAAATTCAGCCGAACAAATGAAACAGGATCTTGGACCTGCACTATGTCTAGCTAAATGGAAACAAGTCAGTTTACACTTGCCCACTGGATTGAATAATAGCTGTTACCACCCTCCGTTGCATCAAATTGACCCAGCTGAAATAAAACTTAATCCGTCTGCACTGCATAACACCACGCACAAAAAAACACAGAGACAGATGATGCTGCGCGGGGAGAAACCAGTTGAATGTCAGTACTGTTGGAACATGGAAGATCAAGGCAAGCTCAGTGATAGACACTACCGTAGTGGAGAACCCTGGGCTTCCCTGGACTTTGATAAGATAAAGAACAGCACCGGCAACGAGGATGATGTGATTCCTAGCTATGTAGAAGTCAACTTTAATCATGCTTGCAACTTGAAATGCAGCTACTGTAGCCCGCAATTCAGTAGTAGTTGGCAAGCCGAAGTTGACCAGCACGGTGCCTATCCTACTAAAACACCACACAATGCACCTGACCACTTTACAGGGTCAAGGCGTGTTATCCCTGTCCGTGAAGACAATCCGTATGTGGATGCGTTCTGGGCCTGGTGGCCCGAGTTATACCCGCAGCTGGAACACTTTAGAATGACCGGTGGCGAGCCACTCATGGACAAGAACACATACCGTGTGTTTGACTATGTGATTGCTAACCCCAGCCCTAAACTGCACCTGAATGTTACTAGCAACTTTAGTGTGGAAGAAAAGCTGTGGCAGAAATACTTGTCATCCGTTAAGCAACTGTGCGACGGTCGTATCGAACACTTTATGCAGTACGTGAGCTTGGACGCATGGGGTGCACAGGCTGAATACATCAGACACGGACTAGACTTTGATCTGTTATGGGATAGGGTAAATCAATTCCTCACAGAAATCCCTAGCTATAACAGCTTAACGTTCATCATAACAATGAACAACCTGAGTATACCTAGTCTAGAAACCTTGTTTGCTGGCATATTAGAATTACGCAATCGTTATTCTGAAACTTATCAACGGGTGTGGTTTGACACGCCTGTGCTGCGCGAACCTGCTTGGCAAAGCTTGCAGATCTTGCCCGAAAGCTATGTTACTAGATTAGATCAAGTGCATACCTGGATGTCAGAGAATAAAGAAAACGCTAGCTTACCTTTTAAAGGTTTCAAGGACTACGAAGTTGCTCGACTAGATCGAGATCTTGCCTGGATGCGTAGTGGATTAGGGCAAAATCATTCTCAGGCTCGTGCAGACTTTTATCGATTCTTTAGTGAGCACGATCGCAGAAGAGGAACAGATTTCTTGAAGACATTTCCCGAGATGCGCACCTGGTGGGCCGAATGTGAGTACTGGAGTAAACAGTGAAAAAAATACTAGTCACGGGCAGCAGCGGATTTATTGGTTCTTATTTGGTAACAGCACTTGAAAAGAATGGATATACAGTGTATTGCGCTGATAAGAAAATTGGCATTGATTTATGTGATCAAACCACTGTTAAAAATCTACCCGATGTTGATATCGTATTTCACGCCGCAGCGTTCAATGGTACAAAGTATTTTTATACCAACCCCTGGGACGTTGCTACAAACAATATTTTACCGACACAGTACTTACTGGACCGGTATCTGAATCAGTGTAACCATTTTATCTTCACCGGTACTTGTGAATCTTATGCTGGCAGTGTTGATACATTTGGATATTTGGTACCGACTGATGAACAAGTGCCACTGACAGTCAATGACATATTAAATCCACGGTGGAGTTATGGAGGATCTAAAATTGCATCTGAGCTGTTGTGTGCTGCTGCCCATCAACAGTTCGGCCAACCCTTTACAATAATTAGATATCATAACATTTATGGTCCCGGGCAAGTGGATCATTTTATTCCAGAGTTTGCTAATAGATTGCGCCAGGGTAACACAGATTTACATGGACACAGTAACACTAGATCGTTTTTTTATATTACTGATGCAATTGATGCAACTATCAAGTTACTAGACGCTCCGATCAATGGTCCAATCAATGTTGGCTCTGACGAAGAAATATCAATCCTGGCAGTAGCAAATCTAATTAAAACATATCTTAATGTCAGTGGCCGGCTGGTGTTACATCCGGCACCGCTAGGTTCTGTTAGCAGACGATGTCCAGATATATCCTTGTTAAAATCAAAAATAGAGTATACGCAAAATGTTAACTTAAATACAGGGATTAAATTAACCCTGGAGTCATTGCCGTGAAAGTCGGAATCGTTGGAGTCGGTGTAGTTGGCGAAGCATGTAGACAAGGATTTTTATTACAGAAACATCAAGTAAGCATACACGATTTAGCATTACGCACTACCATCAATGATGTACTTGATACAGATATTGTTTATATATGTGTATCAACATCGTTATCGAATGATGGAGCAATTGACCAGTCTAATGTCATTGATGTTGTTAATTTATTAAATGACTATCAATACACAGGTGTAGTTGCTATAAAAAGCACTGTGACGCCAGGCACTACCGAAATGTTAAGCAAACAAACAACGTTAGATATATGTTTTGTGCCGGAGTTTTTGCGTGAAAGATGTGCAGTTGAAGACTTCGTTACAAACCACAAGTTATTGGCCATTGGAACAGCAAGCGATCGAGCATATCAGTTGGTTGTAGAAAGTCACGGAACCCTCCCGGACAATATCAAAAAACTCTCCCCTACCGAAGCTGAAATATTGAAATATTATAATAATGTGTTCAATGCTGTCAGAGTAGCATTTTCAAATGTTATGTATGAGGTATGTCAGGCTGCCAATGCTAACTACAATCTAATAAAAGAAGCATACCTACTTAGGGACGTTGCGTCTGACAACTATATGGATTGCAGCGAAACTCTACGTGGTTATGGAGGGATGTGTTTGCCCAAGGATGTAAAAGTGTTAATTAACTATCTTAAAGAAAACAAACTGGACTTTGAGTTGCTCCGAGCAATCGACAACGATAACCAAAAAATTAAAACAACAGTTTTTCAAGGCATGCGACAATGACTGTAACTTATATAGGCACTGCGGTTTCTCCACAAGAGCAATGGGGACCGCAAGAACACATGTTAGTTAAAAATATACAAGATCAAATTAGTTCTAGATTCAAAGACGAATCGAACCTACTGATCAACCTGACCTGGTTCGGGCCACAGTTTGGAAATAACAACAGTATATACAATAATGTTATCAAATTGATCAAAGATAAAGTACAATTTGATAATTTATTTTGGATGGCATCTACTGAACCAATATTCCTACTGCCTGCTCAAATAACAGAGATTGAAAAGAATCTACAAGTAAAACAAGCCTATTATATTGGGGGCTTTGAGCAGTCGGAGTTTGCATTTAATTTTTCATCGACTATAACGGCAGAAGATTTTATCAGATACAGCCAGGATCAGATCCTACTTACTGAAGTAGATAACTACTACCTTTGCTATAATAGAAAACCAAAGCCGCACCGAATTGAGTTGGTTGAAAAAATATACTCTAATAAGCTAGAACAGTTTGGCATTGTAACCCTGGGCAAGAATGATGTTGATTACGATGTTAGCCAGGGACTAAAAACAGACTTGTATTTGACAGTAGAAGAAAATGCCCAGGACTACAGTTATAATAATAGATTCCTGGTGCATAACAATTTTGGAGGGATCCCGTACGACTTACTGAGTCTAGGGCGTCTGGATATCTGGCAAACACATTTTTTAAATATAGTCTGCGAATCTGAATTCTTTCCCTGGGACAATATGTTTGTCACTGAGAAAACATGGAAGCCCATACTAGGATTGAGACCTTTTATACTAAACGGCCAAACAAAGATTTATCGGTATCTAAGAGACAATGGATTCCGAACATTTACGCACTGGTTTGATGGTATCGAACTAGAGGATATTCCAGAACACCAAATACACGATTCAATCGTATCTGTGATAAAGTTTTTAACCAGGCTTTCCAAACAGCAAATCAAACAGATGTATACCGATATGTTGCCAGACCTCAAGCACAACGAACAACGGTTTTGGGAATTTGCGCAAGAGCAACAATATAAAATTAATAATGTATTTGGGTAGTAATGCGATTTTTTATATTAGGTGACAGCTGGGGTGTGGGAGAATGGACCAACAAGACTCATTTCTTTGAGCCTGTTCCCGGCACAGGCCTAGATCATTATCTCAGAGAGTTTGGGCACAGTGTCACCAACATATCAGCTGGCAGCGCCGGAAACTTTGGGCAATTAAGACATGCGTATTGGACACTAAAACAAGATCATCAGTACGATTATGCTGTCTGGTTCCATACAGAATCCTTTAGAGACATTCAAGAAATCATCATCGATGATCCTGAGGAAGCAGCCATACAGTTTCCTGAGTTTGATATAACTAAGTTTGATTCTAGTTTAGCATATATTAATCATCAAAACTACAAATACGCACAGATGATTAGTGAAGAATACAACATTCCGTTTGTTGTAGTTGGCGGGCAAAGTCCAGTTGGATCCAGTATTGTAAATTTTTCCTTTGCCAGGCATGTAATCCCAAATTGGCTCAGTGAGCTACTGGGAGGAATTAACACTCCAATTAATACATTTTTTTCTTTTGAAAAAATACAGCGTATCTTAGATCACTACCAACTGAGTCAAAGACAATACATTATTGATCACTTGGACCAACTGGATCAACAGATACGAATCGAAGACTTTGCCAAACGCAGCGCAAACTTTCCTGACAACTGTCATCCAGCCAGGCATTGTTTTCAGTTGCTAGCTAAAAGAATTCTAGGGATAGTAGAACGCCATGCTCAACAGACGTAACTTAGTAATCGACACATTCAGTGAAGTCTACAATATTTTACTGCCCTGGCGCACACACGAGTTTTGGGACTTTGCTAGCCATACTCCGGTCCCCGATTCCATCTACGTACTAGGCCGACGGCAGTACTTAGACAATCGAGAAAAGTTCTGTGCAATGGCCCAGGACCCGCAGTACATAATGATATTTGGTAACTCTGCCGAAGGCTCAGAACCGCTAGTTAGTCAGCTGCGAGGAATCGGATTAGAACAGCTCATACTTGACCATAAGGTACTACTGATCAGCGGCAGCGACTTAGACTCTAAGTATCCTTATATACTGCATGATCATTTTTTAGAAAAGATCCTAGACTACGACGAGAATGTGGCAGCAATGAAACGCAGTGAGGAAATCTACACTCACGTGGACAAGCCTTATGATTTCCTTTTCTTAAATGGCCGAGCCAGACCTCATAGAAAATACATCTGGGAACAGCTTAACCGCCGGGGATTACTAGATCGCAGCTTATGGACTATACTAGATAGCAGACCTACAGCCAGTCGACATTTTAGATTGACCCAGTCTGGCATTGATCTAATGACTACTTCTACACCTATACAATGCCTGCCGACTGAGTATGAAGTTGCCCAATTCCGAGGTAACAAGATTCAGCCTAATTCAGAACAGCCATTTGTTAAGAATGCACTATTTAATGGACTTTGGGGCGAGATTTATCTTGTTCCTGAAGTATACCGTGACACATACTTTAGTTTGGTAACAGAAACAGTGTTTGATTATCCTTACAGCTTTCGCACAGAGAAGATAGCCAAGGAGTTGGTCATGGGTCACCCTTGGATCTGTGCCACTAGCCCGGGATTTTATCGTGATATTCGAAACCTAGGGTTTAAAACATTTGGCCATTTGATTGATGAAAGCTTTGATAGTATAGCTAATCATCAGGACCGTATGGATAGAATCATTGACATTGTGGGAGATTTATGTAATAATAGCTTGTCTAGTTTCTTAGCTGCTGCACGGGAAGTTTGTAAATACAACCAGCAGCACTTGATTGAAATGGTGCCAGGAATTCGATCTGAATTCCCTACTAAGTTTTTCAACTTTATCAACCAACATCGTGAATGATTTAACCTTTCGTCAAGAAGTCCTTGACCCCATCAGTAGCAGTTTCTGTGCAGCCAAGTGGTACAATGCCACCATATGGTTAGGCAGCGGCCAAACAACCAGCTGTCACCACCCGCCTGCACATGGAGTGAGTCCGGAGGAAGTCACTGCCCGCCCCAGTGCCTTGCACAACACGCCCCAGAAAAAGGACGATCGCAAAAAAATGCTAGCAGGAGAGCGCCCCACCGGGTGTGAGTACTGCTGGAAGATTGAAGACATGGGCCGCGATGCCATCAGCGACCGTGTGTACAAATCAAAAATCTACCCCATTAAGGATCTACATGCTGCCACTGCCATCCCATATACCGAAGACGTTAACCTCAAGACCCTGGAGATTGCGTTTGATCGAACTTGTCAGTTCGCTTGTAGTTATTGCAACCCTGCTTTCAGTAGTACATGGGTTAATGACATTAAAAAGCATGGCCCTTATACCGACCTGGTGTCTGATGGGCGTAACCACTTTACTCACGCTCACGATAGCGCTCAACTTTACACGTTTAATCAAGTCAATCCGTATGTGGATGCGTTCTTCAAGTGGTGGGAAACAGACCTACACGCCACCCTACAAGAACTAAGGATCACAGGCGGCGAGCCCCTGATGTCTGGCTACACCTGGAAGCTGATTGAATGGTTCAAAGAGAATCAAGGCAAGTCCACTACCAAGCTAGCAATCAACAGCAACCTGGGATTCCCGCTGGCCAAGGTGAAAGAATTTATCGAAGCCATTTGTCCTTTGCCGCACGTGGAGTTGTACACCAGCATAGAAGCCGTGGCCGCGCAGGCCGAGTACATACGTGATGGCCTGGACTATGAAGAATGGCGCGAGAATGTGTGTGCCCTACTAGAGTCCAACACTGTCAAGGCCGTGCATGTCATGTGCACTATTAATGCACTTTGCTTGGACAGCTTTACAGACCTGTTGCACCAGCTACTAGAGTTCAAGCAGATATACGGACGCAGCCGTGTGAACTTTAGCGTGAACATACTGCGCTTCCCCAGCTTTCAAAGTCCTTTGGTACTAAGTGATGAGCTGCGTGACCGTTACTGTGTTCGGCTACAGGACTGGATGTATCGCCACCGCAGCAACCCCTGGCTGCACGAGCACGAGATCAATCAAGTACAGCGGCTAATTGATTACTTAGAGGTTGTAGAGACACCGCACAGTGAAGCGTTTGATAGTCCCAAACTATTAAATGACTTCAAACAGTTTTACACACAATACGATCAACGTCGCGGCAAAGACTTTGTCGGCACGTTTCCTGCCCTAGCAGACTGGTATAACACACTATAATGTTGAAAGCTACAATTGTATTTTTACCAGGTTCTGGCGGTAGTATGTTATACAAAACTTTAACCCTCTCTGAAAAAACAATCACTGGTACAAATTGTGTAGATCTAGAAGAATATAAAAAAAAATTATCAGCACACGAAAAATTCAATCGTTATGTTGTATGGGACGCTAATAATTGGAAAAAAGAAGAAGCAAAAGATTATTTGAGTTATAAACTAGGAAAAGTAGACTTTCTTCATTATGAACAAAGCGATCTTTGGCTGATAGACTGGTGGCACCCAGTGGAATTTGCACAGTTATTGGAATCCAACGCACTATGGGGGGATACATTTTATCAGCATGTTATTTTTATAGATGTTGACTCTACACAGCAGGAATTTTTATCTAATAATCAAGAAACTAAAAAATACACTCTGAATTTTGTTAGTGAGCTTGCCCAGTTAAGACAACTACAACATCAGTTTAGGGATATATCATGCACTATTCCATTTTTAACTTTTTTAAAACAAGATAGCTATATGCAAGAGATTGAAAAGTTAAATCAACAGTTGAACCTGCACCTGGACATGACTCTTGTTGAACAGTTATGGCAGTCGTGGGCCCGAGAAAGTAATCTTGTATGGCATCATTAATTCTTTGTATAGGTAACAGTACCGAGGATACAGCTGACCGCAGCGCCTTGATTGCACAGAAGTATGCAGTTACTCTGAATGGACTGTTGACAGAAGATACTGAAATAAAAAATGGATGTTATTATACTGATGTTGGAACAGTGTCTGTGGATTTTGTAAGATCAGTAGAACATTGTTTTGATTTGATAATACTATTAGATCAAAGTATTGATACTTACCAACATTCAGAATCCTATGATCAGAGCTATGCACTGTGCAGCCATGCAAAAAACTATCAACCCGTGATCATACAATCGCAGCAAGCCTGGTGTTATGTTGTTAAACATTTCGAACCCACAGGACTGCACACTGTGTACAATGTAAAAAGTAATAAACAACTGTATCAAAAAGTTATGACCATTGACACTAGAAATATAAACCTAGTGCTGCAATTGGGGTGGGTAGATGATTTTGATTTATTTACTAACTGGGTTAATCAAATAGTATGGAAGTGTAGAAGCACTAGCAGTCAGTTTATTATGTTTAGAGCTGATCCCCATGAAGAAAACCAATTGCACAGTGATATAACTCAATATCTTATACAATTTCCAGAATTTGTATTTTTGTCTCCGGGCGTGTTTGATCATGATGTCAATTCTAATCTGCAAAATGTCATATCAAGCCACTGGCTTAAACTTTATCAACCTAGAACATAATGTCATACAACTATAGTAGCAGTGATTTAGTACGGCCCACTGAATTAACAAGCCGCGAAGAATTCTTACTCAAAGAATCTAAAACTTTTTGTATCTATCCTTGGGTGCACTTACATGCCTATCCCACTGGCGAAGCTTATCCTTGTTGCCATGCTGAGATGAAACCCGGAGTTGTGGGCAATTGCCGCACTCAAACACTTGAAGAAATCTGGCAAGGCGAACCTCTGCAACTCCTGCGAGATGACATGCTAAACGAGCGCAAGAATTCAGCCTGTACACGCTGCTACGAACAAGAAGCAGCCGGCTTCTTTTCAGGCCGGCGGTCAGCTAATAAACATCACGGGCATCAGATCAAAAAACTGGAATCAAATCCTTTTGAACTGACCTACTGGGATATTCGATTCAGCAACCTATGTAACCTGCGTTGTCGTAGTTGCGGGCACATCTTCTCTAGTCAGTGGTACCAGGATCAAGCCAAGCTTGCTGGAGGAGACTGGAAAAAACACAACACAGTGCTGAATATTGCAGGCCGTACGCCCACAGACATGTGGACGCAGTTAGAACCGCACTTGGACTATGTAGAGCAGATTTACTTTGCCGGAGGCGAGCCCTTGCTCATGGAAGAGCACTATAACATTCTAAATGAACTTGTCAAGCGCGGCCGTTTTGATGTGCGGTTGATTTATAATACAAACTTTACGCATACGGATTTAAAGGGCAAGTCAGTATTTGAATACTGGAAACAGTTCAAATCAGTGTCAGTAGGTGCCAGCTTAGACGGCATGTACAGGTATGGTGAATATATACGCAAGGGCACTGTGTGGGCCCAAGTAGAGCAAAATCGCAAAGACATGCTCAACATGTGCCCTGAGGTGGATTTCTATATTAGTCCTACTGTAAGCATAATGAATGCCTTGCACTTGCCAGATTTTCACCGTGATTGGGTTGCAAAAGGTCTATTAAAAGCGCAGGATTTAAATGTAAATATTCTACAGGATCCAGAACACTATCGAATCGATATTGCTACTACGGAATACAAACAGCGAATTGAGTCCCGGTATCGTGAGCATTTGGTTTGGCTACGTGATCAAGACCCATTGCAACGAGCTACCCAGGGATTTGAATCTGCAATCACATTCATGATGGCCACTGACAACACGCATCTAATAGATACATTCTGGCGCAAAACACATGAACTCGACAGCATAAGGAATGAAAATATGTTAGATATAATTCCAGAGTTAGTAGAATTAAAATGACAAAGCCAGCGGTGATTTACCCCAATGGCCAAGGCGGTCATTGGTTAGCCAATTTGTTCTACGGACTTGAAACTGGTCAATTTGAAATCCAGCAGCCGCCACACAACGAATTTAATCTACACCCAAGGACCGGTAATTTTCGTGTCGGACATGCTAATGTTTTTTCTGATACTGATATTGCTGGATCTTTTGTTGGAATCAAATCCCAATTTATTGCATACTTAAACTCCTATTATAAATGGTATAGTAGAACGCCACAGCATAACAGTTCATCAGAGCTTGAAGTATTTTTTTTGTTATCTGATAATGCCTGTTGGAGAATGAACAAAGACAAGTTGATACAGCGCGAATATTATGATTACCAAGTTATTGACGCAGATCAGATGTTTCTGAATCAAGAGCTTTTTTCCCAGCAAGTGTTTAATTTTTTAGATCATCATCATGTACAGTATCAACCAAACACAGTGTTTGTTTCTGCAGCTATAGAAAATTTTAAGAATACGTCCTGGGCACTAGTAGACTTAGACCTATCAAATAATGTACCCTGGCTGGCCTGGTGCCATGCAATTTGTTTAATAAAAAAGTGGCGCGTGCCATTTACCTTTGCTGACGAATTTGAATTAGCTAAAGTCTGGCTAGCCGATAAAAATGCTGATTTTATAAATTACACCCAACAGTCTTTTTTGACATCATTATGAAATTAAATGACTTCATAAACGAAGCTGAATATCAAGCCCTAGCCGAGCCAGGCTGGCCGGAATTTTGGGAAGTAGTACATGGGAAAGGATCCTCTGATCCTGCTGTACAACAACGTATTAGCACTGCGGTAGACAGCAGATACAAAGAATATCAACAGCTAAACAAAGGTAACCAAATTGCCGACGGTAACAGACGCATGCAAGGACAGGTGTTTTTTAATAAAAAAGTACCTGCTACCGTTGCCCACTGCCGTGCACCATGGGAAACCCTGGGCATTAATTCATACGGGGACGTATTCATCTGTCAGAGTCCTGCCTGGCTGCCAAAGTTCGCCGGCAATATAAATGCAGTTGATTCAATTTATGATATTTTAAATTCTCAGACTGCCAAAGACATACGTCAGGAAATACTAGCCGGTAGGTATCTGTATTGCAACAATAATCTATGCAGGTTCTTTAGCATTAACCCAATAGCAGTAGCAGCGTCTGACGATACAGCACCACTGGAGTCGGTCGACAGTCGCAGCATAATGCTTTCACAAGTACCCAGTAACTTGATATTTGATTTTGATCATACCTGCAACTTCAAGTGTCCCAGTTGTAGACCTGCCTTGATCAACAACAACAAACACTTGTACATACGAAAAATTAACAATGGCATTGTTGAAAAGATCAAGCGTCTAGTTATTGATGAGATTAAAGATCAACCTGTAGAGATTCGATGGGCCGGCGGAGAATTGTTTATCAGTCAAGTTTATGTCGAGTTGATTGACTACATTATCGGACAGAAAAAAAGCAACATCCGTCACATCATACAAACCAATGGCAGCTATTTAAAATCAAAATCTGAACTGGTTGAACGGTTACTACCGTATGTTTCTGAACTTAGGATCAGCTTTGATGCAGCCACCGCAGACACATATCACCGTGTGCGTGTCAATGGTCAATGGGACACGCTGTTGGAGAATACTCGCTGGATTATTAATCTGGTCAAAGAACAACAGTTACCCTTGCTAATTACTGCAGACTTCGTGGTACAGCGCGATAACTATAAAGAGATAGTGTTATTTAAACAGCTTTGCACAGACCTCGGCATCCAGCAAATCAACTTTCAAAAAATGTGGAATTGGTACACCTGGCCCGAGGATGAATTTGTAAAACTTAACGTCTATAACCCGGCTCATCCCGAGTACGAACAAGTAATCAACTTGCTACAGCAAACAACTGGGCCGGGCCCAAAGGTGTATTTCTAAAATGAAACATTACGACCAACCAATGACGCCGGATCCCTACACGAATGGAATCGGATTCTTTGACCATATCAACTACCTGGCTAAAATACATTACAGTAATGAATCAGACTTTTCAGTCACCCCCGGAGACTGGGTAGCAGCCGGGTGTAGCCACACAGTTGGGTCGGGAGTAGCCAGAATTGATAACTATTGCAACCAACTCAGTCGCAGTTACGGAAAAACCATTCATAATCTGGCAATAGGTATGGGTAATCATCAGATTACCCGGACGAATATTCAATTATGGTTGCGTATGCATCCCGACACAGGGCTAATACTAGCACAGTGGCCAGGTGTTGTTCGAAGTACAACATGGGATAGCAAGAACCGGGGCCAACGGGTAAGTGTATCGCAAGATGATTCGATACTGCACGAAATGTTGCGTCGTACAGAAATAAACTTTGATATCCCCTGGTTAGATAGTATAATTACTTTAAATCAACTGGTTGCATCCCTAAACATCCCTATAGTAAATATAGTGCTAGAGGACTGTGTCCCGGAATACCGGGAGCTATTAAGCAAGTTTAACATCACAGTGCATATAGATGAAAAAAAGGAAGGCCGCAGTTGGATATTTGATAATGCTTCTTCTGATGGCAGCCATCATAGCGCACGCTGTCACAAATTATGGGCCGAGCGGCTAACCGGAATCATTAGTAATGAATTTGGCATTTACCCTATAGTATGAAAATACCACACGATAAGTTTTGCGTACTGCCTTGGGTCAGCTTAGAAGCTAGTCCCATTGGCACTGTACGCCCTTGTTGCCTAGCAGAGGAAGAGATTGTAGATGATGCCGGTATAAAGTTTGATCTTGTCTCGGCAGATCTTTCTGTAGTACAGTCAAGTCAATACATGCAACGACTACGGCAGGATTTTTTAGATAAAAAACAGCCTGCAACGTGCCGTAAGTGTTGGAATGAAGAGAGGTCTGGTCGCACCAGCAAGCGTATGCACACGCTAAATCGTCTCAAACACATGATCCCGGAATCCGAGTGGACTGCGGATGCACGACCATTGGTGTTTCTTGATCTTAAACTAGGCAACATCTGTAATCTCAAATGCCGTATTTGTGGTTCTTGGAGTTCTAGCTCGTTTGCTACAGAGGAGCTACAGTTCCTGACCCCGGAGAAGAAAAAAGAAAGCTTCCATTATCAAATGCTTCGTGCTGGTGCCTGGCCCCGGGAGAATCAACAGTTCTGGGGAGAGATTGCCCGAGTGCTGGATCAGATACGTTATATTGAATTCACAGGTGGGGAACCATTTATGATCCAGCAGCATTTTGACATGCTGCAAGGCATAGTGGATCTTGGCATTGCCCATCAAGTTGAGATCCATTACAACACAAATGGAACCAACTTCCCGGAAAGAGGCCCGGACATCTGGCGCCATTTTAAAACCGTGGAGATTGCACTCAGCATTGATGATACAGGCGCACGTTTTGAATACCAGCGCACCAATGCTGTCTGGACCGAAGTGCAGGAGAACATACAACGTTTCCGCGAACTCCGTAGCAGTCACACTAATATTCAGCTGCAAGTATGCACCACAGTCAATGTGTTTAATGTAGCGTACCTTGAAGGTGTGGCCAACTGGATTGACCAACAGGCGTTTGACTTTGTGTACTGGAACATGATGCACGAAGCATACTACTTTAGTATCTCAACCTTGCCACAGGCGGCTAAGGACACTATTGCCCTGCGCTTACAAACAGCACAAGTGTCGGAGCGTAATAGACTAGAGTTCAATAACATAATTGAGTTTATGCAACGTGGAGTAAGCCTAGATGGTAACGTGTTGCGTATGAAGGTCGAAGACCTAGACTGGAAGCGCAAACAGGATCTTCGCACCGATCATCCAGAACTAGCAACAGCTATCGGATATACAGGTCCTAATCGATAAGTTTATGCTAAGGGCTAAACCAACTCTAATACTAGAAAAATCAAAACCGTTAATACAACCCTGGTTCCGTACAATCATTGAGCCGTACCTGTCGGTTGAGCAGTACGATTCAAGCAAAACTTACGACAAGAAATGCAGTATTTTTTGTGCCAACTATTACGCACCTACTACTAGTATTCGGCAGCATTTTATTGATGGCGGATATAAAATTGTGTATGATAATTTATGGGAGGTTATGTCCGATGACAACTCAAAGTATATTTTACAGGACCCAAATTGGTTTAGGTATTACGAGTGTTTATGGTACACATATCTTGGATACAACACATATCGGCCCAGTAAGAACTATAAACATCTGGCACTAATGCCCATTGGTAGGAGAAAAGTACACAGGGATCTAGCTGAAAGAAAGTTGCAGCCCTGGCTAGATGATTTCGTTTGGAGTTATGTTAGCAAAGGCCGCCGCCTACCCGACGACGACATGACGTCAATTGATTCGCAAAGATTCTTCAACGCAAGTTGGTATGATCAAACATGTTTTAGTATGGTGTTAGAGTCTATAGTTGACCCGCCGGTTAATAATACAGTTTTTATAACAGAAAAAACTTACAAGCCTATTGCTTTTCGCCACCCTTTTATTATAATGGGACAACCTGGTAGTTTAAAATTATTAAAGAGTTTAGGGTTTGAAACATTCGAAAACATGTTTGATGAAAGCTACGACACTGAGCCCGACTGGCTCAACCGATTAGATATCTTGGTAAACATTGTACAGCAATTTAATAAACAACCCTATGACACACTCACTGAACAGAAACTTAGACATAATCATGCATTATTTTTTGATACACAACTGGTGACCAAACACATAATAGAAGAAATAATTTATCCTTTACTGAACTATGCAGAAACCTGACACCCTGTGCCTGGCGCCTTGGACGCACACTTACCTGAGCCCGCAGACCGAACGCCGCATGTGCTGTGCAAGCAGGGAACCGGCACAGAACTTCCAACAGTACATTGACACCGCAGCAGGCACAGGGCGATATATTCCCATCACTCTAGAGCAGCACTGGAATGGAGAACACATGCGCAGTGTACGGCGTAGGATGCTGGCCGGGGAGACCTTGCCCGAGTGCGAAGTCTGTAATGACCGCCTGCTGAATACAGATGTTTACCGTAGTTATTTTTGGCACTTGTTCAAGCACAAATACGATGAGTTGGCTAACAGTACAGATGCCGCTGGTTACACCACAATGCAACCTGTCAGCTGGGACTACCGTTTCAGTAATCTGTGCAACTTCAAATGTCGCATGTGCGGCGACATGTTAAGTAGCCAGTGGGAGTCAGAGCAGCAACAGCACAACATGATTGACTGGGGCAATGCCCGGAACAACTGGATGCTGCCTGCTGTACGTAAAGAGATCACGCAGTTCCAAGACCAACAGGTAGAGGCCGAGTTCTCACAAGCAGTTGAACAGCACCGGGTAGAAGAAATATACTGGGTAGGCGGCGAGCCCTTGATGTACGAACAGCACTGGCGCTACATGCGCAGAATTATTGAACTAGGAGATGGACCACGTGTTTACGCTAGATACAACACCAACCTCAGCAGGGTGGATTACAGAGGCAATAATCTTTATCGAGATATTCTTGATAACATACGCGACTGGCAAATCTGTGCTAGCCTGGATGGCACAGGAGCCACAGGGGAGTACATCCGTACTGGGCTAAAGTATGCGCAGTGGCGGGATAACTTTGCACGTGGGGTAGAACGGCAACGACATCCACGTCAGATGCGTATAGACTTTACACTGACACTGCCCGGCTTGTTTGAAATAGAGAACATACAGCAGCTGGCACAGGAGTATGGTGTAGGCGTGCTGGCCAAGGTAGTGTTCAGCTTCAGTCCAGACATTGTGCTTAGTCCCTTAGCACTGCCCAGGGAGTTATTGGACTGTCGGGTAGACCAGCTGGCAGCACAGCTACCCGACGGTGCCTTGCGTGATGTGTTGTTACAGTTAAAGAATCGTCCCACGTTTGAACAACAATGGCCGGACACTTGGCAAGCTGGTCTGATCAAAGGCAAGCGTAGAATTCTAAAGCTGGAAGAAATTCGCAGCGACACCTACACAATGCTAGATATACTACAACAGGACAAAGAAATATATGAGTGGTGGAACAGTATTAGATCAGATTGAAATTGGGTTACGCGGTCAAGACAATCAACCGTTGACCGTATACGTTGATGTATACGACAGCAGCTTGTCGCGTAAATGGCTGGCTGCACTGAATCAATTACTAACAAACAATTATCATCTTGAAAAGAACTATTGCTTTTTTGGCATAGTAGAGCATAAACGTAATGGGCAGTTGATTCTTGAACAAGTAAACAGATCCATTGCTGCAATTAATGCAGCTGACTTGGGGTATCAAATTAATGACTTCTTCACAATGGACAACTGCATTGCAGACCGCGACGATGCGCTATCTGCACGTACAGGAATTACATTAAAGCGTAATCTTATACACAATCGCTTGAACTGGTTACACCGTTACTTTGAAGACCTGCAAGGCACAAGTGGGAACATGAGCCCATTCTTCCTCCAGGCCAACGCCGAAACAAGGTGGCATATTAGACAGCTTAACCTACTTTGTCATGAGTTCGAAAGCTGGGCCCTTAGTTTCCGCATGCAACTAGCAGCACCTGAATGGCAGCGCCCCAGTCAGTTGATGTGTTGGCTGCAAGCGCCAAGGTTTGCCTTAGATCAAGAAGACTACGAACTGTTTGGGGTTGACACTATTAACCGGCCCCTAGGTGGTGTGTTTGTGGGCGTAAACAAAGCAGTGGGCAAGCACCACTGGGAGGTGTTTTGTGATGAGGGCCGGGACGTTAGTGAACTAATTACGACGACACTAAAAAGTCAAACTGAAGCAGCCGGAGACTTTGACATCGAGTGGGCCAACAACCCCGGCACCTTTCCCTGGCAGCAAAAAAAGATTGCTCAGTTCCGAGATTGGCTAATCCATAATGGATTTGACCCCAGCGACAAAAGCTTGACTATTGGACATCCGCAAGTTGCACAGGTTGATTTACTGCGCACATTTGGTTCTATACAGTATCAAGACATATGGACTAAATTAGTACAGCACCTTGATGTTTACAGTGTAAAAACAAGTAGCAGTGCAGCTCATTATGATTATCGTTGGAGTGACGGTGACTTTATGGCTCGACAAGTTGCAATCATTAGACAAGGAAACTCATAATGAACTGGATTAAAAACCTATACAATCGAATTCGATTAGAAATTCGATACCGTAAAAAACTCAAAGAGTTAAGGAAACGGGATCCTTTTATCTATCGTTAATGAACCTACTAACCTTAGGTGATAGTTTTACGTACGGTCAAGAGCTATCAAACCTGGACAATGCATGGCCGGCCCTGGTGTCAAGTCGGCTTTTAGCCGACTTGACTAACCTAGCCCACCGGGGCAACAGCAACCCTGGAATATGCAGGCAGTTGCTGGACTATTGCACCCACCCTACCCGCCTGGCGCCGGACTTGGTAATAATTGGGTGGACAGTATCACGACGCCAGGAATTTTCTGATGAGGTCGGAACATTTAATTTATGGCCAGGCTATGCAGCATTTTGTAGCGTTCGGAAAGAACGATTGCCTTTGTTGAACTACATAGATAGAAATCATAATGAAGAATTCCTGGAGAAAACAACCTGGTATCACAATGTCATTCTCGTAACGAGTTTTTTAAAAATGAGGAAAATACCATATGTGATGTTGCGTAGCCAAGTTATCAATCTTCCAGAATACTATTACTCTACCGACTTGGTAGATCGATCTCTTTTTATTGCAGCCAATGAAAATACTGGAATGGTTGAATGGGCACATGCCGCCGGATGCAAGTTTGGCCCTGAACACCACTTTTTAGAAGATGGGCACCGCCTTGTAGCAGACAAGGTTTATGATTTTATTCAGAGTAACAAAATAATTTAATGAACATATTAGGGATTTCGGCCGGCTATCATGACGCTGCAGCCTCTGTGATTAGCATCGACGGCGAGATTCTATTTGCTGGGCATAGCGAGCGGTACAGTAAAAAGAAAAACGATAAACTCCTGCACACTACCTTGTTACAGGATGCTAGCCAATGGGACTGGTCTACAGTAGCGTACTACGAGCGCCCCTGGATGCATAACATACAACAGTGGCGCAGCGGGCAGCACTTGTATGGCCCTTGGCGCTTGCGAACTGCGTTAAAGCAACACCTGGGCCGCTGGTATCCGGAGTCTGCCAGTGTTACCTGTGCCGGCCACCACTTGAGTCATGCCGCAGCGGGTTTTCAGACCAGCCCATTTGAAACTGCAGCCGTTGTGGTAATTGATGCCATTGGCGAGCTTGATACTATAAGCATTTACCGTGCAGGATATTCCGCAGCAGATGGCCGTGCGCAATACCAACTGTTATGGCGGCAAGGGTATCCACACAGTATTGGTCTTTTCTATTCGGCCATTACCAAGGCAGTAGGCTTGAAGCCCATGGAAGAAGAATACATCACCATGGGCATGGCTGCGTATGGATCTGATCTGGGCGCGGCCTGGATGCGCGATCAGTTCATTGATGATATTAAAACTGCCCGTTTTAAAAAGAATCTACACATAGGCTTGGATCCTTATGAGCTGCCATTTCTACGTAAAGAAGACATTGCAGCGGCTGCACAGACATTGACTGAAGCACTGGTCCGGAACATCATGCAGCATGCCCGTGCGCTCACAGGCGAGAGCAACTTAGTGTACATGGGCGGAGTAGCACTGAACTGTGTTGCCAACAGTAAACTAGGTAGCATGTTTGATCACATATGGATCATGCCCAACCCGGGTGATGCTGGTAGCAGCTTGGGTGCAGCAGCACTGGCATTTGGACGTAGATTGAATTGGAAAACTGCATTCTTGGGCCATATGATCCCGGGCGCATACCCAGTACGAGCAGTGATTGATGAACTATTGGCCAACAAGATTGTGGGTGTAGCAAGTGGCCGTGCAGAGTTTGGTCCGCGCGCCTTGGGTAACCGTAGCTTACTGGCTGACCCACGTGGACCAGACATCAAAGACCGTGTCAACTTGATCAAGCGTAGGCAGCAGTTTCGGCCCTTTGCCCCTGTTGTGTTGGCTGAGTTTGCTGGTGCACACTTTGATATGCCACACAACTGGCAGTCTAGTCACTACATGCAGATTGTTGCCCCATGTCGACATCCGGAGCAGTTCCCGGCCATTTGCCATGTGGACAACACTGCACGGGTGCAAACTGTGCCTGCGGATGGTTCCGGGATTAGACAACTACTTGAAGACTGGCACATGCTTACAGGCTGCCCCATGCTGCTTAACACTAGCCTTAACATTAGGGGCGAGCCGATTGTTAATGATCGCGCTGATGCAGACCGTTTTGAACAACAGTACGGTGTTAAGGTTTGTAGTTAGGCTGTAAGTATGGTGCCCATTCAGGCACCACTTGCTGTAAAGACCGGGCACTTGCAAGATTTTCTTTTTGAATTAACTGAACAAACTGCATCAAGTGTGATTCATCATGCTTGGCAGCTGTCACAATATCAATTGCCTGCAGGATTATACGACTGTAGTACCTGGACATCACAGTGTTGATCGCACGATAACGGACCAACCCGGCATGTAATCTACTCAGTGCTGTGTGTTTTAACTCCGGGGGCAGTGCTGTGACGCTTAAATGATCGGCCCTGAACACAGGTGTGATCGTGATAAAGTTCCGTTGCTCTTCTTTATACTTGGGACCATAGTCGTTAGTGTAACACCAGTCAACAAAGTCCATAAAGCTGAATACATTTATATTGGTAAGCACATAGTTAACCACAGCACCGACATCAGTATGATGCATTAGCGTAAGTGCATTCTCTGATACTTCAGCCCAGTTGCAGCCGCGGCGCTGATATTCAATTACTTCTCCGACTCCGTCTATACTCACACTACACACAACTTGACGGAAGTGTTGAAATTTACTATCAACTTTGCTAGTATTGCTAGTGGCATTGGTCAAGAAGCCAACAATAACATTATGGGCTAGATCATTATCAATCTGGTAATCCAGCACTTTGTGAAATTGTGGTTGCATCATTGTTTCGCCACCGGCAAAGTTTATTACTTGTACTCTATGTAATGCGTCCAGGAAGTCTGGATCAGCCTCGTTAAATGTAATCCGGCTTGGTTGATTTAAAAATTTAACCTCAAACACTTGTCTACGACTACTGGAGCCACTGCCGCACATTACGCATTCTAGATTACAATAGTTGCTAGGATAGTAATCTAGTGCATAGATATTGTGAGCATAGTAATCGTCTGCAATGATTTGTTTTACAGTATCAACAATGTTGATATCTAGTTGATGTGCTAACGCTCGATTGCTTTCCTTTCTGGGACTAGTACCGTTTACTAATTCATTATGAATACAAATGCTACAATCATCTATTGATTTAAATTGGCCTTGGACAAACTGTTCCCGAATCTCTCTCCAGGCAGGCGAATTTCTGGCCTCATACACACTTTGATTGGTAATTGCCCATCTTCTAGGTGTATCTTTTGTGATTAAACTACACGGGCGAACAGAATTTGGTAGTTCGCCGTCTTGTACTTGCGCTACATTATGTGTTTGATAGAAGGCCGCCAGGAAAGGCATTAAACATATGTCTTTGCCTAGTTCTTTATAGATGTTGTCAAGGTCATTCACAAGTATGTTTCTAACCCGCCGCAGCGCCGAATGTCTTGTGTGCAGCAGCTAATGCCGCCGTCCCAAAAGTAACTATGCCGTAGCTCACTGATAATAGGCTCAATGCCGTGTTTGTGACAAAACGTAAACACTTCTTTATTGTATGCACTAAAGATCACGTGCGACTCGTCTAGTACCAAGCAGTTGACATCAAACACAGTCTCGGCAACAAAGCCAGTCCACTTGGTCAAGTAAGTATTAACAAACTCTGTAAATGCAGGAGTAGGGGTTTGTCCTTGCACATACCAAGCGCCAGGACTTTGCTCGTACTTGAACTTGCCTACTTCCATTGCTGCCCAGATACTACTGTCCCAAATCTTGCAAACATCCCATCCAGGAAAGTCCTTTGCCAAGTTGAGATTGACATCGTGTTTGCTACTCAGGATAACACCGGGCTTGAGGATAGCAAACACAGCATCGCCGTGCCCGTCGGTGACAGCCTCGTGGATGCGATAGTTGGAATCTAAACAATTGTCCTGGATCCAGGCGCTTTGATCAGGGCGCAAGAAGTCTGAATTATCAAAGAACACATCCCGGCCTACCCGTACAATGCAACTGGCACTGGCACCATTTAAGATGCAGTCAGGATCCCAATTGTCTCCGTGCGGATTAAGTACAGAATCTCCATACTCGGAACAAATACGATCCAGTTCAGGCATGGGCAACACCCGTAACAGCTTGTTACCTAGGGTAATTTGCCAGTCTCTTGGAGTAAGAGGAGGAAGTGGTGCACCTTGACCTTGAATTTGCCACTGCTCAAAATCTTTCTTATCGGGCAAGTCTGGACGTTGAACTTTAGCCCCAAACAATTCAATGGTACGTGCCAAGTTGCTAAGATCTTCTTGTGTTTCAAAAAGAATTTGCTGTAGTTGGCCACGTACTTGCGCATTATCGATAAAGTCAAAGTAGTCCGTGGTGTAGGTTCGTCCCACAATAACTTCTTCAAGCGGTTGCCAGCTGGTGTATGAGTTTACTCGCAATTGATTTTCCTAAGTAGATTATTTAAGCGGTCCCTGCGCGAGGCTAAAAAATGCTGTTGATTGTGCAGCATATCATCTCGGCACGCACAATATAACTGATGCATGTGCGGCACACCACCCCCGAACATTGTGTGCAACATAGTGACCAAGCATTGCCACCTATCTGTGGTGTTTTCTATACTGTCGTATCTATTGTCTAACACGTGGTCGAATGTTCGGTACCCCATGTCCCGCAGCCGTGCAAGGCTATGTGCTGCTCCAAAAATAACAAATGGCTGCGCATGTTTAATGGGCTTGAATGTCTTTTCTGTTAAGAATACGCCATTACTTTGATCTGCATCCATGTGTGTTTCGAGTACCACGTTCAAGTAACTGTCATTATGGTGCTCGGCTACAATTAAATGATGATCATTATGTTGATCAGACGTCAGGGTATCAGCTTTGAATTGGTAGCGCAAGAAGTCAAACATACTGACATTGAGTCCGTCAAATTTATGGATCTCAATGGGATTGTCAGACGGAGTCTCCTCTACTGCCAAGCGTGTGTTATAAGAGAAGTAGGCATGTTGATGCCACCCCCGCCTCCATAGTTCGGCCATGGTGGTTGCACGCCAAAACTTGTGTGTCCTTACCAGTGCAGTAAACAGTTTACTGCGGGGCTGCTCGTGATAAGCAATAGGCTCTACACGTCGATTTCTTTTTGCATATAATAATTCATGATCAGGGAACCAGGCTGAGTTAGGTAACAGGTCAGCAGCAGAGTTGCCACTAATGATTATTAACTGATCCTCGGCTACTCCTGCGCTCCTACACTGCGCTAGTAAATGGTCGCGAAGTCGCTTGGGATTGTCGCCTTCGTTGTAATAGAACAGCAGCTTTAGCTGCCCTTGCTGCATTTGTTTAATTCTCTCTGCAGGGATCAAGTTGAACCACTGTATCCCAAAGTCAAACCAACTTAATGCCACAACATAATAGCGGGCACCTTGTGTAGTATCAACTCCCTCATGCTGCAAGTAGTCAGGTAGTATTGCAGGTTGTACCCAGGGCCAGTGTCCGTTAAACTGTCTCCACCCGGGAGTGTAAGGCACAGCTTGATGTCGTGCCAAGTTAGGGCACGGACGGCCTTGAACGTATTGATCAAACTCGAAAATCATTTTTAATTTGTGTTAACATTTGTTGCAACTCGTTCCATAACAGGGCTTCAAACGTGCCCCCATAGAAATGTTTATAGTTATGTTCTACAGCAGGTCGCGCAGCTTGATACAATTGGTTGAGCTCGCGTTGGCTCATGTTGTCTAGGTCTTTAAGCAACTGTCCTATTTTTTCCAGGCGAACAAAGTCGTCCGTTTCCGTATCGTAACTCTCGTCCCATATGCCACTGAATGTACGGAATCCATAACTACGCAAGTACTCAAGACTGCCTGCAGCGCCGGCCAAAACAAATGGCATTTGCAAGCATATGGGCTTAAAAGTCTTTTCAGTCAAGTGCTGTCTGCGTCCCTGGAACACAGTTTCTGTTACTACATAAGCAAGACTTTCTGCACTTTCGTCAAACAAGCTTAACCAGCAGCTATGCATGGGGTGATCAGTCTCACCAGGAAAGTTCATGGGGATTGGTGCTTGTTTGAATACTGCACCGATATCAGGATAACGTGTACTAAATTTTGCAGCTATTTGATCAATGGCGACATTTTCGGCAGGGCACACCCTTGGGCAACTGATCCAGGCATTACTAACTTGATTGCGGAACATGTGATACAGCAGTAATACACGGTGATCGCGCTTGCCCCCCACAATACGATTAGGGGCAATAAAGCTTCTAGTTATTTTGCGTTGTTCGGGAGGTGTAATGAGCCAGGTACGATGATAGCCGCGATACCAATCCAGTGCTGCCCACCCGTGATAGAAGTAATAGTAGTGCTGCCAATTATATTGACTACATACTTGTTCAACAAATTCGCTATTGTATTCGCTTGTGACTACGGCTCGATTTTTAATTGGTTGTTGATTATCAATATCATCATTTCGCCGTACTACATCATCAAATAGAGCGCAATGGATGTCCATATGTATTGGTTCTTGATCGTGGAATAGTATATAATTGCATTCAACATCATTAATTCCAAAATTAAACAAGCTTTCGGGATCGCTGCGACCGGGTGGATCGCAAAAGAACATTCTTGTTTGTGGTGCGTTCTTCTTTAAGAATGGCCAAAAAGTATTATTGTAAATCTCATCTATACGAATCATGTTTGACGTTTTTTATATTGGCAACAAACCAGATCTGTTTGCGCACGAGCAAGAGTGTGAATCAATCCGCCATGCACAGGCATTAAGTCGCACACGGTACTGCTGGATCGTAACATACTTAGCGAACTACTCGGGGTGGGATTGGCTTTGGGAACCTGTGCCTTGGCAAAGTCATCAACAGCATGCTTGGGCAAGCCAGTGGCAAAAGGATTCAGGAACGTATCTGATTCCCAAGCACGGTGGTGCAGATGTTAACTATCATGCTGCACCCATCATCACACGGCTGCCTGCTGCGGACAACTGGACAATGCCACATCGTAGCATCGAATCATGGGATACTAGTTGGCACCCAGATCCTACAGAGCCGCCTATGGTGTATCAATTTGGCACACAGCATCAAAAGTCAGGCGGCCCAGTATACACAGTGCCGGGCGGACAGGATATTAAATATGTGGCCGCTCCACGGGCTACTGTTACCAGTCGTGATGATTGTTGGCTTGTTCCTCCCGGAGTTGATGTCAACAGCTTTGATTGGACTTGGCATCCAGACACCACAGAACAGCCTTACATTTATGAGTTTGGTACACAACATCAGCGTACCGGCGGCCCCAAGTACGTGGTTCCGGGTGCAGTTGATACAAAGTTTGCCGAGAATTTGCGCATCCGCAGCACATATACGTCGGGTGCATATGTAATTGATCACCTGGACGGTGCCGTGGACAGGACAACGCAGCAAGTTGAGCAGCACACCCAGGTGCTTAAACGTGTACGTTACTTTGACAACTACTTGGACACGTTAAAGCGCATTGCCAACTCTGCGCCAGATGATCAAGAGTGGATCTGGATCGTTAGTTCTTTATGTGACTATACTGGGTTTGACTTCTCTTGGCATCCAGAACGCTGGCAAAGCACCATGCTGCATGTATTCCCAAGCTCGGGGCAAAAGTTTGGCGACACATTCTTTATGCATGTTCCTACCTTTAAGGAACGCAGTGCACGTTGTCAACTGTTGGAGTGGTATGATTTAAATTTTATTACAGATACTGATGTGCCCCGACGGCCCATGCCGGTTGTGCGGCATGCGCAAGACACACATGTTGATGCGGTTAAGACACAAGACTGGTCAGGCCCATTTGCAGTGTTTACCACAACGGAGTATGTGTCTAGTGATCTCGCCATTGTGTCCTTGTGGCGAGAACAGACCAAGACTGTGGTTGCATTGGACTCCGGTGGCGCAACGGTGATCATACCCAAGACTGCTGTGCCTTACGTCCGCACACAGATTTACGACTACCCGTACATTGAACGTGACCATATGTTGTGTGCTGCCCCACTGGATGTGGTGTTTATCAGCAACGGCGAAAGAAATGCAGAGTTTCACTACAATCATCTTGCCATGTGCCTACAGGAACAGCCTAATCGGTTACACCGTGTTGATGGTATTAACGGCCGGGTTGCTGCATACCACGCTGCGTTAGAAGCAAGCACAACACCTTGGGCCTTGTGTGTGTTTGCCAAGCTTCGGATAGATGTTGGATTCCCGTGGGACTGGCAACCAGACCGCTTGCAGGCCGCCAAGCATTATATTTTCAACGCAAAGAATCCCGTTAACGGTTTAGAATACGGACACCAAGCCATGATTGCGTACAACAAGAAACTGGTATTATCAAACTCCGGAACAGGCCTGGACTTTACCTTAGATCAAGCACACGAAGTTGTTCCTATACTGTCGGGCACCGCGTATTACGCCCAGACACCTTGGTCGGCCTGGCGTACAGCATTTAGAGAGGCGATTAAACTACGCGCCAGCTTACCAGATGTGGAAAGCGAATACAGACTTGATCGTTGGCTTAACTTTGACAACACTAACCAGCACATAGTCAACGAGAAGTGGAGTCGTTGTGGCGCACAGGACGCAATAGAGTACTACGATGCAGTCCAGGGCAACTTTACTGAGTTGCGCAAGAGCTATGAGTGGGCCTGGTTGGCCAGCTATGCTATGCTGAGAAGAAACCTCTTACCTGACTAACCACAGTTTCGACCTCGGCATCAGTTAGCTCAGGGTATATCGGCAAGCTCAGGCACTCATGGCAGAACGCCGTGACTTCCCAATGATTGATGTCATCTAGCATGTTATCGGTTCCCAGTGCTAGACTACCGAGATCATATTCGGGCAATGATTTTTCGTAATGTATACGGGTCATTGTTTGCCTTGCAGCCAAGTCTAGTTGCAAACGATCCCGTGCTGGAGTTCGAATCACATACTTGTGCCAAGCATGTGTAGTGCCTGCTGTAATGCCCGGAAGGTCAACATACGCGGCCAGCCTCTCGTTATAGTATTCAGCAATAGCAGTACGACGTTTTTGCCAGCTGTCAAAGTGCGCCAGCTTGACCATCATTTGTGCGCAATCTGCCTCACTCATCTTGCTGTTATACCCCACATAAGCATGTTCGTCTTCTTTGCAGTTGTTTCTAAGATTGAGTAGTAGGTTAAAGGTTGTGGGATCGTCAGTCAACACCATGCCACCAGAGCCATAGTTGGGCAAGTTCTTGGTAGGGTCAAAGCTTAGTACACTAACATCGCCCATCTTGCCCGACGGCACCCCACGCGAACTTGCACCGAAGCTTTGTGCAGCATCCTCGATTACAAAGAAGTTATCACCGCCAAAGAACTTGGTCTCTAAGTTAAATCTCTCCCAGTCCACTGTGTTGCCGAATAAGTTAACGTACATGATTACAGCAACACGACTCTGGCTCAAGGTAGTAGGAAGACTTCCGAAGTCGATCAATCCATCGGGACTGACATCACACATACGGACCAAGTGCTCGCGGGTGTTGGCAGCGTTTAATGTGGCAGGGAAGCTTAGACTTGGGATCAGTACTTCATTATCTATATCAACAGCAGGCGCACACTGCATGGCAAAGAACAGGCCTGTAGTGGCACTGTTGACTGATACTGCATACTCTCGGTTGCATCTTTGAGCGATGGCATCCTCGAAGACCCTGGTATAGTAACCGTCTAGTACTTGGCCGCTGCTGTATACCTGATCCGTAACATCCAGGATCTCTTTGCGCAAATTGCGGTATTGCCGGTCAAGACCAAAGAATGGGATTGACAAATTAGACACCTTTAATATATTCCCGAAGATGATCGGCCCAGGCCAGGTGTCCATCGCTGTGATAGTGCCCAGTGCAGTCAGATTTAAATCCTTGATTTAGTAAATATTGACCCATGGTATAATTTGCCTGACTTACCCAATGGGTGAGATCAATCTTGGCAATACACAATCTAAGATCCTGATATTCTCGATGTATGTTTCGGAATGGGGCATATCGAGCCCGATCTCTCCATTGCCAGGACTGATCTGCAAGCTCTAGTGCAAGGTCTGTATTGTTGATAAATTCGTGTATGTAATCATTGCCTATTGCTGTAAAAAACAGATATTGAATCTTTTTAGATTTAAAATACTCTTGTAAATGTAACATAGAATGAACCCATGCATGATAGTTTAAGTATCGATTGTGTAACTGTGTAGTCCAAAATTTATGCACAAGGGTTAGATCTTCGGTCATTTCGGTTGTGTCTGGCAAGCAAGCATTCGACGTTAATCTTAATCTAACCCCTGAATGATGACTTAACTCAGCACGATCATTAAATGTCCAACCGATAATTACAATGTCGGGTGCAGTATGAATATTAAAATATTCGATAGTTGTACGAAATATACGGTCATTACTACATCCGCCTAATGCAATATTATTTACGTCGCATTTAATACTATTTGATAGAACTGACGGCCAGGCCATTGACGGATCTGGCAGATCGTATCCTTCAGTAAAACTACAACCGTTTGTAAATAATCGCATTATATAAGTTGATTCCAGTACGAAGATGTTGATAGCCACTGATAGTAACGTTGGAACCCTTCTTCGACATCAACTTGTGGATCAAAACCAAGATACTGCCTGGCTGCAGTAATGTCAAGGGAACCGCGACTCGGGAAGTCGGCATCACGATCACGTACTTCGATCCTACCTTTGCCTACAATCTTGACTATCATCTCTGCGGCTTGCAGCAGGCTTACGGAATGACTTTTGGTAATGTTGTACGTTCGATTCTTGGCCACAGTCAGTGTAGCAGCAACAATACCATCTGCAGCATCGTCAACATAGGTAAAGTCCAGAGTCTCCCCAGACCCGTTTACCTTAAGTGTCCCGCCACGCATTGCTGTCAGCATGAACTTGGCCACTACACGGTCTTCTACATCTAGTGGGCCGTATACTGCGCTGGGACGAATGATCACATACTCCATGCCGGTGCGACGCGCATAGTCTTTGACCAGCCACTCGCCTGCTAGCTTCATAATGCCGTACTGCCCTTGAGGCTCACACGGAGCATCTTCGCGTACTTGATCTGTGAAGTTCCCATAAACCATGCTTGAACTAATGTACACAAACCGTCGAACGCCGTGTGATTTGGCACTCTCGAGCAGGTTGATCAACCCACGCATCATGACATCGGCACCGGCTGCCGGGTCGGCGTTGACTACTTTTTGCCGGGGAAACGATGCCATGTGAACTATCACTTCAGGCCGTTGTGTTATGATCACACGGTCGACACTGTTGGCATTTTCGATTGATCTGAGCCAGCAAGGATGATTGTTGATCTTGGCCCGGCGTTCGGCCATCAAGTACTTTAGTTCTGCTTGCGGGATAATGCCGTAGTTGGTCTTGTTATCAAGGATGGACACCGTATGCTGTCCCTGCGCAACCAGGCGTTGGACAACATTGTGCCCGATCAAGCCATATCCACCTGTGACTAGAATGTTCATTTAAATTTTAGTTTGAAAAAAACTTGATTAGCTTCAGTCATACGAGCAATTATGCAGTATCGATATCCCATGTATGACATGTCGTGCATGCTCTGCCAATGCAATGGCCCAATGGAATTTTCCTTAACCCACTTTCCGATCACGGTACTTTCCCATTCGCCAATTAAAAATCCAGCTAATACAGTAGGCTCCTCAACATCGCCTACATGGAATTCGTGTACACTAACGGTGCTGCTGGCTACAGGAACACCATCGACTATACGGACTTGGTAATCTGCCACAGTTATGTTGCAGCAACTAGATCCGCAGCTATTGGGAACACTGTAGCAATTACCTTGGCACAAGCAACAGCCACTTCTTGGTGTTCCTTTTGTGTGCCATTTGCACTGCGCAGCTCAAGAAAGTGAATCCAGCTGCGCAAGGTGCCATTCATGTAAAGCCTACTTTCAGTAATACCTTCGGGCAGAACAGCACGAGCCTGTTCCTTGGCTATGCCGTTAGTGACAGCCCAGGTGTAGGCATCGGTTGCTGTTCGTATAACTTCCTGTTGTTTTTCAATCCACAAGCGGCTAAGTTCTCGTTGGCTGGCATTACCGAGGTCAAGGTCGACTGAATTCTGTCGATTCTTTGTGTCTTGCAGTCTGGCATCCCTAAGTACGAACGAGAGGTCTTTAGTAGGGTCAGCATATCGTTGGCTGAATTCTTGGAAACTGAAGCTACGGTGGCGCAGGATCTGTCGGGCAATATCTCTTGTTGTGGTAATTTCGATACAGGCACTGACCATTTCGAGTGGGCTCCAGTGCTGGTGCTTGACCAAGTATCGGATGAGTTTTTCGCTTGTTTCTGTATTAAGTTGATTGCTGGGATTGGACACACGGGCGCAATAGGCAATGAGTTCTTGCGCATCGGCGATACCAAGTTCTTTAAATTCAGCTGTGGGTTGACTGTAGCTGAGCAGGCGAACATTCATATTGTCTTTCTAATGTGTTGGTTGGAAATTAAGTAATCTGCTATTGTAGCACAACTGCGAGCACTAAGATAAAGTCCGTCATCACTAAACCATTCTGGATGAGCTTGCCATAATGTAGCTCGGTGCCGACCAGCTGCAATAGCATCCGTTAGTTGGTCCACTTCGCCAGGGCCACAGTTCTGTTTCATTTGCTCGATTACCGGCGCATCGAGTTTATTACTGTATGTAGAGAAGACTGGCGTATCGATAACTGAATCATCATGAATTAGATATCGGTAATCTGTATTAATTTTAGACTTGCTGCTTAACAATAAATTAGTCACGCTTTGGCAAGCAAGATTGACACCAGGGTATTCTTGGGCAAATTTATCAAGCCAAATAGTATCACTAAATCCGCCTACCAGTTGAATCTGTACATTGTGTTTTGTGGCAAGATCACTTAGACGGTAGTAAAAGTTAGATATTGTGTTATTGACTGTGACTTGATAGTTATCAGTTACCTTTGGTCCGTTATGCAGATCTCGAATATACTCGGTCTGGAAGACCACAGCTTGATCAATTTTAAGATGCGGACTATTATCTAATAGAGCTGCGAGCTGATTAATGGAATCTTGATTCGATCCATTGGGCCGACTGACGTTTATAGTTTCAACATCGGCTCCCCACAACCCGCATCCCCAGCTGTCTCCCGCAATCGCAATCATCAAATATCTTTAAGTAACTTATCAGTTTCAGGTTGAAGTATCGCAGCTACAGCTTCGACATCAAGAACAAATTCCATGCTATTAATTTCGTCTTCGTTCTCTTGTATGTAACGTTCGACGATTGCTGAAATCTCATCACTGACAAGATTCTGCCGTCGAAGATTTGTTAGATTTAAAGTTTTCTGACGACGATCGTTGTGTCGGAATATTACTTTCTTGACACACTCGATAGGGACATGATCTTTTTCAACATCATTGACGATCCTGCCCCACTGGTCTAAAAAATCCGGGTTAGGCTGCATCGGTGGACTTGGCCTTCTTGGGGCGACCACGTGTTGCTTTTTCGGTGACAGTTGCTGTTCCGGAAAGTTGAGCCGATTCTCTCATCAAACGATCACTTTCAGCTAAGAGTCCGCGGGCTTCTGCTGCCATGCGTTGAGCCTGAGTTTGAAGATCCGCAGCAAGTCCAGCGTCGTCAATTGCTAGTGCAGCATCTGACCCTGCTACATTGGAGCCGCGCCCTAGGTTGCTGCCAGCACCGACTTCGCGTCCGAAATCATCACGTTGCTTGACCTTACCGGTCATGCCACGGTTAGAATCAAGCTCGGCCATTTCTCTAATAGCTTGTTTACCCAAGGACATCTTACGAAGGATCTCGTTCATCTCTGCAAGGTTCACATGGCTAGTGGCATTGGGCGTTACTACGATCTGTTTGGCTTGCACCTTCTTGATCATGTTTTCGGCATGCAAGGTTTGCAGGATAGGACGCCCATCGGACAACAGGCTACGGAACAGTGCATCGCCCAAGTTATCAGCAGCTTGCCCTACCGGGCTTTCGATCACTTTCATGATCGTGTCGTGCATGCTAATAGGCATCACGTCGGGGTAGATGACAAGAGCCATATGCTCTTCACCTGGCACTTCACGAAATACAATAGCTACCTTGCGGTCACTGTGTTTTCCAATATGTTTAATCATTAGCGGGGACTCCTAGTTGGGCTTGCTCGGCTGCTTGGGCACGAGCAACAATGTGGTTAATAAATTGAACAATGCGATCGTAAGTGGTACCTACCGAAGTTAGTTCGTCGGCCTGGAATGCTCCGCGGCGAGATGCAAGTTCGATGATGTCTTTGACCGCTGCAATGTCTTTAATGGTCAGTTCGATGTCGGTTGTCATAATGATATTTAAGTAGTAATCACTAAGTGATTTTATTTCACTTAGTGATTTTGGGCAAATTAGTCTTCTTCGTACAAGGCCCAAGTGCCAAAGGGCGGGTCGGGATTCTTGTCCCCGTGTATAATCCAAACAGTGTCACAGTAGTTTTCATCTCCCCAGGTGCCGCCTGGGTAGCCGTCTGTGAATACTAACAGGCGCTTGGGCTCAAGATCGGCACCCTTGAGATAGTCAAAGATTGCTTCAAAGGCAGTACCACCACCACCCTGGATATCGTATTCCTCGATGTCCTCCAGTGTGTCTGAATTGTATTGTTGCGGATTGTACACCTCAGTATCAAACGTAAACACATGGATACGATAGTTATCGAACGTTTCCATGATGCCACGAATCTCGCTAAGGAAGTCTCGAGCTTGTTCACTTGAGATTGAGCCCGACGTGTCAATTGCTATAGCAATGTCGATTGTTTCTGCAGTCTTCATCCCGGGCATGATTGCATCAACGTGCCAGCCCTTGCGACTGGCCTTCATCCAAGTATAGTCCGACTTGATAGTCGACTCTATTTGCATGCGCAACAGCTCGCGCCAGTTCATCTTGGGTTCAGTTAGGTCCTGTATCAGGCGCTTGACCCCAAGCGGTATGTTGCCAGCATCACAAGTCTGTGCAGCAGCCATCATGGCTTCTTTGATCTCGTCGCGTACTTTTTCACGCTCTTCGTCACTGAGTTTAGGACGGCCCTTGCCTGATTTATCGCCGCCCTTGCTTGACTGATTGCCGTCCTCGCCTTCTTCGCCCTCGCCTTCGTCGCCGTCCATGTGCTCGTCGATCATCTTGTCGATTAACTGAATGATATTGATCTTCTTAACGTTCTTGAACAGCTCGTCGTATACTTCTTCAGAGCTCATGCCGTCATACTTGGGATCGTACAAGCAAGGCACAGAAGTGATCAGCTCACCAACCTTGTGTTTCTTAAGGTCGGCGTTAACACAGAAGTCATTGGCAATATTCCACAACTGCGGATCCCGATCACCACGTCGCCCAAAGTGATCATAGACACAGTGCAGGACTTCGTGCCCGAACAGGAACTCAATCTCCTTGGGCCGCAGCATCTTGATAAAGCGGCTATTGTAATAGAAGCACCGTCCGTCAGTGGCAGCAGTGGCACACCACTCGTCGGCATTGATCATCTTGAGACGAGTAGCAAGATTGCCAAAGAAGCTGGCGCGCAGCAACATGCCAATTCGAGCAGTGATCAACATCTCGCGAACTTCGCGATCTACCTTGGGGTCAGTGGGGCCTATTAGGGCCGCAAACTTCTTGGCATCTTCTTTGGTAGCAGTGGTACCTGCTGTGGCGTGCAAAACACTTGTCATTTCTAACTCCTTGTTCTTTACCGTATGCTTACATTATAGCACAAGTTGAATTAATGGTCAAATCGTGATTAGTTCGTGCAGGGGTGGGACAGTTGGAAAAACATCAGCTCTTTTTCGGATGCAACATAAATTCGAAGGTTGGCATTTTCGATTGAATAGCTCCACAGCGGGTTACAGTACTCGGAGAGATCAAGTTGAGTTGTTATCTTCCCGCCCCAGCTACGCCACTTACTTAACTCGGTCCACAGCCGTACTTCGGCACTCCAGCCGTATGTTTCGACAAACCATTGTTGAGCTTGAGTGAATGCCTCGGGGCCGTGCCAGACACTCATTGTGGGATGAAACTCAATACAGTAGTCAAACAAGTTATTGTAACTGTACCGACCATCAAGTGATTTTACATTGTATTTCATTGTGCGGTATATATATTAATATGAATCATGACGATATACGAAAAATACTTGCCCGGCGCCCTAACCCAAAATACTGGCGCCAGAAGGAAAAAAACTTATATGCTGAACTATCTGTATCGGACAATTTTTATTGTGATCGTATTGAGTGGTGCCATCCGATTAAATTATTAGGCATTAAACGTCATAATGATCAGTATTTTGTTGACATGATTAATAATATAATGCGTATGACTCAAGATCGAAACATAGAGTTTTCTGCATATTACCAGCCATTTGGAGTACTTTGGAAAGAGGCATGCGACGAGTGGGAAGGAAGAAATCACCTAATATTTCATTGCGATCAGGCATTAATGTATTCCGATGAGTTCCTTGACTTTGTTCAAACTCACCCCGAGATGAAAGTTGTTGTATTTAGTACTCACTATCTCCCGGATACTTGGCCGAGTTTGGAAAATCTTCATATTATACATTGGGGGAGTGATTATTTGCTTCAAAAAGAAGAATACCAGAATATTAATATGATAGAAAAATCCTTTGCAGCTAACTACCATTGGATTAGTCTAACTCGCATTGCAAGACTAGCTCGATGGGGCGCAGCACTCTACCTTAAAGGGCTTGGATTAGACGCAACTGGTTGGTTAAGCATAAACATACCAAACGATAATTGGCGCACACGTTGGCAGCAGCATTGGTCATTTCTTCCAGATGATGATAGTAGATATGGATCAATTTTTGAGATAGGTACCGAACGAGGCAAAGAGCATAATATTAAGCCTCCAAGTCAAATTTATACCACAGTCAATGGTAATGCCGAAAATCTTGATCTAAGACTACGACCAATATATGAAAACTCGGCTGTAGAAATTGTTAATGAGACTACCTTTGAGTTTAAATTTGGTATTCATATGACAGAAAAGTTTATCAATTCAGTATATGGGATGAATCTACCAATTGTCCTGGGGCAGCTCGGCATAGTCGAATACTGTCGCAAGTTGGGGTTTGATATGTTCGATGATGTAGTTGACCATTCCTATGATGTAATCACTAGGCCAATTGATAGACTCACAGCAGCCATTGATCGAAATCGCAGACTTTTAGAAGATCGAGATTTTGCTATTTCTGCTTGGCAACGATGCCAACCCCGCCTGCAAGCAAACTACGAACTAGCACGGTACCGGTTGCATGATCAAGTATACAGCCGTGTCATGTCTGAAGTGCCTGCTGCGTTAGATTTCTTATCTTGAATACTTGAGCGAGAACATGATAGCATCTTGTGGGTCTGTAAAATAGAAAATCATAGCAAACCTGTTTTGTTCTCCGTCGTCTCCTGCGGTCCAATTCCATCGTGCCGTACCACCAGTGCCTCTACTTAGACTGCTGCTGTTGGGACCAAAGTCAGCCTGCACATGTCGCAACAACGTCTGTACAGACTGATAAGTGTAAGGGTCGAACATAACCCTTACACTGGTTAAAATGGGGGGTGTAGTTGACCCCCCGTCCGCATCAGGCATTGGCCTGGAGAATGTACTTGCCATAACGCTGATGGAACTCGTCGAAGTTCTTCAACTTGGTAGGCTGGAACGGCAGGTTGTACGTAGTCAACGCAATCCTTGCACCCATAACCACAAGCTCAGTCTCAAAGTTCTTCATCATGTAAGCAAAGAAGTTATCCGCCATGCTGTGGAATTCCTTGTCTGACACCTTTGTGACTTCCAGCGCATCCTTGAGCTCATAGCACAAGCTGATAACCAGACTGTACATGGCACTGACTTCTTTGATTGCCAGCTCTTTTTCCTTGCCCGACAACACATCTTCCGGCTTGGGCAAGCGCCCTGCAATCTTGCGGTGAGCCATGAACTTGACAGCAAGCCCCTCGCCCACAGTACCTGCAATCAAGTCAGTGATGTCGGCATTGCTGGTATCCTCGTCCTCCAGCAGCTCGCTCACAAAGGTCCAGGAACGCGGTGTAGCGAACGCACGGCTTGAGCTCTTGCTGTCGTAGTCGTACAGGTCTTGCTTGGCAAAGCTCAAGTAGCCAACCACGTCCTTGTGGATTTGGTTCTCAACTGCCCACTCTAACCAAGCAGAAAAGTCAGCTCGCATTTCCAGGTGCACGAAACGATTTGCTAGCGGGCTAGGCATGCGGTATGTCACGCCCTTGTCGCTTTCACGATTGCCGGCTGCGATCATTGCCACATTGGCCGGCAACTTATACTTGCCGCAAGCACGATTCAAGATCAACTGATACGCTGCCGCCTGGGTTGCAGGAGGAGCAGCATTCAGTTCGTCCAGGAACAAGATAATGATGGGATACTGGCTAGCCATTTCCTCATCGGGCAAGTCAACCGGCGCAGCCCAATCCATCTTGTTGATTTCTTTGTTATAGAACGGGATACCACGGATGTCTGTGGGATCCATCTGGCCCAAGCGCAGGTCGATCATGAGACCACCAAGCTCTTTGGCAATGCTAGCAACAACCTCGCTCTTGCCAATCCCCGGAGGGCCCCACAGGAAGCCCGGGCGCTGTTTGGCAATCAGTTTGTGAATAGCACGGCGGGCAGTGACACTGGTAACGGTACGATGTTCAACGGACATAATGTAGTTCCTTCTCAGGGTTAAAATTAAACTATGACTCTATTATATGCTATGTTGAATTTCGTGTCAACCAGCTTGCTTGATGTGTTTCTTAACATCGCCGTCATGAAATGCAATCCGCGTAATGTCCGGATGAGTCAGGATGCCCGTGGTAATGACAAACACGTCGCGATCATCTGCGGTTCGAAATCGTTTGTGCCACTCGTGGTCGTTACGAAATATCCAAGTCACCGAGAATCGATCTTTCATTAGTTCCACTCCTTCTTGTTGCCAAACTGTTCGTTGTCATTGTAGCCTGCGGTGTAGGCTGTGATCTCTTCAGCAGTCATGCCCTCCAGCTCAACTTCTTGGCTAGAGCCTGTGTCGCCCACGTAATAGTGGGGCCCGTAACCTCGTCCGTAGTAGGAATCGGCACTACCGCGATCCCAAGGCCCACCATGGCGTTGATCATACTTGCTGCTATCTTGATCACTCATAACCAACTCCTTACTGTATGCCTACATTATAGCACAAGATGAATTATTGGGCAAATCGATTAATCGAAGTAATTGCCAGGGCAGCATTGGAACGTGTTTTTTCCAGCTTCGGCCCAGGCCATGGGATGCAGATCCTTCTTGTCGATCACCTGCCGGTTGCACAGTTCCATGGCCTTGAACGCAGTTTCCGCAGCGAACTTGAACTTGTCGTTGCCCACAACAAACGTAAACTCAGTCATTCCCAACTCCTTGTTGCTAACCATACAACCATTATAGCACAGGAGCCATTTCTGGTCAACCAGCAGGATCAGTGCTCGAGCTGCTTTAACAGTTTCACAGCTTCAGCACGGAACCGAGTATAGTCATCTTTGGTTAACGATTTGGTTTTGGCCATGGTTGACTCTGTGACAATAAATCCATCAAACTGTGCAAAGTGATTGGTGTTGGCATGGTACCACAATAAGAATGGATTATCAAATTCTAGACTCACAGCAGAGTTGTTGTGCCAAAATCCTGGATGGACATCGGTAGCAACACCGTTAGTATGGTACTTTAACTTTTTGTAAAAAAAGTCATGATCGGCAAACAAGTCAATGCCGTTGATTGAGAACTTTTTGAGCAGTACAAACTTATCTTTAACAATGTGCCCGTTGTTATCGACAATAGTATCATTGCTGCTTTTATTTGAAAACAGCATTTCTAATTTATTCCATACATCTGCCCAGGGCCGACGAGCATCTGTTACTGTAGCAGACAATGATATCTGATGGGTTCCTTCGGACAACCCCGATTTGTAAATTGTTTGTTGGTTAAACTTAATTTCTATAACCGGAGGATTATCATGTGTGACACTAGACTCTAGCTCAAACTCTAATTTTAATACACTAGCTGTTTCTTTTGATAGCACTAGATTTAAAAACTCGTCAAAGTTCTCGTAGTAATACTCTGCACACTGTGCAAGTTCTTTGCCGTGTACCTTCAAAGGATAAAACGTTTGATAATCACTAAAATTATTAGCCAATTTAGTGTGCGCTATCCCTGCAGTTTGCTCCATCAATGGGATTCTGAGTCTATGTAAAAACTTTTCTAACAACAACAATCTATAAAATCTCTCCTTGGCAGTCAAGTTGGGATTCAGCTCAGTCCACCAATTTCCGGCGGCGCTACGTTGCAACTGATTTTTTTCATAGTTCAAGTCTGCAGGAGTATCGGGCCCTAATTCAAACGTACCACCGGGGCTGACAGCAACTAGATGTCCGGTACGGGCATAACTGGAAATTTTATACACCATTGATATAGTTTTTAAGAAGTCCTCCCAAGTCTCGCTCCAGTGCCCGACCATGAGCAAGGTGATAAAGTGTATGTTATTTTTTTGAAACTGCTCTGCTTCAAAGTACAATGCTTCAACAGTGGTCTTTTTATTCATGGCCAGGAGAACATTGTTGCTGCCTGACTCTACACCAATGGTGGCACTGGCCAACCCTGACTCGGCCAGCAGTGGGTACAAGTCCAGTGGCATTTGCCCAATTGGTCTACATATCCATCCCGAAGCTGACCATGTAATTTTTTTGTCAGGATTTTCCCTGTTGAATCTGGCTAATTCTGTTACCCACTCACGGAGACTCTTCATACTTCCGTTAACTAGGCTGTCTAAAAATATAAAATCTCTAATGCCGTGCCGTTCTGCAAGATAAATCATCTCCTTGACAATATTCAAACCACTGCGGAATCTAAATTTGTTTTGTACCACAGTGACATCACAAAAGTCACAACTACGAACACATCCTTTGCTGCTGAATATAGGTAGTTGAGTGTGTCCTCTGTTGAGTTGCCCGGTGTAGAGACCTAACTCAAAGTCGTCGAAGTTGGCGTATGGATGATCCTGGTGTTGGTATTTTTCCATATGAAACACATCGGGCTCGACACAACCATTAAGCAAATCAACTAGGGCTTGCTCGCCATCACCTAGTATGTTTTCATCTATTAGTTTTCGTCGGAGTAAGATATCGCCAAATTTTAATAGTTTTTCAGTAGAAGATATATGATATTTGGCATGCATGGACTTGACCATCTGCACTCCGACTGCAGGCCCACCGATAACAATTTTAATCTTGGGATTTAGTTGTTTAATTTTCTCGCATAACATATAAGTGGCCAGATGCGAATAGTACGAAAACACACTGATGCCTATCCAAGTAGTGTCTAGTGCAGACAACTTCACGGCCCACTTTTCGATAAACTCAGATGTTAAAAACTCAGCGTCGGGGTCAATTGACATGTCTGGGGTAGAAAAATATTCTTGCAACGAATCAAATATCGACCGATCGTGATTGCAATCCTTTAATAATTCTAAACCCAAGTCCAGGGTCAAACATTTGAATCCATATGATTCCACAGCACCTTTGAGTACAGCGATTCCTAGTGGAGGACTTTCTACAATAGTATATGGGACTGAAATTAAAACAATATCGTACATATGATAAAGATATTTACCGGGGTCATGCCCGAGCATCGACTACTTGTTTGTCAAGGTAGTAAGGGCGACTCCAAGTACCACGAATACCACGAAAGATATCATCGGTATCATTTCTCCAATACTCAGGAATCGAGTCTCGAAAATGTAGAATACCATTGCGGTAGTGTTTGGCAGTAGTATCTATTTCGTTATCATACAACCAAGTGGTATTGGGTATGAATACCGGACTTCGCGTTTTTTCAACTTGGAATGTGCTAAGGTCCCACGTTGGATAAATCAAAGACGAAACTCCGTCACGATGCAGCCATAATGTTTGACCATTACGATCAACACAGGCCAGTCCCGAAGACTCGTGCTGCACCCAGGGTGTTTGAGCAGTAGCATGTTCAAGATACCGCTTGATTATATGCGCTTGCTTGATCAGCATGGGAGGCAGCTCTGGGCTCCAATAAAACATTTCAGTTGGTGCACTAGACCCGATGTAAAAAATATTGCTGACATCTAAGAATCTAACACACCAGCGGCCATCCACTTGCCATACCCGTGGTTTTTCCATGCCTAAGACAAACCCAATTTTTTTACCGCTGTGGATATAATCTAGATAGAATCTATCTAGCATAAACGGCCTAGTCCATGCCATGCTGTTGGGACTAGGCAGGGCCAACTGATTTATTGTGTCATCAATGTTGTCTGTATCTTGAAAGAAATCGTATATAGGGCGAGTCATATCAATGACCCTAAACTTGATTTCTGGATGGGCGTCTTGTAACTTTTGCATGTACGGTAACGTTACTTGTGCTATTTCTTGATCAGTGTGAGTGCTACTGTTATGATTGCCTTCGAACGTGTGCCATGTGACAACTTCATCTACATGTATACCGTTATCTAAGAACGCATGCAGCATGTTGGTACTATCCGCACCACCACTAAAGCAGATAACAACGTAGTCGTATTTTTCTCGTAGTTGTTGAGCCCTTGCAAGATATAAGTCAGTGAGAGACGCTTCGGGTTCATGTGTCCAATCGTAACTGGCAAACACATCATCATGAAAGTACCAATGCGGGAATTGCCCGGTACTTTGGTGTCGCTTGACAGCTTCAAATTTGCTGTAAATTTTCTCGTTGCCCACAGTGTAATAGCCATACCGATCAGACGGCTGCTGGAACAATTGCATAAGTTTCCTAAGAGTTAAAAAAAGAGGCCCCGAAGAGCCTCTCTGCTATTTTCTGTTGCGAGGCACAGCCGCCCCAAGCAGTGTTTAGGCTGCTAAAGAATAAACGCTATCATTTGCATTTATGAGTTTTGCTTGATTAACGGTCATCGCCTACCGTGTTGCCGCCTTCAATATCTCACGCTGTCGAAACCACTTCGGGCCCATTATAAAACATACTCCTTACCTAGCATTTTCAGTTCAAGGCTTGCAGGAACCGCCTTATATACTATCTAGGTTTCACAGATTCCACGATGGGAATATGTTTTATGGTGGACCCGGGCGGGAATGATCCGCCGTCCAACATGCCTTCTATCCAGAGGAATTACAACAATCTTTTTATTTATTCAGCGTTGTCCCGATAACTACTATCTTTACACGCTACTACTAGAGTATACACCCAAGTGCTGACATTAGCAACCCCTATCAACCACATATACCACGGAATGTCAGCCATTTTGATGTGTGCGCCAATACAATTGATGAGCTCGTTTGGGCAACCGATACCAACGACTAAAACGGCACGGTTGCCCACGATCAGTTGAGTCACCTTGATATCCCGGTACCTGTGCAGAGTGCCGCCAACGGATTTGGTTGTGCAGGCTTGACCGACCAGTACGTTGTGGATCATTCCAGAACCGGAACATAAAGTGTGACATAATTAGAGTTTAGCGGCTATCCGCTTTTGTAAAAAGTTTAGTAAAATGCCATACGCTGGCAGGATCACCAGCAGGCTGACCACAATCTTAGTCACAATGTGATTTGTGGCCACAATATGCCAGTTGTCTGCCATGAACTTGTCTGCACCACCAGCAAACGCTGTGCCAAAGAATGTATACGTGTCAATGATGGTGGTTACCACGCTGCTAAGTGCAGGAGCCACATACCATGCCTCATATCGCTCGCGCAGGTACTGGAACACATACACGTCTAGCATAGTAGCAACCAGGTAGGCCATACCACTACCCAGACCGATTCGGATGGCAACACTTTCTGGTGCACCACCTGCTGCCACTACCGAGATGCTGACAATAATGGCAGGGATAAAGCTGAGTCTTACCACAGCCTGTCCCATTTCCTTACCGATCAGGCGAACAGTAAGGTCGGTGGCAATAACCACCAGTGGGAAAGTAAACGCAGCATAAGCCAAGGTGTGGTCAAAGATAGTAAATTTATAAGTCACAAGCCAATTGCTCAGAGCAATAATGAATGTGTGGAAGGCCACTAACCTCAGTGCCAATGAGCGATCAAGCCCGGGAAACAATCGATTTAACATGGGAACTCCTTATTTTAAAGGAATATTTAGTTGTAGAAAAGTGATGGTTACGAGTTCCATCGGCAGTCAATCGTGTGCCCGGTTTGTTTGTTTTAATTCAATCCTAACCGCTTCCAATCAGCACGAACCTGATTCTTCACAGAATCTGGCAGTGCAACATAGTCTAGGTCATCTGCTGCTTTATCACCTGATGTATAAGCCCAGTCAAAGAACTTCAGGGCTGTCTTGACCTCTTCTGGCTTGAGTGGTTTTAAGTGTACCAGGATAAATGTAGCACCACTGATGGGCCAAGATTCTTTGCCTGCTTGATTGGTCAGCACCTGAAAGTATGTCTTGCTCCAGGTAGCACCTGCAGCAGCGGCCTTGAATGCAGTGTCGCTGGGAGTAACCCAAGTACCTGCACTGTTTTGTACTTGAACGTAGGTCATTTTGTTCTGCTTGACATATGCGTATTCAACATAGCCAATGCTGTTGGGCAGTCTAGAAACAAATGCAGAAACTCCCTCATTGCCTTTGCCGCCGGCGCCAACGGGCCAATTAACAGCGGTGCCTTCTCCTACTTTGTCTTTGAACTCGGGGCTCACTTTGCTCAGGTAGTTGGTCCAGATAAATGTAGTACCACTACCGTCAGCACGCCGCACCACCATGATAGCATCACTGGGTAGTGCCACTGTGGGGTTCAGTTGTTTGATTGCAGGGTCATCCCACTTGGTAACTTTGCCCAGGTAGATGTCGCCCAACAGTGGGCCAGTTAACTTTAGTTCACCCGGCTTAATGCCCTTGATGTTGACCACCGGAACAACACCGCCGATCACTGTGGGAAATTGAAACAGGCCTGCTTCTTTTAACTTTTCGTCAGTAAGCGGCATATCACTTGCGCCAAATGTTACGGTCTTGGCTTCAATTTGTTTGATGCCTGCCCCAGATCCTACACTTTGGTAGTTTATCTTAGCACCAGTTGCTTTGTTATAATCTGCTGCCCATTTGGCATAGATGGGTGCGGGGAATGTTGCACCTGCCCCTGTAATTTCTTGTGCGGTTGATCCGATCGACACTGCTGCTAGCAAAACTGCAAATAATTTCTTCACTGTGTATTCTCCTTTGTGTTACATTATTTACAATAATAATAGCATATAATTGTTACAATTTTATTACAGTGTCTGACTATTTTTGATATTTTTTATGAGGTTCAGCCGTTTCGGGGGTCTGATGCTTTAGCACAACTGATCCCATTATTAATGCAAGTACAATTATAGCTACCAGTCGTCCATGTCCCATGTTAACCTCCTGATATAAAATAAACTATAACAAATGCAGCAGCCATGCACCACCAGAACAAATCGTTTATCTTGTCCTTATCGTTCTTGACCAGTCGTGCTTCTTCGATGTCATGCTTCTCTACTTCGGCCTTGACTTTTAAGAATTCTTCCCAACTCTTTGGGCCATGTGTTTTGATTATATGATCCTTCAGGTCTGCAGTGTCTTTAGCGGCCCTGGCGCGGTCTAAGAATTTTCTATACGCTGTTTGTTCTTGTTGACTACCCAGCTGTTCTTTTTCTTTGAGAGCCTGGGCTCTCTTCTGTCGTTCTTGATTAACAACTGCATGAATTTCTGCTTGCATGTCCGTGACAATCTTGGCGCCTTCTTTGCCAACTGCCATGCTCTCACGTAGTGTTCCTATTGCTGCCTTTGCCCCGGCATTTATTTCTGTTGATTTCATGCCACTTACCCTTACTATTATTATTTTTATAATAATATTTACTGGGTTGCGGCGTAAAGTTATGTATTACTTTAAGTCCAAAGGCTCTTTCGGACACGGATCAAACGGGTCAACATCTCAGTGTCCTCGTCTTCGTGCTGCTGTTCAATTTCAGTACACCGGGCCAAGGCTGCGGTGCTCTCGGCTCGTTCCTCGTCAGTGCGATCCTCAAGTCCTGCCAAGAAGTCCTCGTCTTCGGATCGCCGACGAGCACATATCTCACTCCACCCACTAGCGTCGTACGGATCTGGGCGAACCGGTCTTACGGTCTTCCACCAATCGTACAACGCCAGTACTTCTGTTGCAGCAACGGCCTGTCGGGTAGGTTTGTTGTATTCCGGACCATCTTTGTCGTCCCATTCGTCGTTGTGTTTTAACCCTGATGACCATGCAAGATAGTCCAGGCCTGCTTGTGGGCAACGCCACACACGCCACCTAAACCAACCTGCAGCATAAAATGGTACATTGTATTTGACACGATCTTCTTTGTTCCAAGCAATGTTACTCCAGGCCAGTTCAATCTCAACATGGTTCACCAACTCGTCAAACAAACAGTGCAGAATACGGCAGTCAAGATCGCACCATTTGCCCCGGGGCAGGCTTGAACTGGTAAGTGCGTGGGTTCGTGTGACCCAACGGTTGTTGATGTAGTGCTTGATATCGTACAGCACAGTCGCAGGCCAGTACACAATGTCCTGCACCTTGTCCAAGGACTTGTCGGCTAACCAATAGCGAAACGGATGTGCAGCCTGTGCTGACTTCCTCCAGTCCCGCCACCCTGAACTGGTCTCGGCGCCGGGTTTTGGAGTACCGCGCAGCCAGTCGGCAAACGTGGTGCAGGACCAATAGTGATTGTGTGATGCCATTGTGTATGTATTCCGGTTAGTTACGGCCAGTGCCCAGAGATTGTTTATAGTCTGCACTGTCTAGAGCGTTTTGTACTTCGGTGTGCAGCGGCAAGCATTGTTGCACCCATCCCTGTGTGCCCCGAGCAGCAGTCAGTTGCTCGATTGCATCAGCTGCTTCTTCCAGCAAGTCTGAGATTCGATCTGGCTTGCCTTCTTCGACTGACTTGCGTGTTGGGATCTGTCGGCGAATCCGCGCTCGCTCACGCAGTCTATATATCAAGTCTTTCATCGTGTTCTCTTGTTCCAATTGTCCATGGCTTCTTCTTCAGTTTCACCATACACAGTAGCACCACATCCAGTTGCTGATATTTGACACACCACCTGCCAGGCAGTGCGCTCACGATTACTGGGGTAAACAGTGTCCATAATGTCATCACCGTTGAGGTCATGTCCACAGAATGGGCAATCACGAAATGTCAGTAGTGGTCCGCGCATTAATAAGCCTTGATGTGTTGGGCATTTTCTAAAACCCACGGCCCGCATCTTTCGTGAAACAAATCAAAATTTTTCAATCGAGATGGGTCAAGTGGTAGTCGATAATGTATTAACCAAGTCTTGGCAATACGAGACGCTTGCTCGATAGTAAACGTCCGCATTATGATGTCGAAATGTTGATCAACAGCTCGCAGCATTTTTTTCTCCTGCACACGTTGCCAACGATGTGTACCTACCCCACCTGGAATCATAGCGGTCATCTCTTTACCGGTCTCGTGAGCATAGTGCGCTGGACCTGCCAGTATCGAAAACACTAACGCACGATTATCCATTCTTCAATTCCTCTGCGGTAAGATCGTTGTATGGCTTATTGTACTTTAAACTGACAGCAATGATGTTGTCAAGTTCTTTTTCAAACAGTTTGAATGCCGGAGTAGAAGTCATAGCTTGCCAAAAAGGGCTATTAGGATCATCGTTCATTACTTCTGCTAGACTGGTCTTAATAACTGGCATGATTTGACTCCAACCTTGCGTTCATGATTCAACTACGAGTTGTCCATATGATGTAACCACCATTGGTATCAGACCACGGACAATATTGCTCCCACAATGCCGGCCCTGAATCGGGATTTTCCTTGATTAGTTTATCTAACATGGGCCTATCTGTGTATCCGCCAGTGCCCCAATCATGTTGTTTTAACATCAGTTCAAGATCAGTCATTCCTTGACCCCAAAATATTCTTTGATAGCGGGACCTGCCCACTGCTGAGTTCTCTCGTCGTAATACCCGCCCACTAGTTCTGCGCACTGATCCAGAAGTAGTGCGCTGAACTTTTCTAGTTCAGCAAGCCCGGTGCTTTTGGGATCGGTTACAAAGAAACAATCTCCCCAAAAACTAAATCCGGCCTGCTCGGCTAGAGTCTTGACTCTGTCATTCATAGTGTTTTTCCTAATGTTTCGGGACTGTGATCCAGAGTCAGCAACCCGTTATCATGTTTGTAGAAGTAAGCGTCTTGATCTTTGATGGTCACGCAGAGGTCACTGTGGTCAATGTCATAATCTTTGAATGTGTGATCTGGGTTGTAAACTCTAAACATAAATCTGTCTAGGCCATGCACCCAGATCAACACGCCATCGACTCCATTGGCCGGGATTGCTGTAGTTGTCATTTATATATTATAGCAGCAATCTAATTGCGTGTCAAGTGTTAGTTGTGCCCGACCAGTAGGAGAATCTAGGCAAGTATTTTTTCATAGTACCAATATTTAGTGCTATGTTCTTTTACATCAGTCGGTCCCTTTGGAGTAGTTGTTTAAAAATTCTGTTAACCAAATCTCGCCAAATCTAGCATTCATATGTATAGTATCATCTGCAGGATGATCTAGATCATCCTGGCTGTCGCCAACTGATAATTTTTTAGATCCTTTTGACAACTCTGGATGTGTACTATTTCCATTCACGATAGTGCTTAACGGCTGCATTATTAGTTTGCTATTGAGTGGACGATAAATCAGATTGTTAATACGTTCTATTCTGTCTATAAAATCACTGGGCGGCACGTTGGATAAGATTTGAGTAGCAGCCGGCAGCGGTGCATGTCCAACAAACATAACTTTATCAGTGATAGCCCTTAATTTTTTTAAGATTCTAAAACCAGTGGTGGTTATTATAGAGTCAGTTAAGATACTTTCAATAACTGCTCTTGAATAAAATTGGGTATCATTGGCCACTCTAACACCAGTGGTACCTGCTCCGTAAATAAGGATGACATCATACTCTGATGGATCAATATTATTCTTGCCCCCGGACGTTACCTCAAGCGCTCGGGTCATCACAGCATCACTCGGGGAAAGTTTTCCATTGCACACACCTAGTCTATCAAGACCCTGACCTCGGTTGGCAAAGAATGTAACTTCTATTCCGGGAAAGTTGCCATTAATGTTGGCCCATCCTCTTTTTAATGATCCCACATGACTGTTACCTATAACACAAATCTTCATCATCCTTCCTTAAATGCATCTAATAATTCTTCTTCGCATATTTCATCTGTATCTTCGACTAATAGGTCGATTAAAGCATTTTGGCACTTTCCAAATTTATTCTCTAAGCATTTAAGGAAAATATCCATGACATAGTTAACTCCGTATGGATTTACATTTCTTTGATTTGGCTCAAAGAATATTCCCTTGAAGATCGGACTATTAACAAGTTCGTAGCCCGGGAAGTAATCGATGTGTGCGTTATTTGTTGCTAACTGGCCAGCAACTGCGCGAAGTATGGATTTTGTTTCTGTAGTTGCAACCAACACGTGTCGGTTGGACATAGTAGCAGTTAACGGCACTGGTGATACGGTCAAGATAAACTTGATACTGGGATTTGCATGCTGCATCATTGATATGACACTTTGTAAATTTTGAAGTATCTCCGAAAATTGTTGGTTCTTAAATTCGTGTTTAGCGGGATCAAACTCTCCGGCTGCTGTTCCCGGGCACATGGGATATTCATATCCCAGTGGATTAACCCAACTTTCAGTTAAGCCTAACGTAAACACAAAGTATGTGGCTTGTAGTATGCTTTCTCGAAACGACCGTATGGCTTGGGCCTGCGAGTGCCTCATTTCCGATTCGGATTCGAATCCATTGGGTTCTATTACCGGCCTAAAAGGGTCGTAGTAGCGAGAATCTTTCACCCAGACTTCGTCGGGTACAGTAGAAATGCCCAGTGCCCATTCGGTCCATTGCCTTAACAAAGATGTTGTATAGATGTTACCCGTTCGCGCAGAGAAAATATCATAGTTTAGCAAACGAGAATTTTTTTTACTTAGCCCCCAGGGGGCCGCCTCTGTACTCAGCCAGTTAAATCCTCGAGCTTTCAATGCAGAACCGATATGCTGTGAAAAGCAAGATCCAAAAGTTACTACGGCTTGAGTTGATTGAATGTCAAACTTTGGGTCCCATAAATTATCAACATCAAACATGCTTTTGCTTGATACTGCTAGTTTCCAGAATGCAGAATCTGGCAGACTTTGATATGGATTCATTTATCAGTGCACTGGTTTCTTTGCATCAACTTCACACTCTACAACCCAGTTGTTGAATTGGGTAAACTTGTTTACTTCTACACCCAAGCCCACTGCCTCGTTGACAAAGTGTTGCAGCAGTGCATTGTACAGCGCATCGGGCATGGTCTTCTTGTCAAATTGAATCTTCATTACCAATTCTCCGTTCCTGAAATTTCAACAGTAAACTTACCTTCGTAGCCATTCACTATGGCAAACATGGTCATGGTGGTCACGGTGCCAATCCCGGATGTGCCGTCCTGATTGATCTCAAAGCGGCTCACATCCGGAAAGTAGCTCATGATCTCGTACATCTTTGCAACGTCAGTTCTAGTTAGGTGCATTATAGTTCCTTTGGCCACTCAGCGGCGGCATGTTGTTTAACAGTAATACCAAAATGCTGTTTAATCTCTCGCACAGTGAGGTTGACTGGATACTTGCGTTCCAAGTCAACCATCATCTGGCAGCATTCCAGAACGATTTGTTCGGCAAACTTTTCAAGTCCCGATGCTGTATTATGACGTGTGGTCATTGCTTCTGACAATTCAGTACTGAATCCAGACTGGTTGGCAAGTTGTCGAATTCGTTTGTTCATCATTTTGCTGCCTCTGTGCGGTCAATGGTGATAGATGTGGCGGGAATTTTATTTGAATTCTTCACTGTTGTAGCTGACAGCGGGCAACGAGCAACTGTGATCGCATGACCATTACCATCAGATAGATTATAGATTTTACAATCTTGCAGGCCATCGGGCATGACAGGCCAGCGTGTTTCTTTTGCATATGGCCCACATCCTATTAGGAATCCTAACAAGAGAAACAGTGTATATTTCATTGCTGATCCTTAAAATGTTGTCTGATGGATCTGGCGGCTTCGATAGTGGCCATGTCCCAGGTGTGTCCCTGAGACTGCAGGCTGACTTCATCTGTGATTGGACAGGGTGTTGCAACCGCAACTCTTGCACATTCCTGAATAATCAGTTCAGCGAATCGATCCATCTGACTAATAAAAGCAGGGACCGGGACGTTAACAAATCCAGCGGCATTGCGATACCCAACAAATCCAACTTCCTCAAGCAAGGCTTTGAGTCTTTGGTTGTTCATTCTACTACTCCGTACTCTGCTTTAACAGCATCCAATGCTTGGCGAACCTGGTCCCTGACGGGCAGATACTTAAAAGAAGGAATAGGATGATACACCCAATCCATACCGCCCCAAATTCTATCTCCCTCAAGGAGATGTAGCACATTGATCAAGACTTGAAAGCGTGGATCAGACCACATTAGTTTAATTTCTTCTTTCATTTTTCTCTAACGCCTCTGTCAAACTAGCAATGACTTCTCTTAAATCACCCGGAGTCAAGAAGATTGAGATTTCTTGATCCAATTTAGTGTCGTTGGACGTGTCGGACATTATGAGCCAAAACGAACCACTTTGACTAACTCCACAATTTTTCAAACGCAGGGTAACATACCTGTTGTCAACATCGTACACACACTGTGAATAAATCTGTTCAGTATCAATCATCATCAACTCCATTGTATAGCTGCTATTATAGCACAGGTGCGATTTATTGTCAATCGAAATCGCCCGCTCATCATTCAATTCCATTTAATGGCAAAGTATGAAGCGTATTTTGCTTTGCTTTTTATGATCTTTATGGTTACACGATTATCAGTAACATCCCTATCGGACATACCCCAGTTCCAATGGATTCCTTGTTTGCCAACAAGTTTAGTAAGTTCCGGGCGATAGTGGTCATTCGGGTCCGCCGAATCAAAAGTTATATAGTTTGCTCCACCCAAATCACACCAGAATGGATCGCCTGGCCCCGGTCCTGCTACAATCTTACCACTGGGCCACTTTACATTGATCACAACTCCGGGCACGAATCTCCACCAAAGTTTATCTTTGATGCTCAGCCTATATGGCAGCCACCGTACGTTACCAAAGTAGAAGAAGCCTTTGATTTCTGAACTCGTCATCTAGTTTCCGTATTGCACTTGTGGAAAATTAAAAATTCTATCAGTGTTTCGCTTCCACATTGTATACTGCTTATCATTGTTGCTGCCAATCATGGTGAGTTGCACCATCTTTTCAGAATCAGATTTCTCCACCACTGCCCACTCTGATCCTGTCACAGGATTCTGATAAACATCTAACACTTTGATTTCTGCATAGGGTTTCATTCTTCAACTCCGAAATTTGATACCCCAATTCCAGCAGATAGGACAGAATAGATATCTGCGGTATCGGCAGTAAAAATACCCCGAACAAGATAACATTCCATTTTAGTTCCCGTAATTAATTTAGATTCAAAAGTTTTACTATCTAACGCCCAGCCTTCAACATTGTTGGCAACGAACCTACGATAGTTTGATCGTCTGAGTTCACATTCAGCAGTTACCGGTTTCATATAATTTTCAAAGGTAACTACTTCAACACAATCAGCGATGTCATCCAATACACCTTGTGGAATTTCTTCAAGATTAATTGTTATCATTCTTCAACTCCGAAATGTTCTTTAATCATACCGAATGACCATTCAATAGCGCTATTCCAACCTTTAGAATGTTCTCGATAATTTTCACTATTGATTACAGTCCCACATTCCTGAACAATCAGTTCGGCGAACTTTTTGTTATACAGTTGGAACCATGCTTGGTCAAAGGTGTGGCGATCTGCCACACCTTCAGATGCCAATGCGTTTATCGGATCAAATGCCTCAAGTGCAAGTTGTTGAATTCGTTCGTTCATTCTTCAACTCCGAAATGTTGTTCAATATACCATGCGGCATTGAGTTGCCCAGCATACAATTCATCGTTCATACCACGATTATAGCATTGATTCAAGCATTCCCGCACAATCAACTCGGCGAACTTTTCGGCAAAGCAATCAGGAATATACATCTTAGCCAGTTCATCATCTAGTGCTTCATTTCCCGTGACAATATCAACGGCTAAGACAGCATGTTGAACAAGTTCTTTAATTCGTTCGTTCATTCTTCAACTCCGAAATGTTTCTTAATCGCTCTGGAACAATCGTGTGTTCCTCTTGACCATTCTGAACTAATCTTATGATCCAGCAGTAGGTCACAATGATTGGCACATTCCCGCACAATCAGCTCGGCGAACTTTTCAGCACTCTTTTCACCTTGCCAATAAACAGTAGGAGGATTACCCTCACGCATAGGATCACCGTCATAATGACGTATGCTATGGGCTTGTTGGTATAGTTCACGAATTCTGTCGTTCATTCTTCGCCTTTGAGTTGAATACCTAAAGAAATTAACACATCTGCGAACATACTTAGTGCTTCTTCAATTTCGCTATCTGTCAGGAAATCTGTTAATGGTGAGCCTTTCTGCATTTCTAGCACTGCATAAACCACTTTTTGTTGTAAATCCATATATTTTTCGTTCATTCTGAAACTCCGAAATGTCGTTTGATCGCATCACTACACTCTTTAGCAAAGATAGCAGTTGGTGCCTGAGTGTGTAGGAACCTTCCACCTTCCACAACTCCAACACATTCCTGAATAATCAACTCGGCGAACTCTCGCATCTGTTCAACGGTGTAACCATGAAGATCGCCTTTTTCTGGATCATATCCCAACCATTCTTGAGCCGGGAGTTTGATTCGTTCGTTCACCACCGTCCCCTATTGCCGTTGTATCTACTTTGTGACTGTTGTTTGTAATATTCATCCATTGTTTTCTTCCATTCTTCAGGAGTAGGATCCCTCAGATAGCCCTGAGGCTTACTAGGTTTTCTGCCCGACTTCAAACTGGAATATGCTGTTCTCATTCTTGATCTGCCAAAAGATTTAATTTTTCTACCATTTGAACAGCTATAGTTCTAAAGCCCATTATGCGTTCACGGTGACTTAGAATTTCTTCCGTCTCGTTCAGAATGTCTTCGGCAATATGCCAAGCACCACGACTAGTGTAATCAAGTTCTTCACGACCGGCCTTGACACCAAGGCACACAGCCTGTGCTAGTAAATCTTTCAACATAATCTTGTCGTCAATAATACGATCTTCAATCATTCTTCAACTCCGAAATGTTTTTCAATTGCATATCCTACCCAGGCCACGCCTGCTTTCTCGCTGTCATCCTCAAGCATCTCATCTACTTTATCAACCTGTGCTAAACATTGTGCTAAACATTCCCGAACAATAAGTTCGGCGAACTTGTATATACCCTGTTTAGCATAATCATCCAATTCGTCCCAGCATCCCTGTGCAGTTAGCCCTGACAGGTATAAACACTGTTCAATTCGTTCGTTCATCACTTGATTCCGATACTGATATGATTATAACACCAAATAGCTATTTCCGCAAGTTTCCATATGCCTAGTGGTACAAATACAACACATAGTATAAACAGGGTTGCTATGGTGTTGGTGATATAATCACCCGCCGCACGAATCATCATTTGACTCCGAAATGTTCTTTTATTTCAGTCCGACACTCACTAAGCGCAGCTATTGTCCAATCAGCCGCCATCTCGCCAGCCGGACTGTTACCGACTGGCACTTGTTGAGATTCAATAATTCCTACACATTCTGCCACAATCAGTTCGCCGAACTTGTCTAGGAAAGAATTAAACTGTTCCGTCGTGGACCATCGTTCCTGACCTAACCCAGCCTGTTCGGCTAGTAGTTTAATCTTCTCGGTCATTCCGCAACTCCGAAATGTTCTTTGAATACTTGCAACAACGGACGACTGTCCGGGCCATGTGTCATATCAGCTGGCAACAAGTCGACACATTCCCGAACAATAAGTTCGGCGAACTTTTCTATATCAAAATGCCGACTAGCCATTACTTGGTGTCCCCAAATATCGGCACCGGCCTCATCGGCAAGTTGTTCAATTCGTTCGTTCATGCCAACTCCCATTCACTAATTCGTTCATATGCGATTACTACAGGCAACAATAAGATCGCCGCTGGGTTTTCACTCAGTATAGCCCAGGCCTTCAATTGATCACTAGGCATAGCCAGGTAGTTGGCAGCATCATCGTATGCAATAAATGCCAAAACCGCATTCCGAGCCGCATCCCAAGCCGCAGTATAAGCCGCATCCCGAGCCGCATCCCGAGCCGCAGTATAAGCCGCATCCCAAGCCGCATCCCAAGCCGCATCCCAAGCCGAATCATAAGCCACATTCCAAACTTCAGGATATGAGTTTGAGGATTCAATTACACGATCAATATGTGCCGCGTTAGGCAGATGACTCCACGCACTCATTCTTCCACCTCAAAGTGTTTAACAATCAACTCTTTTGCTTTGCGTAACCCAGAGTTATAACCATACTCCCAGTCCTCACACGAATCGTGATAAGCGGCAGTTTCAATTTCCTTGATACACTCCAACCCGATCAGTTGAACAAACATCTGGATGTTGGCGTAGTCCGCGGTGCATTCTTCGCGGCCGCGCTGATCAATCGTGATGTCAAAACATTTTTGCATAATTGCTGTGATTCGTGCGTTCATTCAATCACCTCAAATGTAATTTTCACCCGAGAACCCACTGGCAAATTATCGCTGAACCAAAAATAATCTTTGGGCAAAGTGTTCTTTGAGTGATCAAACAATGCCTCAAGACGATTTAGTATCGTCAAGTTTTTTTCTGTTTCCTCATCATCCCACAGGGTCATTTCAAATTCTGTTTTCATTCCTTAACTCCGAACTGTTGTTTGATAAATTTCCCAGCAGTGCTAGGTGCTCCGTATGCTTCGTTAAGAGTGTCAACTAAATGAGCACATTCCCGAACAATCAGTTCGGCGAACTCCTCGATAGCAGCACGTTGCACCGGCCCTGTTTCAAAAAAGTTTTGGATACGTTCATTGCACTTGGCAAGTTGTCGAATCTTTTCGTTCATACCGTCCTCGCTCTCCACAGCAATTCTGTAGCAACCCTGCGTCCAACTAGTTCTGCATGAGCCTGTACTTCTGCAGTGTTCTTCTTGGTCAACTTGACATACATAAAGATATCAGTGCGACACCGTTCTGCCATCATGTCAGCGAACTCGTCCCACTTAAAGTTAGCGCCGCAATTGGCCGGGTTAGTGAACATGGCAAAATCGCCTGACACTATAGCAGAGCAGATGCCGTTGATAAAGAGTTGTTGATTTTGAGTCATGGCTTGAGTCCAAAGTTATCAAGGATCAAATATCGAACGTTGTTGCCATAGTATGCACCCACCTCGGCGCACTCGTGTATGAGCAGTTCGGCAAACTTTTCTTTGTTAAACACTCCGGGTCCAACGGCACCTTCTAGAGCATTGGGATCTATTTCTGTGGCCTGTTCAGCCAAGATCTCAATCCGTGTTTTCATGTCAGCTACTCCAGTATGATTCGCTAGACACGCTGCAAGCAAAAGGGGTGTTGATGTCTTCTTCTACCAGTGCACCGGTCATCAAGTTATGCACAGTCCGAGTCTGGTTGCCGTAAAGCTTTTGGTAATCAGCTTCGTGTGCCAGACTGTACGGAGCCGCCCCATAAGAGGCCGGCCGTGCATTGTGGCAGCGACCATGCTGGCTCTCGACTGCACCGTACCATATTTTGCACACCATTTCCCAACCTGCGTTCTTGTTGGAAACTGTCATGCCGCGCCGAGCGCCGCTCAGTGTAGGATAGCTCTTGATGCGCCGGCCAGTAGTGCGATGAAAAAGAATATAAGCCATTTCTTGCTCCGTTTTGCTACAGTAAATACATTATAGCACAACGGGAATTAATGGTCAACCGCTGAACGGGACGCCGTTTATGGTGCAGGGCTCGTGTTTGTCGTAGGGCCAGCCCAGCGCAGCCAACATGCGGTGCTTGACCAACAGGTTAGGACTGCGAAAAGCTTCGGCATCGTCAAAGCCCAGCATGACACCCACCTCGGCCACAGCGCCACTCCTGCACACACCTGCGTGGCAGTGCACTATCACATGCATTCGATTGGCCAAGGCGCGCTGTAACAGTTGCACCAGCCGGGCTGCCTGATCCGGGCTGCAACGCATTTCTTCATCTGGCACAGGATCTGTTTCCTCTACATCAAAGAACTGGAACTGATGTGTTTCTTTAAACTTGACCGTGGGCAACGGATCAGGGAAGTCGCCTGGAGGATCCATGATCTGAATCAGCATGGCGTTGACTCCGGGCTCGATATGGCGACCCAAGTTAATGTCTTCTAGCGAAATGTTCTGAATCCAGGGCATATATTACACAGTATAGCACAACGGGAATTAATGGTCAAGCTTGAAACACGCGGTGTAATAACCCTGCTAGCTCACGATGCGGCACTTCCCCGGGATGGTTATTATCGGGGAAGAGGTCGCTAGCAGCCAACTTGGCCCTTACGATCTCTTGTTGTTGTAGCATCAACATCTTGTTTTCTGTGGTGTCTGCAATAAGATTGAATTTTTCTAATCTACTAAGAAAGTTCATTGAGGGCAACGACTCTTTAAAAATATAGCTGCGCCAACTTGGTATACAGAAGGTAGGTTGTATATGGCGGTACATGCTAGGCAATACATCGCCGGCACCGCCGATGACAGCCACCTGGGCGCCAAGCTCTTGTATAAACTGCGCATATGCACGGTACACAATCTCGGCAGTATTGTTGAGCAGATTTATTATAGGGTATCGGGCAAGTTCAGCATCACTAGCGTCTCGGGCAAGTTCGGTGTGAAACCAAATCACCCAATCAATGTTGCCCGGCGGATGTTCTAGTTTTATTGTATCTCGATCAACACCATCAGTATTGTATTTGGGATGTGTTACAGCTTCACCGGCTAATAATTTTCTTGCTCGATCTAAACTGTTTAAATTACTGCTGTCATTTTGTGAACAGTTAACGACGTTATATCCACGGCTGCGCAGCAAGAACTCAATATGAGCGTCAGTTGGTGTTGTGTTTCGGGGTGCGGTCCACCTTTGTCGTGTGGGTTTTTTTGGTATTATACCATACGCATAATTAGGAACTCCGACACTACAGCCCAACATTAATATGTTCATAGAAATTGCTCTAAATCTATTCTATGATAGTCTCGGTTATAGAAATATCTCTTGTTGGCCAGCAGTGTGTGCAGATTGTTGTCCCACAGCGCTCGCCAGGCGTCCAAGTCCAGTGCCAGTAACCGTTTTACTTCGTCGCTGTATGCTGCGAATCTTTTTTCATCGTCGATTATGGTATCGTAACTGTAATTAATAAAGTCCGGAAACTGAATGCCAATACTCTGAAGATATCCAATAAACCCTGCATTGCTAAACGGCAATATAAAATGCCCTTTGATCAGCGGATCCCAGGTTTTTTCTGTTACAGCAGTGGTTAGCCCAAATTCTATAGTTTCTCCATAGATACTGATAAACGTGTTCTTGTAGTATTCATTGTGCGGTGGGTTGTACCCAGAATATGCTGCATATTCTTCGCCCCACTTGACAATACGTTTGCAATAAGTCTTTTTTTCGTGGTCGAGCTGTGTTAAGCTATGATTGGGAAAGTCTGAGTGAGAATATAACGAATTTATTGTGTTGTCGCCGAGCCCAAGATGGCCTAGCTGTTTATAACTTTCTAGCAGCTTTGCTAATCGAGTTCGATAAATTCTCTTGCCAATATGAGTTCTACAAGCCGCTACAAAAATAAGCTTCTTGTTGTCAGCACGGGTTAATGGGGGGTTGATGTACGCATTAGTGCCGGCATGATACCAAGGTGTAGTGCCGGCGTTAAATGGATATTGGCTATAGTAAGCTTTTGTTCGATTAAACAAAAAGTCACTAAACACAATATTTTTATGCTGAATTCTAGGATCTACGACATTGGTTATTATAATGTCACTGTGATCATTTGCTTTTGATGTTAGTACTTTCCCTTGATTTTCATAATTATGAAAGATATCAAGGCTCAGCATTGTGTGGTGTTGCGTTCGAAGTATTTCACTAGGATTACAACAAAAATTGATTTGACCTCGGTGTTCAAATCCTACCATTCGGTAAGAAGAGTTGTTTAACTCAAACCAAATTGAATTGCGCCAAATTGAATTGCGCTTGTCAGTTGGTTTATAATCAAAAACTATGTATTCTCTCATGATCCTATTTATTAGAGGATCGCCATAGAAGGAACCGATTCTTACTCTACAGTTAACACTGTGTTTGTTTCTTTAATATACCTATCCCAAAAACTACTCCATTCGGGATCATTGTCTGCGGTTGGATCTGCGGCTATACTAGCATTTTGTCTAATATTTGCTGCGGTAAATTTTTCTTGGTCACCTGGCGATAAGGTGTTAACCCAGGCCCGATGAGTTACAACAGGATTACCGGTTGAGTTAGTGAATGTAAATTTCTTTGTCATAATTATTACTCCTACTGTATATTTATGGTGTACAGGATAACAACATGACTGGTCTCCATAGAAGGATTTGAACCTTCACCACTGCGTCCCAAACGCAGCATGCCACCAGATAACACTTTACGGAGATAATGTGGTGCCCCTTGTCTGAATCGAACAGACGCTCTATCGCTTACAAGGCGATTGCAGTACCACTATGCTAAAGGGGCTTAGATGTTTATTTACTTGAGTTATGGTGCCCCGGGGGCGAATCAAACGCCCGACCTCATTCTTAGGAGGAATGTACTCTATTCACTGAGCTACCGGGGCCTGTTCTATCCATTGAACTATGGAGGCAAATAAGGATAGGCTTTTCACCTAATAGATACATGATGTTACGACCAAGTATTGAGTCGTCTGCGGCGCGACCGCAAAATTTTGGTGGACCGACGGGGGATCGAACCCCGACTAAAGCGTTGCAAACGCCCTGTGCTCCCATTATCACTATCAGCCCAAATCTTGGTGGACAGGGTAGGATTCGAACCTACGTAGCCAGAGGCGGGAGATTTACAGTCTCCTGGTTTTAACCACTCACCCACCTGTCCATTATACTTTCCATTAATTTAACTAAGGGACACCGGCTCAGCTTGGTCGTTTAAGTAATGCAGGACATCTGCATTACTCCCTAAAATACTTACCATATAGAAACACACTAACAGAGGGTCAAGTCTCTTTTATCAACCAGTTATGATGATAATGTGTTTCTATATGGTAGCCAGTGTTGCTGGCTTGGGAATCCCGGTCCTCGCTGGAATGGTTACCAACCTACATACCACCCTCACATACCATATAGAAACACACTAAAAGGGATATATGCCGCTGATCGGGGCGCCTGTTCAGCAGCATACAAGGGATCTAATGCATTTCTATATGGTAGGTCTGGAAGGTAACGCTCCTTCTTAGTCGGATTAAAAGTCCGATACTTTACTTTTAAGTTACAAACCCAATGTAAGATCATATTGAAACTCACTCGCATCTGCTTTTGGAGCCGCGTGTTCTCTCCCCGTTTTTCCAAGACTAGTACTTGGGGGATGTGCCCATTTACACCAGAGCTTCAATATGACCTCACAGTCATGTTTTTCATCGACTTGTTAAAGAGCGCGTTAATCTCTTAACGCATACAAGCATTATACGGCAAGTTGAATTAATTGTCAACCGTGCCTACCATGAAAAAGCGCGGATTAACCGCGCTGTTATCTGAGCCCGGGCGCTTAGAGGTAGAGGGGATTGATGTGAGTAGAATCAATATCTGTACTACACGCAAATACCTGAGTTAGGTAATACACAAATTCTTCAGCTGCTGCTTGATCAGTAAAACGGTGTTCGGTAACCTGGGGCGCGAACCAATATTTCTTGCCGTCTGTTTGACCAGCAGCGGTCATTGCTGCCAGTTTGTCTTGTAGCGCAGTGATACAGGACGTGGGCACCGTCTCCGGTACCGGTAACTCCGTATCTAGTGGTATAGTCCAAACAACAACTACCGCTTTGGTTAAAGTCATAATATAAATCCTTTTTACTATTTAACCAATTTTTAAAAATATCAGCAGATCGCAAATTAGACTGGTGTTTTGTCCACCTTGGCAGTATCGGGCACGTTTGGGGGCCTACCTGCTTTACGCGGTGCGCCCCAGGCTGAATAGTTGACGCCTTCGATCCTGCCGCTAACGCCGGTGGCCACTTGTTGAATCTTACCACCTTTGGCCAGGAACTCTTCCATAGCAGCATCTCGTTGTTGTTGTTCAGTCATTTTGCGTATCCTTGTATATAAATTGGTCTGCCCAGAGGGAATCGAACCCCCATTCTGGATTTAGAAGAACCATGTCCTGTCCGTTGAACGATGGGCAGAATCCTGGAGCGGGTAGCGAGAATCGAACTCGCGAATAAACCTTGGCAAGGTTTCAGGTTACCATTACATCATACCCGCATTACATCATACCCGCCTGTTAGGCGTCTTAATTCGCTTGAGATACTCTTCGCCGACTGTACCGTTTTGCACGTCCAACAAGGCACTCACAATTGGGTTTTCGTAGGCTTGCTTCTGGCGCTGGATGTTATGACGTTCAATGTCACGAGCACGGTGGCAAGCAATCAACACCAAATTGTATCGATTCCCCCCGGCATTTTCCACGCATTTTTCAGTGTTAATACCGGTACCACGACTAAGGGTTACATTCATCAAAGACCTCGGTTAATTTATATTTATGGAGCGGGATAGGAGAATCGAACTCCTTTGACTAGCTTGGAAGGCTAGGACACAACCAATATGCCAATCCCGCATACATTCATGTATTATAACACAACTGTTATTAGATGTCAACTACATCAAGTCAAACAATAATTTTTTTCTTTGACCTATTACCATATCTGGATCAACTTGATCATACCGAAGAATTCCGTTTTTGTCAATTCTAGAACTGTGATATGCTATACCTGGTGATACAAAAAAAAGTTCTCTTCGGATTAGTTGCAGGTAGGTGTCATAGTGATTTTTATCTGCAACAATTCCTAATGTGTTACAAAAGTTGTCAAAGATGTCAAAATTCGATCGTAAATCCTCAATGTAGACGACCGAGTCAAATTTATCAATATTAATTTTTTGTTTTATCTGACAGTCAAGATATTCTGGCGTTGCTGGCTTTATTTCGCGTAAACAACTTCGTTCTGCTCGAAGTAAAGCAGCCTTTCGATCTTTACTTAATAGCAAAACTTTTTTTTGATTAGCAGTCAATATATCCTGGCAGTCGCTTGTTTCTAACGCCCGCAAGTTGATACCGTGAGATGGTATAATTACAAATCCTTGATCTTGATTAGCCAAGTTAACATAATTGTTATGAAACTGATTTTTGTGTTGTTTAAAAGGAGCAGAACTTCGAAAACAATGTTTTACATCCGGAGTTGGCATCCAAAATTTTAAATCACCATCAACATAACGATGCGGACGCCATTGTTTTATTGCGCCTAGGCTATTGCAGTCTGTTGACTGTTCCAGGAGGTTACACAATCCATCACCTCCGGTGCCAGGCTCAAAAAATACCCAAAGTTGCATGATACTATTTAAGCAGCCAGCAAGCTCTTTAGCCTATCCGCCGCATAACTGGCTGCAAACGCATCTGGCTTGACCATGGGGATCACGTTGCAAGTGCCGCGTATGTACCCAATTGCTTGCTGCACCACACAGCTGGATCCGTGCATTTCGCTAGGATTAATATCCAAGTGCACCTCGACCTCTCGATCTTTCAGTATCTCTTGCAGCCGCTGGAACATTTCGCTGACACGGTACACCTCGTTCATGAGCCGCATGCTGGGACGATTGTACTTTTGATCGTAGTCGCGTTCCTTGGAAGTTTCTCCAAAGATCTTGCAACCATTGCGACCGTTGATGTGGATAACCACAGCTACTGTGTATTCGGCCCACCAAACACCGTTGACCTTGAATCGCTCGCTGTCGGCACCCAAGTAGACTCGAGTATTAGGGCCTTGCTGGCTCATGAATTCTTCAACCTCTCGAACATCTACCTTTAACATACTATTTCCTATTGTGTAGTATAAAACTCTTGGCCGGTCCTGAGAGGATCGAACTCCCATCACATGGTTCGAAGCCACGTATTCTATCCATTGAACTAAAGACCGAAAAAACTTGGCGGAGAGCCAGGGAATCGAACCCTGTGAGCATATTACTACACTCTACTGATTAGCAGTCAGTTGCCTTACCGTCCGGCCCGCTCTCCTTTTGTAAAACTATGGTGGACATGGGGAGGATCGAACTCCCATAAACGGCTTGCAAAGCCGTCGTAATCCCATTATACTACACGCCCATATAAAACTATCTTGGTGGTCAGGAGAGCACTCGAAGCTCCACATTCCTCCTTATGAGGGAGGCTCTACTTCCTCTTAAGATACCCGACCAAACTTTGGTACCTGGTCACGGTTTCGAACCGCGGACCCTCTCCGTGTAAAGGAGACGCTCTACCCCTGAGCTAACCAGGCCTTTATACTACTATATATCTCATGGTGCGGACGGAGAGACTCGAACTCTCACGCACAAGGCACGAGCTTCTAAGACTCGCATGGCTACCAATTACATCACGTCCGCATTCTTACACTAATAAATATTTCAATGAAAATAAATTACGATTCATGCTACATCAACAACTTTAATAACGCTGGGTCATTAGCCAACAGAACTGTAAAATGGCTACCGCAGGATACAGAAGATCGATATCTTGAAAACTTAAAGTTGAGACGTCCGGAGATGGAACTCAACGGATGGATCAACCAAGAAATAACTTACAAATTTAATAGTTTTGCATTCAGGTGCGAAGAGTTTACAAACGACCCTAGCATTTTATTTCTGGGTTGCAGTCACACTGTTGGGGTTGGCCTACCTATCGAACACACTTGGCCGACAATTGTTGCCGACAATCTAAATTTAAAATGTTACAATCTTGGGCAGGGCGGCGGCAGTACCGATACTGCATACAGATTAGGCTCGTATTGGATTCCTAAAATCTTACCAAAGATAGTAGTATTGTTACTGCCTGACATGCATAGGGTTGAACTAGTCGGGGAACAGTATGTAGAATTTTTAACCCCTGTGTCTCCTCCTGGTTATTATTCAGGGTTTTACAAAACATGGTTATCAGTCGATACTAACAGTCAGTTAAATTCTGAAAAGAACACGCTTGCACTTGCACAAGTAAGTAAACTGAATGAGTGCAAATTTGTTCCAGTAAAATTAAACACATTAAAAGGATTAGATCGTGCTCGAGACCTATCTCATCATGGAGTTAAATCTAATTTAGATTTAGCCAGCTCGGTGTTAACTTTGATAGACCTAACTCCATAATCTGGTGCTGCCTCGTGGAATCGAACCACGTTCCAAGGTTCTTCAAACCTCCGCTATGACCACATCAGCTAAAGCAGCATGTATATTGGTACCCAGTAAAGGTAACGATCCTCTGTCTATGGCTTATCAAGCCATTGCTCTACCTTTGAGCTAACCGGGTATAAAACAATGTTGGGGTGAAGTGGGGAAAATCCCATATCGCAAATAACTTAGGGGTGACTGATGGGGAACGATCCCATACTATCGCTTTCACAGAGCAATGTGCAGACCACTACACTACAGTCACACCTAAGGTATCTATATCACTAACAGCACCAATGAAAAATTGGCGGTCCCAAGGGGTAACGATCCCCTTCCTCATGCGTGACAGGCATGTATGCGTCCATGAACACTTTGAGACCTAAATTTTGGTAGGGGTTGATGGATTCGAACCACCGCATGTCGGAATCAAAATCCGATGCCTTACCAACTTGGCGAAACCCCTGTATATGTTTGGTGCCCGGGGCGGGACTCGAACCCGCATGCCATTACGGCGGAAGATTTTAAGTCTTCTATGTATACCATTTCATCACCCGGGCGATTGTATCTTTACAAACGCTTGCTTGTGTTTTTAAAGAGCTGTTGCTGAGTTACCGACAACATGACTCTAGTATAGCGTACTTGGATTTAATTGTCAACCAGTAACTGGTAGAAGCGGTGAGATTCGAACTCACGGAACATATCGCTACATTCGTCTGATTTCAAGTCAGGTGCATTAAACCGGGCTCTGCCACGCTTCCGTTGTGTCGAGTTTGGAGCACAGAGTGAGATTCGAACTCACGAACAACGGATTTGCAATCCATGCCATTAGGCCTCTTTGGTATCTGTGCAGTATGTGTGGCTCCGGTCCCTGGAATCGAACCAGGCTTCAAGGATTAACAGTCCTCTGCCTACACCGTGTTTGCTTGACCGGAATTGTGCTACTTAAAAATCTGGTAGCTGATATGCTACTCATTTATACAATCTATTATTGATAGTAACATAATTTTGAATTAATTGCACTGTTTTTTCGTTACTTTTTAATCCAGTTATGTTACTCAATTGGTTGAGTAAATTTTCATTGTCTGTCCAAATATCTTCAAAATTAACAGTATGATGATAATATGTTACTGCGTCCATAAAGTTATCTATACGATCATCTAAGCATCGATAAAGGTACTTGACTACTCTAGTATCATCATTGATGTTATCTAAATCAACGTCCTTGAACGGCAAGGCCGGAAGTGATAGATACCATTGTTTTAGGTTAGTTAATTGTGCTTTTTCTGATACTAACTGACGAATTAACTTCTTCGAGTCGTCTGTGTATACGATTTTAATAACTGTTAAATCGTTACTAGATGCAAAGTCTCTAATATTTCTATCGTGCGTAATAAAAATATTTGTTAGTGCAGTGTTATAATTTTTATTTAGATCATTTTCTATTAGAATTTTCCACGGATAGTATACGTGCACCGGTCCATGCCTCTGTTCGTGTAGTGATCCATCTTGCCGTACTTCGACTGCGGTATTTGTTTGTAGCGTATGAATTAAGCCTGCCATTAAATTGCCGCAGGTTCCGCCTTGGTACACTATTAAATATGGTTTCATAAACTTGGTTGCGGGAGGCAGACTCGCACTGCCGATCTCTTGGTTATGAGCCAAGCGGATTACTGCTTTCCTATCCCGCGATTTACTTATGTTGTGCTAACAGACTTGGTAGGGAATATCATATCAAATTTATCAAAATCAACTTGATAAATCTTATTTTCCACTGCCTGGTAGTTAGAAATTATGTCATACATTAGTTCACCGACTGCACGATGATTGCTTTGATTTAAATGCCCGAGTCGGTTGTCACGCTCGACATTAATTCTCTCCCCGGGCTTGAGCTTGGCTGGCGCCCCGGGTTCCGAGATACTAACAGTTTCAAATGCAAAATCAACTAATACACCCTTGTTGAAATGTTTCTTTGCTAGGTCTTGTGAATATTCTGTATTTGGCAAGAAAATAAACTTGGTATCCGGATAACGATCCGGTAGTTCTAAAATATACTTAACTTCTAATTCGTAATTAAATCTAGTCCACCGATCATCGTACATGTATTCGTAGAATTTCGGGATAGTTGCTATAAATTCGGCATCCGTATCGTCGTTGTAAATAGAAGGATCGTGCGCCTCGACAACAGACTGATATGTACTAAATTTTCTTGATTCGCTAAAAGCACAATATTGTTCATTTCTATACCGCCATGCACTGTACCATCGTTGGTGCCATGTGAATGTAAAAACAACAACATCGTATTTTTTCTTTCTTACATCAACTGCTTGATTGAACTGATCTATAGCATAGAATAAGTTTGATCCGCCTTTGCCGTAAGTTTGAATCTTGTAGTCTTGAGATTTAGAGTTAAGATGCTCTATCCAAGTATTTTTTAGGTATGCAATATAACTATCGCCGAACATACCGATTTTCATATCAGTTCCTTAAAGTTTGGCCTCCCCCCACGGTGACGATCCGCGCTCTCTGGTTTTGGAGACCAGTGTTCTGCCAACATGAACTAGGGAGAGATTATTTGGTGCCCGGTACGGGAATCGAACCCGTCTTTCCGCCTTGAAAGGGCAGCGTCCTAAACCGATAGACGAACCAGACTTTAATTAAGTAGGTACAGAGAAACACGCTATCCTGGCTCCGTGCTGCGAGGTGTGCAGCATAATCAACACACAGGTTCCGTCCGCATCAGATGTTTGGACTTCAGATTAGATCATGGCGCGCTTCTCTGTACACACTCTTTTTTACAAAAAATGTGTATAGTAAAGCACACTGACAACCAATGTACTTTACTATTAGGATCTGACTCTCTGCGTTCCCGCCACAGATTTTATGCCCCTAACACGCCCGTTTGCTCCATTGTTTAAAGTGCAGAGCGAGGGCCTCGTTCCCTCTTATCACACTTTGCTAGGATTTTTAATTCCCTAGCGCCTTATTATACAGTGTTTTCAATTTGTTGTCAACTCTCCTGTATTCCTGTTTCACTAAAAGACAAACCCTGGGTCTTTCGAGCCAGGGTCTGTGTATTTGAATCTTACGACTCAGTCTACTCAGACCCCCTGGTATCACTATTCTCGAATGCGCGAATATATGATACCGGACCTAGCCATGTGGTGGCGCGGGGGCACATCTGTTCGTGCTTGGATAAGAGTGATAGTGTGAAGTTTTTCATAACAGTGTCAATTATATGCTTTTATTTATTCCTTGTCAACCTGAGTTTTATCAAAAGTCAGCTAGTTTTTTCAAATAAGTGGTCAAACATGTTTGCTATTTGTTCGTGTCCAAGTTTGGTAGGATGAAAGCTGTAAGGATTAAGAAGTTTCAGATCAATCAAATATTTTACTCGATCGCCATCAACTTCCCAATGACTAAGATGATAATTACGATCAAACTGATCGCTACCGTTGCGCATCACCAGTTGACTCATAAGATCTCGGTCAGTGGGATGATCAATTACAAAATTTGTGATTGACAAATTATTTACAAATTCAAAGTTTGTATTTAAAATTTCATCGATTACGCTACTATCAATACCATCAAATTTTTTATCAACAAAGTTCTGCCAACTGGGCCAGTCTGGTCCAGCGCAATCAGTATAGTTTTTTTTGAACTCTAGCAAGGCCGGGCTATTGATAGTGTAGTCATGATGATTAAATGTATCATACCAATAATTCTCAATACCAAGTGACTTAAAAAACGTATTCCAATGTGCCATCTCGTGCGCTAGTGTAAACATTTCGTGTTCATGACTATACATATGCTTGGCAAAAAACTGTCTAACTTGATTGTCAACAGCTTGATGCTGTCTCCCGATATTTTCTACCGAACTGTACATAAAATTATAGAGTTTATTCTCTTCACTCAGAAATACTTCATTTCGAGCGGTTGAAGTCATCCCCCATAGCACAACAATTTTAGTCCCGCAGTTTTGTAGATCTTGAAACTTTTTACCATTGAAAAATTCAGTTGCCAATCTAAATTGGCGTCGATTGCTAGATCCCGCCTCGGAGAAATTTATATTTTTGAATCCATGCCGTTGACTAAGAATACCACGAAAACTAAGATTGTTATTCACATCAACGGACTGATTTATAGTTTTATAGTCAGTTAATGACATAGGGTCTTCGTATCCAACCCCTACGCCAAATGTCCAACTGCATCCAAATGTAATCAACGCTTTTGTCATTGGTTTTCTTTTTACTTCGTAAGAAAAGTTTGGGGTATTACCCCCAAACTTCTTGTCGCTTTCTTAATGCCAGCAACCTAGCAATCAACAGTCTAGTTTTTACGTAATCACTGAACCCATCTTCATGATGCTCGCAGTGTTCGTCACATTCTTCTAGTGAGCGACGACGATAACCTACATAGACATCAGTTGTGCCTATGCCAATCTCATCGTCTTCATCGTCTGCTGTGTAATTACTTGCTTGCAGCAGGTGCGGCAGGCTTGGCGTCAGCCTTGGGTGCCGATGCTTTGCTTTTAGCAGGCTTGGCAGCATCGGCCTTCTTTTCTGCTTTCTTGGCAGGCGTAGAAGCAGCAGGTGCAGGGGTAGCGGCTGTTGCAGAAGCAGCAGCAGGAGCAGCCTTGACTGGTTCAGCGGCAAATGCAGTAACAGTGGCCAGGGTGGCGATAAGAGTGACGATTGATTTCATGTTAAAGTTTCCTTTTTGGTTGGAGTAGGAATTTTTATCCCTACATATATATAACGCTAAATCAGCCTGTGTAGTTGACACAATTTGGCTGACTTGAGTTATTATTTACTTGCAGTTTACCCAGAGTTGAATCAGTTTCAACCGGGGGCGTAACTACCTTGATCTCGTCACAAGCAACAAACGAGATAATCGAGACCGCTGCCGCAAGGGCAACGATAGTTGTAATCAAAGTATTCATGACATCCGCATGGATTCGAGCGTGATTATTTTTCCTAGTTCTCGTTCAAAGTCCAGTTCCTCGGGGATCACATACAGTGTATTGGTAATACGATCAGTCCTGTGATTGAAGTGCCTAAAGGTAACAATTTTGCCACCTACTGCGTGCCTGATGGTAATGTTAAGTCCGTCATCACTTTCGACATCGTCATGAGACGACTTCGACTGCATTCCCATCCTGTTGCGCATTTTTGAATCCTCAAGTTGCACCAGTACCAATGCGTTCCTGCATCGTTCTTCCATCCAACCATTGAGCCATCTCATACAAAGTCCTTAATAAATTTTCACAAGTATAACTGATATCACACCGCTTGTCAAGCCCACTTGAGGCTAAACGCTGTAAGTTGTTGTTCTTTAGTTAAAGTTTCTAACACTGTTATGAATAAAATTTAGCTGACTTATCAGCACTCTTAGGTCTCGTAATGGAATCATATTTGGTCCATCGCTAGGAGCTTTATCGGGATTCTCATGAGTCTCAATAAACACTGCACTCACGCATCCAGTTGCTACTGCGGCTCTAGATAGAAAGGGAACCATTTTTCTGTCTCCCCCAGATTTGTCACCGAGTCCTCCGGGTTGTTGGACACTATGTGTACAGTCAAAGACAACGGGATAACCAGTACTTGCCATAATAGGTAAACTGCGCATATCAACCACAAGATTATTGTATCCATGACTGTATCCTCTTTCGCATAACATTATGTTGTCATTGCCGGTTGAGGCAATTTTTTCTGCAACGTTTTTCATATCCCAAGGCGCTAAAAATTGTCCTTTTTTAACATTAATGGGCTTGCCAGTTGCGCCAGCAGCCAAAAGTAAATCAGTTTGTCTGCATAAAAATGCGGGGATTTGTAGCATACTAACTGATTCTGCCACAATACCCGCTTGTGATGATTCGTGTATGTCGGTAATAGTAGGAACACCTAATTTGTTGGAGACTGTTTTTAAAATCTCCAACCCTTGTTCCATGCCCACACCGCGCCTGGTAGTTATGCTTGATCTATTTGCTTTATCAAAACTACTTTTATAAATGAACTGAACATTCAAATCTTCGCAAATGCGTTTTACTTCCAACGCAATAGCCATAGCATGAGTTAAGTCTTCAATTTGACACGGTCCGGCTATAACTGTTAACGGCTGTTTTCTGTCAATTTTAAAATGCTCAAGTTCAATAGTTTTCATATTAGTTAGTAAGGTTAGTCACACCAGGCCAGTACAAACAGCATATGATCTTTCTCGCAACGGAAGAGAAAGGTATTGCCGTCGACCCACCAGTTATATTTGCCCTGCGGATCAAGCGGCGTCATGCGCTCGCTGCACCACACAGCCATGCAGTGCCTGCGATACACAGTAAGTTGGTCAAATGTCCGGGCAAAGACTTTTTCACAGTCTACAACGGTTGTCATATGTTAGTCAAGTGAGCTAACAATCCAACCAAGCTTGAACAGGTCTTCTAGTACTTCATCTGTGACTGTGCTTTCATTTACATAGCCCGTGATGTAATCTTCGGTACGCAAAGCTGTACCGCTCATACTGCCCGAGCAGTACCAATCCATGTAGTCACCCTTGCCTATCATGTCAGCCACAACTCCGCCTGCGTGGCGCCAACTGCAACTCCATGTTTCGTTTTTAAGGATAGGCATGACATTGTTACGCTGAAAGTCATTGTTGCATAATGCAGCATAGATATTTTGAGCATACACATCACTGGCCCGTACCTTGTCCAGGATCCAGTCAGTGGACCGTAGGTCGTACTCTAGATTATTCTCGCGCCATTTGGGGTCCTGTTCTTGCATTGCTTTTTCCTTGCTTGCTTGCTCGTAGTACTGCACCTGGTGCAAATAAGACTGCACCGCTTCGGGCTCATTGGCATCTTGGCTTCGCCGACGGGCACTCTCAATTGCGAAATGATAATGCGCCGGGCTAGTGCTTGGTACAGGATTGGTCATTGTGTAGTATTAATATGGTAGGCCATGAGTGAGTCGAACACTCGTTGAACGATTATGAGTCGTCTATTCTAACCGTTGAATTAATGGCCCATGCCTATATTTACGTTTGTTCTTGTTGTTTCGTTAATTCGCACACCAACATGAACTGCTCGTATGCTTTGCGAACTGCTTCGTGCTGCATTAGCTTTTCGGCTTCATCGATCATGGCCTGGACCCCTGCTTCTGCGCAGTCTTGGATACACAGCCCGCTAAGTGTGCAAAGCTCATCTCCAAACTCTTTTGCCAGCTTCTCCCATGCTTTCTTTTGTCCAGGAGTAATGGGAGTTCGCTGTGGTCGTAGTTCGCTTGCCTTGCCGATAGCCTTGCAGATAGCATTCTCGGCAACCCGGCCTGCAGCAATCATAGCAGCATGGTCGGGATTGACATTGTACCTACGACTAACACCTCCGGGGTAACTCATGACAAGATGGTTTCCCTTGGGAACACTGTCCAATAGGTCACTGTCATGCTCGGCAACAGGCTTGTACCGTTTACCGACTTTTTCGTAGTAGATTTTTTTCATCTTAGTTCAACCAAAACGTATCGTTAAGCCAGGTCTTTACTTCAGTTAGATCAACGTCAGTGTAGTCTAGCACTTCGGCTACCATAAGGGAATGTACCACAACACCGTCGGTCCCGTAACGGGCAACAACTTCATCGGCATCGTCTAACGTTTCGCAAGCCCACAGCGCGTCGGCAATCTCTACTTGACGCCGGGTCAGTCCCTTGATAATCATTCAGAATCCCGGGGCTTGGCGTGTTGTGCAATAGCCGATTCAAGTGCCTGCGTGACAAATTCGTTAAAGGTAACATCCATCTCATGCGCCATCATCATGTATTCTAGCAGTTCTTCATTACTGAACTCTAATGATATCTTGACACGGGTATCGTATTCTTTGCCTGTCGCGATAGCAGTGGCCTTTTCCAGCATGTCATCAGCAACATCTAGATCAATGTATAGAACATCGTCCCACGCTACTTTATTATCAACAGCACGGGCACGGCTTTCCCGATCCTCTGCTTCTCGCCAATCAGGATTGGTCCAGCGGTACGCTCGCGCATGAACATAGTCATGCGCTTCCATTTGATACACCGCCTGCGTAGCAGTGTCAAACACAATGCTCAAGCTGGGGTCTTGCTGTTCGCCGGCCCAGTGATCCATTTGGAATGCCTTGTTGCCAAAGCAGTCCCAACCGTACTCGCTACCTTCAGTGATACGGTATTCGATAACTTCCATAAAGTCGCGAATGGTGATTTGTTCTGTGTTCATACTAGCTCCTGATTACGGTTTTTGGGATGACGTTGGTATTGCTTGCGAGACTGTTCGCGCCGCGGGTGGAACGGCAGCTCTTTATCAAATAGCACACGATGCGCCCGAGTGCGCAACTGGGGAATCTTAACAATGATCTTCATCTCGCGTTCTCCTTGTTACTCAACAGCATTATACACTAGGGATCGTTTGTTGTCAACTGTTAATCAATTTGAATATCAGCAATGCGTCCTTCACGGAACACAAAATAGAAGTTCATGGGCACACTGCTACCCCAAGCAACCCAAACACATTGATTCCCAGGCGACATGGTGTAGTGCTGGGCGGGATACTTGTTCTGCATGTAGTCCAACACGGTGAGCATTTCAAACTCGTTGATTCGATCACCATCTAAGATTCTAACTTGGCTCACATGCCTCCACGCAGAGCTTGGTCGGTGCTGCTCACTTGCAGGTTCCAGGCCAACTTTTCGGCACGGGCGTTAAACTGCGCCATCAACACATCTGCCAACTTGGCCAGATCCACGTTTGAAAGCTGTGCAATTTCTATCGCCAATGTTTCGATCTCCATCTTTTGCTCCTAATTGCTAACTGTATAAAGCTATTATAGCAGAACGGGAATTATTGGTCAACTGGTGCATGCTGTTCGCACAAGGTCTTGATCCAACCCCTGCCGCGCAGCTCGCCCGGAGTGCCGCATCTTTCACAAGTGACGCCGGACATGGATTCTGCCATATCTACCAGGCCGGCCACAAACTCATCACCACCTGAGTAGTAGAACCTTAGGGTCCCGAACTTTTCTTTTACTTGTATAGCCACCACCTGCTGAACAATTTCGGGAACTTCCCTGTACTCTTCATCCCGAATTTGTTTATTGATGCGATCGCTGATCCAGTGATCAGTTGGAACTTCCCGATTGTCAAAATACAAATTAGTGATGCTGGTGCGATCTCCGGCAATGGCTCGCTTTAGTGCTCGATTAAATCGCAAAGCTCGGGCACGTTCTTTCCGGCCCCAGTCGATGTGGCGTTGAATATTGTTGCACAGTTTATCGACAATATTGTACCAGCCGTTATCTATTTCAAATCCCCAGATGCATGTTTGAGTCAGCACGGTGTGGGGATTACGAAAAATCTTCGGATACTTGTCAAAAAGTCGATTGTCGAGTTCGTTTTGCATTGCTGGACTTTCCTATTATTAAGCTTGCACAATGTAGGGCTGGTTCCACTTGCCGATATTGATATCAACATACCAGCCCACATCAAAGTAATCAGTCATAGCATCACTGCGGTTGTGATTTCCGGTGTTCATGGCAGCAAGGGCCTCTGCCATGAACTTCTTGGCACGTCCGCTGTAGTGGCTACCGTAGTGGTAGGGGTTAACCTGTTCGGACCCCGAAGTGTTGGGCTTGAAACCTTTTGCAGATTGGTACGGATCCTGACTGCAAGTTTCGTTGCCGTTGCCGATGAAGTCGATAGCTCCGGACTTCAGAGTCAGCGTCAAAGTGGAATGAGTGCGAACACTAAGCGATCCCTTGACACCGTACTTTTTCAGGATAGCCTTGATCTTGGGTGCAATTGCCGCTTTGGTTGCTTGGTTCACATAAGCCATTTCGTACTCCGTTTTGCTACAGTAAAAACATTATAACACGAGTTGAATTTCGTGTCAACCGGCCCTGATCATTAAGTTACCAAGGAGACTTGAATTGATCAATACAAATTAACGGAACATCAAATGGTTGTCCTGTTATCCAGGGAATCAAACTGCATATATCAGCAATGTCAAGCCAGTTTTCGGTGCTGGGATCTGATTCTTTTTTAATTCCGCCGAGCATAATGTGATGTGTACGAAATCTATAAGAGTTTAGCTGTAAACTTTTGTCACGAAGATCTAATTTTGATTGTTTGTATTCGTTACGGCCCAGATTATCATATTCGTGTGTACTTCCCATGTTGAACACATCGCAAAATTTAACAGATTGATTACACAACTCTAACAAATACGATTGGACATTTGGCGCAATATAACTGGCATTAATAAATGTATTATGCCGGGAAAACACCTCTTTTAATTTTGCCTTGGCTTCGGTTGACTGATCAGTTAAGTCCCATCCAGCACTGCGATGGATGAATGTAATTTTAGGAAAAATTTTTATAAAACCAGAGGCCAATGCCATTGGATTGGCAGGATTTCCCGTACAAAGTACAGTACGGTCCGACATTAATTTTTCCCTTAGATGTGCAATTTTTTTCGGTTGATCGTTCATGTCAACTCTATTCTGTTATTCTCGACACAGCCCTTTCTGCACAGCATCTTACACAATACATCAACTTTGTCTGAACCGGCTAGACTGTTTTGTCTTATGTAATTTTCCCAATCTCTTATGGCCAGAATAGCTTGATCATAAGTGTTATCTTTCAATTTTGTTTTTTCCAACCACCGCTCTTTTTGTTTCCATAACTCAGACTTGTAAAACGTTTGTGGATTTCTAAGCCAATCACAAGGGGACAAATACCCATCTGAGGTTATAACTTTAGCATCTTTTTCGCAACGCGGTTCTATCTCAATGATAGTATCATGTACAAACTTGTCTTGAAAAAGATGATTGATTTCTACAAATTGCTGCGGAGGAGCAAGTGATTGATCACCGTAACGGTGAGTTTTTTCTGCATGAAATGTGGCTCCTTTAGATTCAGCAAACGCTTTTATTTTGTCAAGTCGGTCGTAGTTAAAATTAAAAATTATTGTTTTCCAATGTATGGCCGCCGCACTTTGGGCCATAATATCCATTCCTTGCATGATGCTATGCCAATCAGAATTGATTCTGTACAAGTGATTGGTATTTTCTAATCCATCAATTGAAAAGGTCACAGAATCATTTTCAGTCAGCACACCGGCCAAGTTGCGCCAAAATTTTTCTGTTTGTCTGCTGCCGTTTGTGATAATCTGAAAAGAAACTTGATCCCGGAATCGCCGAATCAACTTTAACAGATCGGGATAGTATATAGAATCCCCGTAATCTCCACACAACATAAAACGGGTAATTTGCTTACCCCCTTCACAATCTAAAAATTTCTCAAGCAAATCAACGTCAAGATCAGTCTTGGCAACTGGGCGTTTAGTGATATTATGCCAGGTGGTTCTAGGGCAGGCCGGACAGGCCAAGGTACATCTTGTTGTTGTTTCTATGTGCAATGCACCCGGAACCTGCGTCATTTTATCCCCAATCCAATCCAAACCGCTTGGCACACACTGGGCCGTAGCCAACTTGAGTGCTACGATCATCCTTCAAGCCATGATTGCAAAAACTGCAGCCGCCTGTGAGCCTGCCGTACTTGCCAGCAGTGCCTGCCGGGTCTTCGCTGAACTCTTTCACCAGCTCACACACTTCTTGCGTGGCATTACGGGTAGCAAAGAACTCGCCGGTAACATCAATGCGCCCAAAGAACTTGTTCTCGCCAAAGGGCAAGCCGTCTGTGATCATGACTTGCCCGGCATACTTGCTCATCGGGCCAGCACGATTAAACACCACAGCCTGTCCGCCTACAGCTTGCAGCTTGACCTTGATGCGCTTGAGCGTCTTGCCAGCCAGGTCAAACATGTCTTGAATGTTCTTGAAATCCACTGTGACCTGCGCAATAGGAGCCTGCTTGGGAGCAAGGCCACGAGCAGTCAGAGTCTCGACCCAGTGCAATTGTTTTTCACTCAGCCGGCCCCACTGCGCAAAGTTGCCCAGCAGGTCGTTTGCGAACTTGGCGTCGCCGTAGCCCAGCACAGGCAGCACGGCCCGCAGTGCATCCACTGCCGGGACTTGTTCAGGGTTGGCTTGACGCTGCACAGGCTTGCGATAGTTAGCATACATCATTTCTTGCTCCGTTTTGCTACAGTAAAAACATTATAGCACAAGTGCCATTTCGAGTCAACCGTTTGCTCGCACCCGCACATCAGTGTTCAGGTTGGGTGCAAGCTCGCGAATCATCTCGCGTTCAGCAGCATGAGCAGCAGCCTTGCCCCGCAGCACGTCGATCACAAGAACTGCAAAGGCTTCGGTGCCCCGTTTGCGCATAGCTTCGTACAGCAGCCAGCTCTTGTCCTCACTACGTGAGCGATAGATGTGCTTGTTGAAACGAGTCTGCGCTGACTTCTGCACAGTAGTTTCAGTCTTTGCAGTGACTCCAATGTAGAAGTCGCTGCCTGAAACTAAGGCATACACAATGTGGGTACGATCTGAACGCTTTTTTCTAACCATGTAACCATTATAGCACAGGATGAATTAATGGTCGACCGCTGAACTTTTGGTTCTTGCCCCGAAGAACTTCGATCAAGTGCCCAGTATAGCACAGGATGAATTAATTGTCAACCGCAGAACTCGCCGAACAAGAGTTCACACAGGCATACAATCTTCCTTTGGCTATACTAGACTTACCCCAAGTCTCTTCTACAGTATCGAACCATTTGATACATTCCTCTATAGGATATTCAAGAGCATTATTTCGTTTGACTAGGGTCTTGAGTTGTTCATTTCCCGGGTGATGCATTGTTTGTGGATAATATCCAAGATAACAACATGGATATATTTCGCCATTGGCTGCTATGTACAATTCTTTGCGAACTTTATGCTGACAACTAATATTAAGCGGAGTGGTATCTTTAGATGACTTAAATGTTTTAGAATCATACCAAGTTATGTGACTTTGTATCATAGATTTTATATCAGGTACATGCTCGTGCCACGGCTCGCCTATCCAATGTGTGAAATCCCCGGCCCGTGTGTATACAGGACCGTTGTCACGACCTTGATTAATATAATCAAATGATACAAACCCTAAATCATTGGCCATTTGTCTGCATTCAGCTTCTTGGTGTAAATTATGATCGAAAGCAATAAATCTCCAACTAGCTTCGCCGCCGGCCGCAATAAAAGCCTGCGCATTTTTAATTATGCTGGTCCAGTCGGTGTTGAGTCGATACAGTGAATGGGTATCAGCTAATCCATCTAGTGCAAAACCAATTTGCACTTTTGGATGGGCAAGTTGAGCCCACCAACCAGGTGTTCTCATAGATCCATTAGTGTGAATTCGAGTCGAGGCATTATGTTCGACAAAATACTCAACTATCTCAAGTGCATCTTTGGCTAGCCCAAAATCTCCCAAGTTACCATTAACTAGTACCCGTTTATTTTTTATAAATTCTGGTGGTAAAATTTTTTTAATATCGGCTAGGGATAGTTCAGTAGTTGGATAGCCGCTGTTATAGTCTGAGCCTCGATAGTTTCTCATACACATCGGGCACCGAGCATTACAACGAGTAGTTAATTCTATGTGAAGTGATTCTATATCTGAAATTGTTAACACGGACTATTTATAGGTACATATAGTCCGGTAATCAGTTTAATCATTTGATGCAGCACCACACTTGACCCTTTTCGCCTTTGTAAGAGCACCAAAGTCTACTGGCCATTCTGTGCCGGGCTGCAATTCAACCGCAGCCTTGGGGAATGCAAATTGCACGCCTGCTACTGATTCGATCTGTGTAATCGGCAAGCGGAACTTGGACAAGTCATTGCCCAAGTTGGGGTACGGTGCCATGTGTGGGAATGCCCATCCTGCTATCTCGTTGGTTTGATTGTTGATTACGATCTTGTAAAACCCATTTGGGACTACAACCCCCGAGCCAATTTTCATATTCTTCGCGTCGTACACCCCGCCCACGTACACTGTGTAGCTTTGATTACGTTGAACCGCCCATCCACGAATGCTGGTCTCGAGTAGTTTCCAGATTCCACGATTCAGGGAACCAGCCTGCGGGCTCATGTTGGTCATTAAGAATGATTCAAACTCTACCTGGACATCCCAAGATAGATCTCCGTCCGGTGACATATGACCTTTATCGTAGCCAGTGCCCGCGTAGTCAGCAGCAGTGGCTCCTCCTGCAACTGATTGATCGGTGGCAAAGGCATTAGTGCGGGCAACGCAGCCAAGAGCATTTTGTGGAAGTAGCTCATATGTCACGTATTTAGGCAACTTGGCTGCTGCATCATACCCTACTAAGTAGGCTTGCCGGCAAATTGGCTGTACGCCTGTTGTCTGTGGGAACCCATAAGGAGCATGAACCTTACAAGTCTGTGGGTCTTGTGGGGCACGTTGTGTCCAGGCTGTTGCGCCGGGTGTGCCTGTTACGGCAATAATCGCTACAACTAACGATATTAGAAATTGTCTCATGCTTGCTGTGCCCTTAAAGTCAAAAGGGTCAGCTGCTGTTTACATGGAATCGATAATTCCGTGAGAATTTAGGTATGCATCTAATCGTGCTTGATAAGAGCTATCTGGAAACATTTCAGCCAACCGTTGTAGCATATTTAGCATGGTGGTTGTTATGAATTTCATGATAGTTAGTACAGCTTGCTTATATGGCGAGCAGCCCGGATCTCTCCCCATGCTGCTAAAAAGTTCCAAATGGCCTTGATTACTGTCTTCATAGTATCCAGCCTTGGCCGCGAGTCATCTTGCGATCGTATTCTTTGACCCAGTATTCCATTTCTATCACCGAGGTCGGCTTTTTGCTGAGCACGAACCTATCAAGCTCATTTGAATAACTTGCCGATGAAAAAAAATGATCGAAAAATTTGATTAAGATTGCTAACATGATGTGTCCTTTGTTAAGTATGCAGAATTATGTCCTACAAAGTATTTATTAAACTAAGTAGAAACCATGATATATTTCTACCATAAATAATTATATGAATACTTCACGAGAATACGCCAAATTTAAAAGAGAATTCGTGGGGCCAAAATTAACTCGAAAACAACGTCTATCAATTGCACTGGGCATGCCGTGTACGAAAGACGAAGTTTCTATTTTTTATAAACGCCCTGGTCCAGAAATACGAAAATCTTCATTAACTCAAGAAGAGATTATTATTTTAGAGAAAAAAGCAAAGTGGTCGTCTTACATAGTCGAAAGGCGAAAAAAAAGAGATAAGTCAATGCCTGCCTGGGCAAATGTGATAGAAATTAGGAACATTTATAAAAAGGCAAAACAGCTTACTTATGAAACCGGTATTAAACACGAAGTAGATCACATTATTCCATCTAACCATCCACTAGTTTGTGGATTACATGTAGAAAATAATCTTCAAATTTTAACGGAACATGAAAATATTAAAAAATCAAATTCTTTTAGTGTATGAAAGCAAATTATGTTAAGCCAAAGAAAAACGGTAAACATACTAAGGATTATTGATTGCGGGGTTCGACCAGGTCAATCCAAGCTCGAAGGTCGCCATGTAGAGAAGCCATGACAGCGTCTCTACTGCTAAAGAAAACCACGTGTGTTCGGCTTATGTAGTAAGGCCAAGTGAGACGCTGATCCAAGGCCAGCATGAACTGCTGGTTTAAAGTTTTACGTGGGTCTTCAATTGCCACTGACCAAGACTCAATCTCCAGGAGATCATGCAGCATACAGTATCCATGATCTGTAAGTCTAAGTCCACCGGTGCTGCGTATATTAGCCCACCAAGTGACCATGGCCCGGTCAACTGCCTCCCGGCGAGCCTCGGGGACCAGGTCAATCAGCTTGCTTACTATTTCAAATTTTCGGTTTTTCATTGGGGAATATCTGCTCCCCTTGGGTCAATAGCACCACTGAAAACTTGTCAGTTTTGAACTGTATATTGAGCTTCTTGGCCAAGTTTATAGCATGCCCCTGATTAGGGAAGCTGACTTTTTTATACTTAGGACCTGGGTACTGCACTAGTAGGTTACTGGTTTTTAAGTTGATAGGCTGGCGGTCAAAGAACACAGCCCAAACTCCTTCGGCTGCTAACACTTGTTCGGTCTTGTACGTACTACGATTAGTTACTTCAACAAGTACAGTTGGTCTGGGTCGGCTCATCAATAAACTCCTACATTTATTTATGAGCCAGCTTCAGAGGCTAAAAGGTACCGCCCTCGACCTCAACTGAGATAACGCCGGTTGTTGGCGCGGCAGCCTGTCCTCGCTCTTGCAGTACCTGCACGGCCAACAGCAGCTTGGTAATGTCGGCGTGCAGGTCCCGGGCGTCAGTCATGGACATTGTGAGGTCACGCAGGTTGCGGCTTTCTGTGGCCTTGATCTTATCGATAAATTTGTTGATATGAATACTCATGCCCGCGCCTTGGCCTCAGTATGGAAAGGCCCTTTGTATTCATATCGTTGCAGAACAATCAACTTGGGGCTTTGGACCACTTGCCAAGTACGGCCAGTGCGTACCCGATACCACCCAGCAGCGAACCAAGACTTGGACCTGGGTTCACGTGTCCAGAGAGGTACTTGATGCTTGACATCATAGATGGCATTGTATGGGCGCCCGGTTGTGGGGAATCCATTAACTTCATTATCAACAACAGGCGCAGATTTCTTCTCAACAGGTTCAAAGTCGATTTGAACCTTTTGTTTAAGAGTCTTGATGGATTTGTATTGTTGTACAACGTTGTTGATTTTGATTTGAAATCCATCTGGCCCGGCCTCGATGTTACCAACTTTGGTATCACCTTGCCGTAGGATCCAATACTGATTAGGTATTACTGTTTTGGCTACTATCATTATTAAGTACTCCTGGGTATGTTTGGTTCAGCCAACGACCGAATTGTTCTGCTGATTCAGATGCACGATTGAGTTCAAACTTGCCGCAAAACTTCATGAACCGTGCACCCACTTGTCCGATATCTCTGTGTCTAATTTGGGTTTTGATTGCTGTGTCTACCGCAGCTTTGATGTTGTCGGGCTGTGCAGTAAGATCAATCAGCATAAGATTGCGCTCATAGTCATCCAGCACACGATGTTCAGCACCTTCATGATCAGTCCAGCGTTGCAACATGAGATTGTTCCACGCATATCCTTGACGTTCGCGGTCAGCAAATGCCTCAAGCAGCCCCACTTTGTTCTTGGTGCCCTTGACACGCACGCCCGGATAGGCCGAAAACACATTGTCGCTGGAATCTCCACGCATGCACTTTTCGAACAATAGCCATTTGGGTTCGGGAACAGTCTTGGGTAGCTTGGTTTTTTTGTCAATTACGAGTTTGTTTTTGGCGTCAAAAATGCCTTCAAGAGTCAGCAACTCATCGGTGATGCCGTTGAACTGTTGCACGTTTGGCGCAAGCAATTGAACAAAGTCGGTGTCGCTGCTGACAATATAATGTTGGTCTTGGGGGTGTAACGCTATCCACCGTGCAATGATGTCATCGGCTTCGGCGTTTTCATGTCGGATAACTGAACAGTTGGTCTGCTCACTCAAGTATTTAGTAAAGTTATCAAATGTTTCCCAGAACAATTTGTCTTCTTCTTGCTCTTTTTCTGTAGCAGCAGCCCGCAGTTCAGCACGGTTGCGCTTGTAAGGAAGATACACATCCTTGCGCCAGCTGCGGCCTTCGAGTGCGAACACAACGTGATCGGCGTTGAACTTACGCGCCACCTTGTTCACTGCACTCAGTGTGATGTGCAGGGCGTAGCCGATTTTTTCCCAAGGATCGCTGGCACGGAATGCCACATGCCTAGCCCGGAAAAACATATTTGCAGTATCAATTAAGAGATATTTCATGTAACGGATTATAGCACAAAGATAGTTTAAGGTCGATCGGTATGAAAATCCACATATTTTTTTATATAATTTTTTGCTAGATCTAAATCAAAATTGCATCCAACCAGGTTGGCTAGATCTGTTATTTTTAAATGATTTTTAGCAATCAATGGGTTCCAATTGTGGAATACAAAATCAAAATTACAAGATAAAATGTCAACATAAAAACTTTTGTAAATGGGCAAACTTTCGATGGCACTGTGTGCTTTGTTGAAGTTCGGCGATTTTATAAGCATAGCTAGGTTGATAAAAGTTGGATCGGCATCGACAAATATTTTAACAATTGTCGATGCTGAGAAAAATTTCAACACGTTATCAAATTCTAATTTTGTATGAGTAACCAAAGGTAACCAAACATCGTTTAATAAACTAAGATTATTTAACGGGGCCCGATGGTGTATACCGTTGCGCTTAATTTCGATTATACCGGCACCGAACAACTGAACACATCCTTGTTCAAGTCCCCACCAATCTAGAGAGTTTTCTTTAGGTGGGATAGTCATTAATAGTGTTTGTTCTATTGGCGGCGCCTCCTCCTTATTTTCTAATGTACGCAATGCTATATCAAAATTTTGAATTGCTACTCTTTTGCTAAAACTTAAACAATTAGTAATAAATTTGCCGCCGCCATATCCAAAATAATGAAATAATAAAATTTTCACAACATACTACTAATGTATTTCATCATGACACGTGCCCATTGGGCGTGTCCATCTACCCCAAAATGCCATGACTCGGGGGTTACTGTTTGTATGTTTGCAGCTCTTAATCGAGCATTGTAAGTTCCCTTAGGATCGTATGGATCAATATAACTTTTGCCCCAGTTTTTTTGTTCTTCAATACTGCTAAAGTCGTTATTACCGTTGAAGAAAATATGATTCACTCCTAGGGTGTCGAGCTCGGTATGTAATTGCCAAATTTCTGCATGTGCCTGTTCAGTTTTCTTTTTCCAATTTACACTAACTACATACTCTTTGTATCGTTGTTGATGATCAACCGGAACATGATCAATTCCACTGGATCCCACTTGATAGTACACTTTATCAATTAACCATTCTTCCCTCTCCCAGGTACTCCATTGAATGACTACTAGAACTTCAGTGGTTGAAAGGTTGGTGTCTTTCAACCACTGACGAGTAGTGCGAAGTATTCTTGTATTTGAGCTAGCCGACTCTGCCTCGCATTTGAAACTAGCTTTAACAACATCGGCAAGCCGGCGCCCCCAACTCACTGCTAGATTATCTGGGTGTGGTGCACGACCCATATAAAAATATCGGTGATCATCTTCGGCAAATGCATGACAGTTGACAGCTTCGGCAGCCGCAGCATGGCTATCGCCATTGACGTATAAGATCATTAAACACCTTTACAATTCTTTAGACTTTCTGATTCTACTACCCGCTTTCTCAGACTGCTGCTGCTAAAGCTGTGATCTCTTGCGTTGTAGATAATTTTGATGTTGCGTTGTGTGCAAATAGTCTTGCCGGTAAAGTCACGGTCTGCGTACTCGATGCCCAGTATTCTAACATCCACGGGCAGGATAAGCAACAGGTCTTCTAGATCTTTTTCTGTTTGGTATACCACAACCTCATCAACATATCGAGTAGCAGCCAATTGAATCTGTCGTTCTACAATGGTTTGAACTGGGGCGTTTTTGGTTTCTGGCCTGTCTATGGTTGGATCTGTTTGTAGACCTGCAATCAAGTAGTCACAGTAGTGCTTGGCTTCACTCAACATTGCAATATGTCCAGCATGTAACATATCAAATGTACTAAACACAATGCCGATTGTTTTACCCTGCTCTTTGAGCTCTTTTACTTTGTTGAATATCATACTTCAACTTACTTCTCTGCGTCCGTTACCTAGATTCCTGCTGCGTACATAAGGTTGCGGGTTCATGGCCTGTTCCTGTTCCCAGGTTTCCATTACAACGTGTCTGCAGACATTCTGAAACCACCGGTCTACAATTTCCGAGTCAGAGTCTTCGCGTTTGAGTTGATATCCAGCACGAACTAGATTGGCAACAAACTTTTCATTCCAGTCAATTTCGAATGCGCCCTGATGCAGATTTTCAGGATCAACCTCTAGTCCAAGGATTGCCACATACGGTTCTCCGCGTTCGGTAGCCAGTTCCTTGGGGGATTTCTTAGGCGCAGCATCAGCCTTCGGAGCCTTTGGTGCTTCGGACACCGACGGCTTTGTAAATTTTTTCTTCAAATATTCAAACATCAAGTGCCCCACTCGTTCTTGAACAAGGGCACCTGGAGCCGATCGCTATACCTTAGCCCGTGTTTGATTGCAAATGCTGCCACGTTGCGATTGTTCATGCCGTACACCTTTTCTACCCCGCCAATAGGCATCAAGTATGCAGGCCCTTTAAATCCAGCAGCACGGTAAATTCCTATAACTTCTAGTGCTTCGGCTGCATCCTCTTCGGACGCAATCACAAACTTTAGATAGGTGTATCCTACTTGTTCATATTCGCATACTACTTCAGGAAGAATAGCATCTTCTCTTGATTCGCCACTGACCCCAAGCTTGGCGCTGACACTAAATGTAATAGCGTTGTATCCGCGTTTCTCAATGCCCCAATCTGCAAGATATCGTTTGAACTCACCGGTCAACTGTTGAGTACCATTGGTTTCAAACGTGATCTCTTTCAGTCCTTGCATTGACGGATGATTCAACAAGTCTGGATAAGCACGTTGCCATCCCAACAAGGGTTCTCCGCCTGTGATAACCAAGTGTTCTTCACGCCACTCTTTGTGCGGCAGCATTTCACAAATGCTCTTGACAATGTCCTTGGTATCAATCACCGGGCTAAGATGCTTGAATGCAGGATCCCAGGACGCATAGCTGTCACATCCGGTACTAACAAGGGGAAGTTCTTTGTAGTTAGCGTATGGGCCAAAGCTGTCTAGTGCAGCAATCTTGATACGCTCTTGGCTTTTCTCCCCACGTGTCATACCGAATCCGTCGCAGGTAAAGTTGCAGCCAAATGTGCGCAAGAACACACTGGGTACACCCATGTATCGTCCCTCGCCCTGGATGCTATAAAATAGTTCTGAGATTTTAAGTTTGCTCATTCTGTTGTAACGTCATGTGTAAAGATATTCGACCATTTGTGCAGTTTTGCTCGTTTCTGGAGCGCAGCATCATATACTTTCTTTTCGTTGAGTACACCCATCTCCATCATCAACTGAAGCATGCAAAGCAAGTCACCTGCTTCTTCTTCAAGATGTTCCCGGTTAGTCACTCGGGCTTGCGGCTTGCAATTGTCAATCCCAAACCTAGCGCATTTGCTGACAGCTTGAATGACCTCGGCACATTCTTCTTGCAGAATGTTCATTACTTCAGTTTCTTTGGAATTCATATTGCTAGTGTAACATAGATATTTAGATTACACAAGCTGTTTGGCTAACATTTCGGCTGTACCGGCCACTGTTATTTTCATACCGCAAGCACAAATCCTTTGAGCCTGGGTGGTTCCCAGTTTGTGGGTTTGAGAATTTTACCATCTTCTCTACGAATAACTTTACCGGTACGTTGATCAACCTTGGCAAAGTTGCTGCGCATTACTTCCTTCCAGGCGCCGGGAGAATCAACACCCATGCTGTGCAGTGCACCGGCTGTGACCACCATGATATCAATTAAGGCATCCAGTTGCTCGACGCGATCGCTATTGGCCACAGCAGCAGCCAGTTCGGCAACTTCCTCCTTGATCAAGTCACAGTACAACTTGAACTGTGCTGCATTGGGTGTATCGATGGTTTGCCCACATGCTCGCATAAACTTACGTTGGTCTTCGAAAACATCACTCATATAAACTCCTGTTTTATGTTAAGTATCAACGATAGAGCCATTCGGGATTGTCCCGATACCACTGAATAGTGTGTGCCAATCGTTGATCAATTGCTGCTGGTTCTTGCCATCCTAGCTCATATAGTTTACTAGGATCAATGCTGTAACACAAGTCGTGTCCTGGCCGATCTATCGGAACTAATTTATATAGCAGTTCAAGATCCATCAAGCGGGCTATTTTTTGTGCAAACTCAAGGTTATCAATAAATCTACTTCCGGCACTGTTCCATTTTTCACACAGTACAGACTGCACTTGTAGAATAAATCTTGTGTGGCCGGCTACATCTCCGGCATACAGCCATCTCCGGCCGCCAATTACTCCATCTGTGCCCACATGCAGGTTTATGGTCTGGCCTGCTAGCAATTGGCGCATGATTATAACTGGCAACCGATTGCTTTGGCAACGTGGACCAAAGGTGTTGTTGATGTGAATAATACTAACAGCAATACCAAACGAGTTGGCGTAAGACACACACAACTCCTCCCCAGCAGCTTTACTGGCTGCATAAGGACTATTGCTGTTGTAGGCATCAGTTGCTTGACTGTCTTGACCGATAGGTATAGGGCCAAATACTTCTGCACTACTATAATACACAAATCGTTCAACACCGGTATTCCGTGCATATTCCAACAAGTTTAGTGTGCCCAGCACATTGTCCATAACCGATGCTGTAGGATTGTTCAAGCTATCGGCTGCACTGGGATTGGCACCTGCGTGTAGTATGATGTCCACTGCTGGCAAATCAACACAGGGATTTTTAATATCGTGCTCGACTATTTCAACATGATTGATCACATCCTGAAGTCTGCCCATGTTGTGGGTACCTGGACGAACCATGCAGATCACACGATGATTGGGTAAAAATTCTTTTACCAAGTAGTGGCCAATAAAACCATTGGCACCGGTAATTAATACTGTTTTCATGGTTGGTATTTGTAAATAATATCAGTATCTTGTTTTATAATTTGACAATATCCTAGATCACTAAAAAAATTATCTCGCATTTTTTCATCAGTTCCATATCGTCTAGCCCACGGCTCGCACCATTCTAACATGAGCAAAGGATGATATTTTTCAATGGTACGTTGAGCTCCCAACAATGCAAAATATTCGTAACCTTCAATGTCTAACTGTATCAAATCACAGGCCGGTAAATTTAGGTCATCAATGATTACTGTAGGTACATTACCCGTACCGCTTACATGAATAGCGCCCGAATCATTATCTTTGCTTACGTTTACAAATTTTCTTTCATTGCCCACACAGGCCTGTGTTTTTATCACATTGTCACCGCAGTTCAAAGTCAAACATAAAAAATTTATTGGATCTGGTTCGAATGTATATACAGTATCAAAACGTTGACTGAACTGTCTTACATACTGTCCGCAGTTGCCACCGGCTTGCACTACGATACCATTGCCAGTGACATGCGTCATTAACGTATCAAAAAATTCTGGTGCCAGGCGATACTGGTGCATGTAATCCCACATTCCTCGATCGTAACTGGGCCACCATAATGTTCCCAGTTCAGGGTAACTAGATTCTCTTACTTCAATTAGGTCTTGTAACGTTGGGTTTGTTTTGCATGTAGAATTTGTCATAGAATTTGTCATAGGTCTAACAATTTTTTGTTAATAATTTCTTCTTGCATCTCTTTGTCACTTAGAAACGGATACATATCATGTAATGCTGCTTGATGCCCATTTTTAAGAGCTTGTCCAGGCATAATTTCTTGCTCAGATAAACAAGTGCAGTCAATAATCATTGGGCCCAGAGTCGATAACAATACTTTTATATTGTCAAGATCTTTTTTAGTGGAAACTTTTGCATACCCAATTTTAAATGCCTGAGCAACATTGGCAAAATCAGGAAACCAAAGTCCAGTTTCAGAACTTGTGCCATACACACGACCGCCAAAGTATTTGTTCTGTGTATTTTTAATGCTTAGGTAACCCCGGTTATTCATAACAACATATTTGATGTTTAGATTATGTTGTTTTACTGTGGCAAGTTCTTGCATGTTTAACATAAAACTACCATCGCCCATGGTTGCAATAACTGGTTGATTACTAGACATTGATACACCTATAGATGCCGGCAATGCCCATCCCATTTCACCTTGCGCAAGATTTAAAATTATTCTTTGTCCTTGCTTGGCATTCATTGCTGTAGGGCCTGCGTATCCTATACTGCCGCCATCGCCCATGAGAATATCATTGGCTGTGCTATGTTGATTAATAGCATGCAACACAGCATAGATATTAAGTGCCTGATCTTCTGGTTGCGGAAGATATTCTTGTTGTATAATCGGCCATTTTGCTTTCCAACGTTGACAACTTTTAATCCATTGTGTTCTTGTCATAGCATCGCTCCAAAAAAATCTTGCAAGTCAAGTTGATGTTTTTGATCCATGTGTATAATATTTTTTTCTAACTCATTAGAATCGCAATCAACAACAATTTTATAACTAAATGGACTAAACTGTGCTGGGTCATAGCCCACGACACCGCTACTAAGACTGGTACCAAGTATCAATAACAAGTCGGCATTTTGTAAAGCAAAATTTCCTGCTCGGCTACCACGAACACCAATAGGACCAACATTCAGAGAATAATCATTGGAAGTTATATCTCGCCCACCATAGGTAGTAACAAACGGAAGTTGATACTTTTCAACAAATCTAACAAAATAATTCACTGTGCGTGATTGTCGTATGCCATCCCCTGCAACAACCAATGGACGCTGACTCTGCTCTAATGCATCAATTACTGATTTTATATCAACCTGTGACTGTGTTTGTTCTGGTATATTAAATGTTTCAAACTCAGCGGGCATAGGCGAAGTCTGAATATTACCTGGAATATCAATCCATACAGGACCGGGCCGCCCTGTAGTAGCAACATACATTGCTTCTTGAATAACTTTGGCAACTTCATCTGGAGAAGTTATAAAGTACGACATTTTAGTAATTGATTTTACTGTATCAACAATATGATGCTCTTGAACACCATATTTGCGCAAATTAATCCCCTGAGTTTGATTAATCCACCCACTACAGGTATTGAGCTTTACATTGCCACTTAAAAATAAAACAGGAACACTATCTTGCCAGGCATCCAATACACTAGTAGTGCAATTAGTGCCAGCACATCCAGTGGTGGGATTCACAACCGCTAATTGGCCAGTAAATTTTGCTTCTCCAACTGCACTGTGCCCAGCACCTTGTTCGTTATGATAACAGATATAGTTTATTTTACCATTCTTAATAAACCCATCATTTAATCCGCTAGCGCCTCCACCCATGAGCCCATGGACATTTTTAATGCCTAAATTATAAAGATAATCTGCTATCCAATCGCATACTCTCATATTAAACTCCAAATAAACTCATAAACCCATCTACCTGCTCACCAATGTACTCAATCTGTTCCGGTGTAATAACAGGACTGCAACCGTGGAAGAATGTGTTTTTCATTGTGAGTGTAGCCACAGGATAGTTGTCACGTGCGTCTGCAGGATTCATCAAGTGGCTGTAGGCAGGCTGTAACATGATGTTGCCGGCAAAGTAGGGACGGGTTTGAATTAGATTTTCTTCAAGGTAATCCACAATGTCCATGCGTGTAAACGGCGCACCTGCTCTAATGGTAAGAGGAAACGCAAACCAACTTACGTCTGCTTTGTCCTGAGCACGGGGCAGGTGGAAGAACTCTTCATACTTTTCATAAATTGCAAACAGCAGCTCGTAGTTGCGTTGGCGTAGTGTGTGAATTTCTGGCAGCTTCTTGATCTGTTCTAGGCCCATAGCAGCCTGCAGCTCAATGGGTTTTAAGTTGTAACCAATCTCGTCGTACACATACTTGTGGTCAAATATTACGCCCGGCATCTCAGGGATCCACTCGTTGAAACGTTTGTTACAAGTACCACATTTTAACTTGTTGGCATCGGGGCCAACACAGTAGCATCCACGACCCCATTCACGTAAGGAACGAACAATGACTTCTTGATGGGCGTCGTTCATGGCTACAAAGCCACCTTCGCCCATGGTCATGTGATGTGCCGGATAAAAACTACAACTTGCCATCTCGCCAAAACTGCCCAAGGGTTGACCGTCGTATGTTGTGCCTAAGCCATCACAGCAGTCCTCTAGCAGTACAAGCGAGTGCTTGCGGACCAGGTCCATAACACGATCCATGTTGGGGGGGTTGCCTAGCACATGAGCAAACGTGATAATTTTGATATCTGTATCAGTTGCAAGAATCTGTTCTGCTTGATCCAAGTCAATGTTCAGAGTATCAATTTCAATGTCACAAAACACAGGTGTGAAATTGTTTTGAATGGTCGGATTCAACGTTGTAGGGAATCCTGCAATAGGCATCAGCACCTTGGTTCCTGCCGGGAAGTTGTATCCGCGCTTGGACTTCATTGCTGTCATCATGAGCAGGTTGGCGCTGCTCCCGGAGTTGGTTAATACTCCGCGAGTCTTCCCAAACTCTTTTGGAAATTTGCGCTCAAACTCTAGACTTTTGTTACCCATAACAAGCCAGCCGTCGAGCAGTACTTCTGCTGCTGCCACATACTCCGAAGAGTCAAAATGAGGCCCTGCATAGTTTACAAAGTCTTTACCGGCTACCCAGGTTTTGTCTGCTTGTTTATTATCAATATATTTTTTAATGTCTTCTAATATTTGTTTCATATTTTAATTGCAAGTTGATTGCACATTTCTCTCATAATGTTTATTACAGCTTGACTACCACGACTGCCATGAAAATGTAATATGTGAGCTTGATTTATAGATATACGGTTCCAGTCATTATGCCAATCTATTACATTTTGGGCCAGGACTCTTAAATTCATTGCTTGATAGGCCATCTCTGGATGCAGTATGTCGGACTCATCAATATCTTGGTTCCAGAACATGGCATTGTGTCTTAGCTGGTCAAAACCCCAATTACGGTCTGGGTGGGTTTCTCTTTGAGTCAACCACTCTTCTCCAAGTTTCCATACATCGTCTGACATGGTATGTGGATAATATTGTATATCATCATTAAAATAGTGTGCAAAATCTCTATAACTTTTTGGATCAGTATAATTGAACAATCGATATTCAGTAAATCTATCTGAAAATAATTCTGTAGGCTGAATCATAAGTGTGTCGGCACCGGCCCAGAATACGTTACAAGATTCACGATTCCATAATTCTTTAATGTCCAACCAATTTTGATATGCACAGGTATCGCCGTTGGTAGCAGGATCAGTCCACAATATTGTTTCAAACGGTTCTTTTACAAAGTGTTCAAAACTAGCCAGTCTTAAACGATACATTTCTTGATAGTCTAAATATAATTGTGAACTATCATTGCCCATCCAATTTTCTGATATAGGGCGAACTGAACATACTAGATAGTTCTTTACCATACAAAATTATTCCTATAATTCTCGACTATTTGTTCTAGTTCTTGGTCGAACTTGGCCTCTGGTGCCCAACCTAATTTTTTTAATTTGCTGTCATCGATAGCGTAGCGCACATCCTGTCCTTGTCTGGCACTAGGCGTGGTAAATGTTTCCCAATTGCTGTTGTGATCAACTCCGTAATATAGATGTAGTATTTTTTTAATTACTTCGCAATTGGGTAATTCGGTATTGCCACTGATATTGAATATCTCATTGGTACATCCAGCATCGATAATAGATATTACTGCACAAGCAGTGTCTTTGGCATGCAACCAAGTACGCACAGGTCTACCATGATCGTGCAAATCAATTTTCCTGCCAAGTTCAAGATACTTGATCGACTTTGGAATCAGTTTCTCTACATACTGTCCAATGCCATAGTTGTTGGTTGGGCGCACTATAATGTACTTGATACCAAAGGTTCTGTTCCACGCCAATACCAACATGTCAGCAGCGGCCTTTGATGCCGAATACGGATTTGAGGGCCGCAACATATCTTGTTCAGTATGGGCTCCTGACTCGATATCTCCATAAACCTCATCGGTACTAAATTGCAAAAACACTGGCGCTTTGTGACTGGGTTGTTGCTTGATTAGTTCCAGTAAATGATGCACCCCGTTGATGTTGCTGCGGATGAAAACTTCCGAGCTCATGATGGAGTTATCTACATGTGTTTCTGCAGCCGTGTTAATAACATAGTCGCAGTCAACCAATCGGTCTAGATCATTGATATCAGATTTGATAAATTTAAACGTGGGCCACGTTTCAAACTCAGACATGAAATTACAATTACTGGCGTAAGTACAACTATCAACTCCAATCACATACCATCCACGATCCAAACATTGCCGTGTCACGTGTGATCCTATAAACCCCAAGCATCCGGTCACGTAGACAATTTTCTTCATAATGTACTTATATTACATCGACGGGGTCGACAGATGTTTGTTCACATCTGCAGCTATCATACGATCCCAGGGCAGTTGTTTTCCTTGTGCCACACTCGTCCAATAGCTCATATCATATCCCTGTGATATGAGATAATTCCCGATTGTTTGGGCTTCTGTTAACCGTTGTTGACGACGCGTCACATAATTAAAATCTCTTGGATCTGATGGTTTCCCTTCAAACACAATTCTCTTTCTGAAGGTAGCGTCGTTGTTTTTTCCGGTAAGGTCGTATCGTTCGTGGTCCACATGTACATCAATTTTAACCATGATGTCTAATAGCCAGGCTACCTGACTTACCCATGCATCGTTCAGTTGGTGTTGGCTAAAGTGCCCGATCAGTTCAAGCCATTTGCGAGGCACAATAGGGAAAATGCTATAAGGATGTTTTTTATGTGTTTCAAAGGCTTGCAAACAAAAACGGTCACCTTGACTTTTGATCGTTGTGTCCCAATTTGCGGTACGCATTATTGCGTCATCATTCCAAAACACCATCCACTTGCCTGTGCTGGTGTGCGCAAGTTGGTTCACATATTCGTGCAGCCGAGCATATCCCATTGGCTCAAAGCCAAGGCAGGTATACTTTGCACCAGACTCCTGAATCTTAGGCAGCACATAGGATTGAAAGTATACAAAACTTTCCGAGTCGTCATGATCAAAACCAAAACACCACTGGATGTCTGCAGGCGCCTGTGCTAGGTCAATCAAGCTTTCGACACTGCGTTTCAGCTGTTCAGTTCGGCCCCGGCTGGGCAATAGAATACTGATACCGGGTAATGCGTTATCCAAACTCATGTGTACGCTTTAATTAACAAACTCGTTGTCTTCTCGATGTCCTTGCCGACCGGCCATGTTGCTGTCAGTTTCACGAACCTCGACCTTGCAGCACCAGACTCGTGCAGCCTCTGCGCTGCCGCAGTTTGGCAGGAAGATGGTGTTAACATACTCATATAAAAAGTCAGCAAGGCCCTCACATCCGGTCTTTTCCACTTCTGTGATCTTGGCCAGTTTGAGTCTACCAAGTTCTAACAAGTGTTCACGCATGGGATCGTCCTGTGCAACCAACAAGGTATGGTCAAACCAGTTTTCAAGTTCGGCCTTTAAGGGCTTGAGCCCACCAAAGTCAGTACACCAGTTACGTGCGTCCAGGGTGTCGCATTCGAACTCAAAGTGAAAGCTCATTGCGTATCCGTGAATTAGATTGCAGTGGCTATCTGCTCTCCATTGCCGGTATGCGACTGGACCAATTTGCTTGTACGTTTTTGTACTAAAATATTTTTTTGCCATGTTGTTCTCTCCTGCTAATTTATCTATTAAACACACTACATCTAGATTACACAAGCCCGCTCAAGCCTAATCACAGTTTCCATGATTAGTTACCGCTGTGGCCTTTCATGCTCAAGCAGATGTCGTAAAATTCTTTCTTCAATGCAGGATCCTTCTCAAATGCACCCATCATGATTGCTGTGGTCATATCACTTGAGTGTTCCCGCACGCCGCGCTGTGTCATACAAAAATGTTCTGCTTTGACCACAATAGCAATGTTATCAGTCTTGGCGTATTGTTTTAATGCATCGGCAATTTGTGTGGTCATCTCCTCTTGAATTTGAGGACGTTCACAAATATGATGTACCAAACGGTTGAACTTGCTCAACCCAATCACTTCGGTGTCGGGCACAATCCCGACCCAGCAGCTACCCACAATGTTTTGAAAGTGGTGAGCACAAGTGCTGCGAATAGAAATAGGCCCTGTGGTGTACAAGCTCTTATAGCCCATGTTAGGGAAAGCAGTGATCTTGGGCACTGGACGATAGCGACCGCTAAACGTTTCCTTCACAAACATCTTGGCCACACGCCTGGCAGTGTCGTGTGTGTTGTGATCGTTTTCAGTGTCAATCACCAGTGAGTCAAGAACACCTTGCATTTTTGCAGCAACTTCATCAACAAGGCCTTCAAGTTCACCTTCGTGAACAAACTCGGCAATGTTGTCATTGCTGTGAAAACGGGCGCCGGCTGCGTTGATGCGGTCTCGAATTACTTGGGATAGATTGCGTTCTAGTTGGGTCATATATGTTTGTTGGTTAAGGGTAGGAATGTATCTATTATACAGGTTATTTAGATTGCTGTCAACTAACAAAATTAATTTGCCGCAAGTCCGGATAACCCGCTTGCTGAGATTGTGGCTGAATGGTTGGCAGTAACTTACTCCCCCGCTCACAATCTTCTAGGGTCGGGCAATAGTGCCACCCGGGGCCGAATGTTATTTGGGCTTGCCAAGGATGAATTTTAAGATCTCGACCATCGCTGCGCATACGACTCAACTGGGAGTATGCTGGCTTGTCGTCAAGCAAGATAGCTCCGCATTTACCAATATTCATGGGCTTGCTGTGCCCAAAGCTCAAACATTGCACTTGACCCGTGCGGTACATTCCGGGTTCAAGCCGACGGGCCGAATCCCAGATGTTTGTACCATGGAATTGGTATTCGCCCTGCCACGCTTCATCAGTTAGGGTATATTCAATCCCCGAGTTAGTCAGGCATTGTGGTACACTAATATAGGTTCGGGCAGTGAATTCACACTGCCTGACCTGATACCATCTCATAGCTAGCTCAATGGCGTGGGTGCACCCGTCAGTTACCACTACATAAGGTGCACCTGTGTACTCGGCTAGTTCATGTTCAAAACGGAACAGACTGTCAAACATTGTACCAGGACCAGGCGTGTGAAATCATATCGTCAAGAGTAAATTTCTGCCAGCCTTTATAGATTCTTCCAAATTTCTCTGCACTAGCAGTAAGTACATCTGGATCTCCGGATCTGCGCGGGCCCGTGGACACCTGTAATTTTTTTCCAGTAATGCGTTCAGCTGCATTAATAATTTCTAAATTGCTAGTACCCTTGCTTGTGCCAAGATTATATACGCCAGACGGCATGTCGTCATAAACTGCACTCACATGCGCATCGGCAATGTCTTGCACATGAACATAATCTCTTACACAACTACCATCATCTGTGGAATAGTCTGTACCATTTAAAATAAATGGCTTGTTGTCTCGAATGCTTTCAAGCACCCTTGCAATAATATGAGTGGCCCCGGGTTCTTGTCCGTGACGACCACTCATGTCTGCGCCGCAGGCATTGAAGTAGCGAAAAGCAACATAGTCGAGACCGTATGCCTTGTGATAACTTTCTAATACCTGTTCGACCATGAGTTTGCTCTCACCATATGGACTAATTGGTTCACGTGGATCAACTTCGTGACACGGATTCATGATCGGTGTCCCGTATACTGCTGCCGATGAACTAAAGATAAACTTAGTTTTTGGTATTGCTTGCAACATAAAGTCCAACAGATGTATGGTCTTGACTACATTGTTGTTATAGTACTCGCACGGAGTTGACAAGCTTGGGCCGACCAAGCTTGTGCCGGCACAATGTATGATAGCATCTGGCCTCGCCTCGAGTAACTGTTGTTTAGCAACATCACTATCGAAGTCGGCCTGTAGGAAACTCATTACATCTTTGTCAAAATACCCGGGCAAGGGCCGACGATCAATGCCGACCACAGTGTGTCCTGCGTCTTTCAACCGCAGAGCGATTTCACCGCCAATGTATCCTGCGGCCCCGGTAACTACTATATTCATTTTTTAAATACCATTCTAATATTTCCGTCCATGTACTCGTCTCTGACCTTGTCAATCAGTAAATCAATTACTAAAAAATCAATGTCAAGTGTAGACAATTGACTACGTACATACTCTTGAATTTGCAACGGATCAGGATCAATGCTATTAAAATTGCGTAACAGCCACTCATGTTCGGTAAGTTCAATCATACGAGCAGAATTTAACGCTAAAAACCCACGTCCCCCGGGCGCAACAATATTATAGAATTCCTTGATCACAGTTGTCAACTCGTTTAGGGGCACAAAGTGCAAGGCATCAATCGAAAACACACTCTCATATGCATCTGTGTGCACTTTACTAAAGTCCGAATCAAAATAATTATTCTCATCAGCAGCTTTATTATCAGGAACTGGATCAATGCCATGCACTTGGATTCCATACAATTTTGCAAGCACTGGTTTAAAAAAGTTCGCACCACATCCGATATCAACTATTCGAGATGGACCCGCATCAACAAGGAATCGTAGGTACCATAATGGTACCATACTAAATTTTCTTAACATCAATTGTTCACGCGGGGTGTTTGTCCTTGGCCCGATTATCTTCGATCCAATTCCATAAGTTAATATAAGATCATTACCAAACAATTCCTTTAAGGCAACATCGTATTGTAACTGATTAACCTCTTGCTTAAATTGATCGGCTTGAAAATTTTTCATGCTTCGATCTTGACCACAGGATATTTGGCATGCGCAACATGATCCCGATACCTGGGACCGACGCGACGCCACTGTTCACCCCGGCCTTTATCCTCAAGGATGTCCACAATGCGATCCACTGTGCCATTGTTCCAATCAGAGATCAGGCCCATGTTGTGATGTGGTTTTTGCAGCAGGCTAGTAAGCTTGTTGAAAGCATCGTCCTCACTCCACGGCACATACAAACGGTCCGGGTCGTTTGCAAACGTTTCCGGGAAACTGCGATAAGCCGGATACAGTACATTGCATCCTACAGTGTCTGCTTCGCTTACAGTGTTGCTAACCCAGTCTTGCAAGGCACAATTAAACAGTACTCGAGTATTATTCAGCAGTGCATAATAATCATTCTTGCCGAGGTTCTCGTGAATCTCAAGCAGCCCTTGTTCCTGCATGGCCCTGGCACGGGTGATGTATCGAGGATTGTTGCTGCGCAGCGGCCCACCTGAAAAAACAGCAAACTTGACTTGCGGGTATGCCAATTGATACTCTTGAGCCAGATCCATAAAGAAGTCTGGTTGTTTCTCTTGGTCAAACCGTGCAGCAAATCCAACACGAAGATCTCTCGACTTGAACGGAGCAATATTCTCGGCACCACCAATGCGCTCTAGCACTTCTTCCTTGCCAAACGCCAGGCCGCTGATGTTGTAGATCGGAGCCTTCCACCCAGCAATACGCATGTGAGCGACCATTTCCTCGTTGGTAGCAAGCACACCGGTTACAAATTCATTAACCATCTTTTCATACGTGCTCATCCAGCCAGCCATGCCCCACACATGAACAAAATCATCGGGGTCAATAGCTTGTGCAAGACATCGCACATAAATGCGAGGACGCATGTCGAGCGGAACTTGATCCAGGATGTAGGGCAAGCTTTCGATACCGGGTTGAAACATGTCTTCAAAGTAGATGACATCTTCGTTTGTGACATCACCACTGCGCATCATTTGCACCAAGTTCATCATCTGGCTTAATGAGAAATAGCTGCGACCGTGTGCATCCAGCACCTGGCCTACACTGATGCTTTTGGTGTTGTCAATCACCGATCCAGGCACGTACACAACATCAAGTCCACGGCGATCAAACACTCGCCGATTCCACTCTGTGAGTTGAAGTGTGTATCGAGCCTCGTAAGCCTCCAGGCCCATGTAAAACAACTTACGCACTGGCGTACTTCCTAAACACACGATCTTCGGGCTTGCGGCCGTCAATCACCCACATGTCCTTGGCAGCTTTGTTCTGCTGGTTCTTGGTGAATTGTTGATAAGCGTAGCTCTTCCAATTGTAAAGATCGGATTCGTCGTACATGTATCCAAAGTCTTGGCAGAATTCCAAGTACTGATCCAAATCATCAAAGATTTGGTGGACGCGGGGGTTGGGTTCAAAAACAGTTTTAGCCATAATTTTAATTAAATTTTCAAGCGGTTAGGAGGTTGGTGAGTTTCGTAACGTATAAGGCATCCGTTCTCACCGTCTTCGGATACCTCAATCCATACTGCACGTTTAGGATGTCGGAAACTGATATGAGTATATAGGTCATCTGCAATCATCTCGCAACTTTTATAGTCCAACGCTAGTATAGCATCTTTGTAGAGATTTTCCAACCATCTTTTGAACTGAATAAACTCAATATCCCGGTCATCATGGAACACATCAATCCAAACGCGGAAGTGAAAGATATGACGATGCGGGTGGCCCAGAAAACTTACATCATATTCATTCCCGGTGGCCAGCGCCGGGTCAGTCAATGCTGCCGGATACTTGTGGATACCTTCTTTTTGAAAGGTAACCCAGATCATCCTGGATGCAGCTTTACGAATACGTTCAGTGGAGTCTCTTTGGTCTTGGCTCATAGTGTTTTGTCCTTTGTATATTCATCCCAGTCTGTGAAACAATCCCGTGCCATGAGATCATGTACACTGTGACACCATACCCCGGGGTTGGTGGCATCGAAGTCATAATCATCAATCTTTACGGTTGCATTGTATCCCAGTTGCTGGATGTAGGGGATTTTAACAGATATCATGGGGATAAATTTATGATTTTCGGTTAGGCCGCTTTCAAGCAATCCTTCTACACAGTTTACATCAATATCAAGTGTACAGGTGTACTCAAGCTCCAAGAAGAAACTAATCATCTCTTCCCATTGTTCCCAGTTTTCCGCATCATTGATTGCTAGCTTAGGAAAGCTTTGATTGGCTCCAAAATAGATATGTTGAATAGCATTGCCGGCGCTGAGTTGAGCAGCAATGTCATCCACAGGTTGTACTCCCACAACAAACAAGGTATTCTTGCCTCGTTGTGGAGTATTTTCAACTTCAATGCCAGTAAAGAACTTGATGTCCTCGTGTCCTTCTCGATTCATTGCCGGTCCTCCGAGTCAAGATCTACTCGCTGGTTATGTTCGTGTTGTTGACGCCGCAGAAATCGTAGTTCGTCTAGCACAGCAAGTCGCCGTTTCTTAAGTTCTGATATCTGATGGTCTTCAAACACGTTGTTTTTCTCCATGGTGTCGACCCGATTATCTAGATCGGCATGCACGTTTTCTAAGTGTCGAATTCTAGTTTCATACATTATACACTATCCTCAAGTTGATCAAGTCGAGATTGATCTAGTTCATCTGTAGCTTCTTCCTCGACTACGCTGAATAAATTGTTATACTGAGTATGAGCGTTGACTGCTCGTTTTCCTGTGTACCCACGAGTTCCTACCACCCGTTCCCATACTTTAGCATGTCCGTCAATAATTTCCAAGCTCTTTTGGCGATCACGGGCAGAAAATATTCTATCAATTAGGTTAGTAACATTGAATGCTTCAGAAATTGGATGTACCATCATATCTGGGTAAACACCCGAATCACACATTCGATTTGCCCGTTGTACTGATTCTAAATGCATCCAAACATTATGTCCCATGAGCAAGGCGTAGCTGAAACTATCCCAAGATGTGCGGCCTTCCTTACCAATCTTATTTAGGTCGCCGGGCTGGTAACAGCAAACATCACTAATTTTTAACCTACTGGTAATGGGACTGTCTTCGAATCTAGGATGGATTCCATCCTGCCGAACTGTATCACCAAACATACGGGAATCAGTAGAGTATTTTTTATCGTCCACCGTGGGACTCATGTTGTAAGACCATTTGCCCCTGTTCTCTGTGGTGATGTTATGGTATAATTGCCCGTTGGCTGTGGCCAAGAAGGGTGACGCACAGTCGAAACTAATTGTGAAGTCGGGATTGTGATAGTACCGAATCGAACGCTGAATGGCTGTGAGTAATACTGCCCATTCCAGTTTCGATGTTCCCAAGAAATGCATCCAGTCATGTTGTCCTTTTTCTAACAATCCATCATGTATCAAGTGCACTAAGCGTTTAAGCACCAGGTGCGCATCACACATGTTTTGCCCTCCCATGGCCCAACCATTAAAGGCATTTTGGTGCAGGCCTGGATCAGAATAGCCCTTCATCATGTCATACCAATGATCAGCTTCGCTGTGATTGCTACCCTGCAACACGTTTAGAATCTTGGTTTTGCCATAACGATTTGCCATCCAGTACTCGTTATTGTACTTAGAAGCGTTGACTGCATCATCATAACTGTGAATCCCGCACAGCACAGATGCTTCCTTGTCCAAGTAGGTCCAGGTGGGGATATCCATGGTCATTGCGTAGTCGGCGATTTGACATTGCCACTCTAGCACTTGTCTGCGTTTCTTCTCTGCATTCAAGTCCGCGGGATCAGCCCATTGTCCAGGCCACACTCCTTTGGCAATCTGGAACCCGCCCGAGTCCAACAGCATGAAGCTATTGGGGTCTCGATCCCGTACCATGTCTTCCTTGGCACTGGGCTTGGTCATGTCAAGATTGGCGTGCCCTGCGCTGTAAAGACTCCAGCGGTACGGAAACAGCCCCTTTTGTGGATTCAACCAGTTCAGTTGTTCCATCTCGGGAATTCCCGCGGGCATGCGACTCTGCTCTACATACGTGCCGGCACGTTGTTTGCCAATATAGCTGCCATAAAAACTGGAAATAGCTGGCAGAAAAATAGCATAGTCATTCTGCTTGGCAGTTAGGTCGTCTTGTTCAATCATTGGCAGTTACTTGCCCATTGCGGGTAGGATGTAATTGTATTCGGCAATGCCCGAGTTCACAGTGATCTGTGCAGCACCGTCATCACTGATACGGATAATTTTGTCCCCAGTAAGGTTTAGAATACTAATCACCTGTGCCTTGGGATATGACCATGAACGCTTGAGCACGCCTGATACTCCGGCCTGGAAAACAAATTCACCAGCATGTGTACTGTGGTCTCCGAACATGAACTTCAAATCACCTTTGTCAGTGCGAATTTGGAAAGTGTCTTCTTCTGCATTGGCCTGAGCTTGCATTTTGAGTCTTAACAAAGAAGCAACGCTGGGCTCAAATTCAATGTGCCAGGCCGGAACCTTGAACTTCATGGTCTTGAGCTTTTCTGCAATGATCTCCGATGTCATAAACCGGTAGTCATTTGTAAAGTCGTTAGCAGCATTTTGAAAGTGCAGCCCTACTGGCATGGCTTCTCCGTTACGATCCTGCCGCAACACAGTAATGTCGGCACCTTCGCGGTACTCTTGCAAGTTCAACAAAATCTTGAGCTTGTTGAGATTCGGCATACCAAATGTGCCAATGAATTCAGCCACAGGGGTCAAAAACTTCCCTTGTACAACCACACTGCGATCCTCTGACAAGCCATCAATAATAGTGTCTTGGTCGGTTCCGGTGGTTTTGATCAAGTCAATGCAGCCAAGATCAAAGGTGTGCTCGACTAAGTCAAGTAGATAATCTCTCATTATAAGTTCTCCGTTATGGGTTAATTGTATTACAGTTATTTAGAATTTGCAACAGGGTTCGGTATAATTCTATAGACTCTATGATCTAACTCGTATCCGCCTGGCATGATGGTCTTTGCTAGTCACTGGTATAATTTTCCCCAGGCTTTGGCCGCCACGGAGTGATGTAAGCCGTCCCGGCTTGCGCAATTCTATCAACGCATTGGATTTTTCTAGATAATACCATTGAGTTATTTCAAACCCAAGAGTTTTTGCTAGTGTCTTAACCATGTGTCCGGGAGTATAACACATAAAACTTCGTTCAGCTAGATCAACGCCGCCGGCAATATCACAATCATTGAAGGTCATTAGTAGACTGCCGCCGGGCTTGAGCTTGTTGAATATTTCAGTTAAATACTGGCCAATACGTTCCATGGGCATGAAATTGAAGTAGTGCAACGCAACCACTAATCCAAATTGTGATTGCGGTAACTCTGCTAGTGCAGTAGAATCTTCATCTCTTGGCTCAATGTAAACTTGTATTCGTCGGCGGTATTCCTCTCGGAAACGATTAAGAGTCGGTTGAATCATTTCTTCGCAGTAGTCAACTAGATACAACGGATCTGATCCAACTAAGTCTTCAATCCAGTCTTCTCGGCCGGGCCTGATGACCATAGCCGGGTGATGCCAGTCAGACAGCAATCTAAGTCGACTACGGATGTAGTCGACTGCATCCTGAGATAATTCGTGTTGCCTTGAAAGTAAATATTCGGGCTTATCGCCATGTTGGCTTGATTTATAAAGTTCAAAGCTGTTTGTGAAATAGGTTGGCTCTAACTGATCAATCAAATCTTGCAGTTGTTCTCTTATTTCACGCACAGTAGATCGAAATTTCATAAACGCACCGTGTATCTGGTCACGGTCACGGTTAAGCTGTTCTAACAAATCTGGAAACTGCACTGCACTGGCCCCAATACTGTACAGTATTGGGCCAAGATGACTGCTAATCAAAAGATCTGTATCGGCAGGATCCAGGCGTGCTAACAAATTTCTATAGTCAATTATAGAGCTAAGTTTCATGTGAATTCAAATAACGATTGAAATGTATTTTCTGTATTAGTGGCCTGACTAATGTCCCAGTTCAGTACACCCAGCAAGTTGGATACCTTACTGTCGATAATTGTAGTTTCCATCAAGCCGTCATCAAAAGGCAAGTCCTTGAACCACTGTGGCAAGTGCATTTCGTCTGTGGGGTAGCCAATTGAGGTCCAACCTAAAGCGTTAGACTTTAGCTTGCAAACAATTGTTTTCATGCCGTCGATAATTTGCATGCTGTAATTATCACTGTTCATGCGCCGCATAGTATTCCAGTTGAGTGCAGCACGTACATGCCCGGGCATGTTAGTTTTGCCTGCCTTGAGTTCAGCATCGCCGTACTTGGTCAAGTTGTTTACACGCTTGGGCGTACCCTTTTCCCATGCAGGCCTCTCCATGAACAAGTACTTGAATGCTCGAATCTTCTCAATTACATCTGCACGACCATGCCCAGTTAGCACATTCTCCAGGATCTCGCTCAGGAATTCCTGAACTACCTTGGGAGTATCTGACCTTTTAAGATCCAAGCCCATGGCCTTGACCTTGCCTGGATAGCCATTGACATCAAGACGCTTGCCGTCTTTGTCATAGTAAAGTACAGCATATCGCTTCTTGGTAATGAACAAGCCTTTGCTGGCAACAAGCTCTCGACCGCCCTTGATAACATTGCCCATCTCTCTGGGACAATGGAATGCTTGCTCCATGAATCCCGGAAAGCTTTGGTTGACCTGTTCGGCGATGCTGTCATACAGTGCTACGCAGATGTCCTTGTCCCATTCCATACGCCCTGCTTCTACATCATCCTTGAGCATGGGCCAGGCAGAGAAGTAACAACTGTCTGTATCACCATAGATGATGGCCGCGCCGGCGTGATCGTACTTGCCAGTCACACATTCATTCACATGGGCATCCATGTGCTTGGCAATGCTACGTCCAGTCAGCGTGGTACTTTGCCCAATACGCTTGTCAAAGAATCTACAGCCAGGATTTAAAATAGCACCATACAAACTGTTCAAGTTAATCTTCTTGACCAACTGCCGCTTGTCCCAGTATTCTTCTTGCGTCTTGTCTGTACATTCCCTTAGCTTGGCTTGCATTTGTTTACGCTCTGCATACCAACGCTTGAGCAAGCCTGGGATCACACCCTCTTTCTCATATGTAAAGATAGTGCCATTGGCGCTTAGGATCCAGGGTTGATTGCTGTCAAACACAGCCTTCCATACCTCGGCAGCCGAGTGTACTGTGCTGTTGCCATCTTGCCAGTCGATTGTGATCTCAGTGCCCCGTTGCTGTTCCATCACAGCCGTGTACTCTAGTGTGGCAAACAGTCCGTCCCAGGATGCTGCAAAACTATCGCCTTTGGCCATGCGTTCCTGGATTAGGTTGTCGGTTGCGGTACTTCTGAGTTGTCCGACAATGGTTTCTGGGCCCATGTTGAGGGCGCGAATAGCCGAGGGATAGAGCGAGTTGATGTCAATGGAACCGATGTATTCGTGGATTCCTTTTTTGGGCGTAGCAACATAGGCACCTGCCGCTTGTGTATCACTGTCATTGAGTCTCTCTTTACGGTTAGGAACTACTAGCCCACGTTCATGGGCTTCATTGATAATTGCTTGCTCGGTCACTGCTACTGCACCCATTGTAGTTTGCAGCAACACAGTGTTTTCGTGTGCCAGGGTGTTGGCTAGATCCAGGAATCTAAGTTTCTTATCGATGTTGGCAAGACCAACCACGTCCTGCCGGTTGTACTCGATGAAAGTTTTCCAGTTCTGGTTGTACAGCTGATCTAGTGTGCCCTCATACTTGGTCTTGCCTGCTAGTCCCTCGTACTCTAAGATAGCATCCAAGCTGTAGCTGTGTCGCTCTTCATAGGTGTACTTGCGGTACAATTGCATGTAGTCCAAGTGAACACGGCCAACCAAGTCATATGTCATGTTCTCGGCACCAAAGCGTTCGAACATTCTTGGCTTAGGCAGTTGTTCCCAAAGGCAAAACTTGCGTGTATCGTCTTTGCTTAACAACTTGATCACACGATTGACAGTGTACGGAATATCATATCCCTCACTGTTCCAACCACTAAGCACATCGGCATCTTCAATCAAAGACATAAACGTTTTCAGCAGTTCGGCTTCCTCCCAAAACACAAATGTGTTGGGAAACTCAGCAGCAATCTCTTGCGCAGTTTCGGCACTCATGCGCTTGGGCGGGACCACCAGGGTGATCAATTGATCCATCCAGTCCAAGTAAACCGAGATCGCGGTAATGGGATTAAACGGATCATCGGGTCGACTATAACCCTTGACTGGATCAAAGTCAACCTCAATGTCGAAAAATGCTGTGTGTAACGGCGGCCCGTCTTGCCCCTTGTAGTTGTCTTCTAAGCAACGAAACACCGGGTTGATATCACCTTCGTAGATGTTTTTACCCGAGTGTACCCGCATTTCTTTGCGGAACTCTTTGTTGTTTCGAGAGCTGAAACGACTTACTGGCTTGTCATAGATGTTGCGAAACTTGCCCTTGGGGTCGTCGTAGTAAAATACATAGTTAGCCGGGTAGTCCTCGTAGTAACGAACACCATTGCGCCGACCCACCAAATGAATACGATCACGATCACGATCGTACAATGCATCAATATAACTCATCTATCTCCGTTCTATTTTGTAGTTTGATTCAATGTGATACTAGATGCTCGAATACTTTATCAAAATAATTTTGATGATCGTACATTGACTTCCATGATTTAAATATGTTTTGATTGTGTATCGCTATGTCTACTAAATCAAGTTGCTTAACATCATCATGATTATTGATCAGATGAGTTAGTAAATGCTGTTGTCTCTCTTGCCAAGGTAGCTCATCTAAGTGCCTCAATGAGGTCGCAAATTGCAATCCTAATTTTTCTAATACTGCAATTCCCCCTTGCTGTACAAATAATAAACTATAATTTGGAAATTGTAAAGACCTTAAGGCTTTTTCGCTGAAATACCATTGATTCAAGCCGTCATCAGTTGCATAGGTTTCTAGAACCAAAGAATATTTACTATCTATGATATACTTGTTAAGATCTAATACCTCTTCAAAATTACGATATGGTACTATTTCGTAAAGTTCCCGGTACGCTTGAGCAAAGTGCGGTAATTGGCCAAGCTGATATTTCTCGTGAATATAAGAAAACAACTCTTGTCCAGTTAAGTCGCTGTAAACAGACAACTGCTTGAGTAAAAAACTCACATATCCTTTGTCCAACAAGTTATGTTGATGCAAAAAATAAAACCAAGACTGTCTTGTTGAGTCGACTCTTTGTATGAAACAGTTATACAGTTTCCCCCAGTTGGTAGATGTCCCCGATGGAATATCAAACACCGACATAACGCCATTGAGTTCGGGATAACTGTAAAAGAAAACATTATTTAAATTAGGAAAATTTAAAATATTATCAGAAATTATAGTCATCGTTTTTCCGGTTACCCTACAATCATTGTCGACTTGTTTCCAATAAGTTAGATCTGGTAACAGATCACCTTGCCAAAAATATACCAACTTGGTAGATGGACAATTTTTTATTTGAAGATTTTTAAGATTTATTAAAAAATAAAAATTATGTCGATTGCAAAATTGTTTTACACGATCAAACAGTTTTTCTCGTTCAGATAGCCAACGGTTTTTTTGAAACACAGCAGTCTCTGCTTGATTATGCATGTTGCTGAATTTTCTTAAAGCTATGGCCAAGTTCTGCCCAGATCAGTTGTGTATCAATCCAATACTGCCCGTTAGAAGATTTCACATCATAGTAGACTGCTGTAGAAGTATTCTTCTCTAGTTTCTCAAGTAGTTCCGGGGTAAACTTTGATACAATATCACGATTACAAACTGGCGCAGACACTAGATTCAATTCAGTGATATTGTTGTCAATTGCATATGTTATATCTTGTGCTAGCCTGTTGGGTGGGTACCATTGTATCATCGAATCCAGAGAAACTTTGTCCAACCATTGTCGATTGGCAAGATCAAACAGCACATTCTTTTTTATAGAGGGATCGCACAATGACGGAAGTCTAAGAATAATATGATTGGGAAACTGCTGAATCTGTTGCTCTAACCATAGGCGATTTTGACCATATCTTGATTCTAGAAAGACATCCACTGTACTAATGTACACAATCCTGTTGAACTGGGTTCTCTTAAGAGCATCAACAATACCAGCACAGTCATTGCGATCCTGTTGAGGATCCAGATTTACTACTATACGGTTTCCTGTTGGCGCTGCTAGTATGATAGTATCATGGCTCAAATTTGGCAAGCTATCAAGATTGGTTCGAGTGTAGATGTGGTTGACATGCAGTTGGCTTGCTATTAACTTGCCAACAAATCCTGGACCAATGATAGAATACCCGATACCCGAATACAGCATTTACAGAGTGCGGCCTACAGTTTCCAGAATAGTTTCCAGCAGGTCGTGATCCTGTTTCTCTTTGCCGAATTCCGCTTTGTGTGCCAAGCGGATGGCTTTCTTTAGTACATTGGGTTTGATTTCTAGCTCTTCGGCAATGGCCTTGACTGTTTCCGAAAGACCTGCGTTGAGGGTTTCAACATCATGCATGATCTGCATGCCTTCGTTGATGATTTGAACTAGTTTGGCTTTTTGTTCGCCGGAAAATACTCGAGTGTCCATGTAAATCTCCTTGTTAAGCTAGTATAACACACTTGTCACAAGATTCATAGTGGATTGAACACAGTTTGGAAAAGTGCCCCAGTTTAAAAGCAAGCAAGGTAGCGAATCTTTTGCTTTGTGGGCCGGGGCCGCCCACCGCACCTTAACGGTCCTAGGCTTGGTTCTGTTCGCGCTCAGAGCGCATTTTATATAGCATGTTTTGGATAACACGGATGTCATCCTGCTGTTGTACACTTTCTTGTACCAGTTTGATAAACTCTAAACTGGCAGGGTCATCTTCAAACAAGTCATCAACAATCATTATTGTTCCTCGATGTAGTCTGCTGACTCCAGCTTGTGGCGCCGATGTGAGCGATACATTTCACATGCCATGCCGGCTTCGTCTAGGCTCTTGAACTTGACCGAACTGGGACGACCCTTGATACTGATACGGAAGCCGTCGTCCTCGTTACCGTGAATCTTGAGATCATGTCCGTCATCAGTTGTGACAGTTTTAACTGCTGATCCAATTGTGTCGCCACTGTGGGTAGGTGTGTCTTTGCTGGATAGCGCAGCGTCATGCTTGACTGCATCGGCTACACTTTGCAGGTAGTCGCCCAGGTGGCGCTTTTCTTTGTCTAACACATCTTCCTGTGCAATGGCCTCATCAATCTGGGGCTGCCAGTAAGACTCTTCAACTTCGTCTACTGCAATTTTTTCACCGCCGGCTTCGATAGCACCAATACCATCGGCATCATGTGCAACCTGTTCCAGCTGCGGCCAGTAGCGGCGAGGTACAGTCATCATGCCCGACTCAGGGTCTTGCTCAACCACATCACCAAATCTTTCCATTACAGCATTGTACGCACGTTCGGTATCCAAGTGAAATCCGACCAGATCCGCGCTGGCCTCTTCTACCTGTCCCTGGTTGTGTGCTTTCCATGTGGTGGCATACGCAATGGCTTTTTCTTTACCGGTCAGTTTGCCGTCCTTGGCATAACCTTGCTTGATGTGCTTGACCATGCGTTCGGCCCGAGCACCCGGGGGTGCGACTTCATCTACACCTTGAGCTCGTTTTTGGTATGCTGCCTCACGACGGGCTAATTCTTTCTTGGCATCTTCGTATGGGACTAATGCTCTCGAACCTGGTCCTGCGGCCACCACTCCTTTTAAATATCCAATACCCCACCGAGCCATGCTTTCCTCATGCTCTTTAGCTTCGGCATCCTTTGTTGCTTGTACACGCTGATTTAAGGTTTGTTGAGCGTCGGGAGTAAAGCTGCCACCGGACCCGGGCAACGAGACGCCGCCTGCACTTGCACCCATGGCCATTGAACCTGCCAACGCTGCTGCACCAAGCTTTTGTTTCCAGCCTTCCTCGACATCTTGATCCTTTTTAACAACAAAAGATACATTTTTGTTTCCGGTGTTGGGATCTGTATATGTGCTCTTGAATACCTTGCCGCCGTGAGCTTTGGCATGTGCAAATGCTTCTTGCTTGCTGTCAAAGCGATTAGAAGGAGGCGTAATCATCGGGCTTGCTTCTTCCGCCACACCCCCGATACGACCAGTACCTGCTCCGCGCTCTCCGGGAGAATACGAACCTTTCTGTGCCTGATTAGCATGTGCTGCGTGTTCTTCCGGCATCGCCTGGAGTAAAGCACGATATTGCTTTGCATATTCCTGTGGATTATCGTATCTTAACGATTGTATGCTAGCCAATCTACGTTTATATTCATCAGGCGATGAAGAGCCTTCCGCCACACCTTGTCCTAGACTGGCTATGTAACCATCGGGGCCAGTCCATTGATCTTTGTAGTCTTGCCATTCGCTCTGACTCCAGGCTATAGGGAAATGCTGCCAAGCCCACATTCCGTGGGTATTAAACTCGCTAGAAAATTCCTGTATGTCAGCCGGTGTGATGCCCGAGGTATTGGTCTTTTTAGCAACCTCAATCAACCAGTGCGCCATAGTTTCGCCACCGTCGTCAAGGTTACCTAAATTTTCTAATTTACTAATCCTATCTGCACCTTGCTTGGCAAAGTTACGACAAATATCTTCAAGCCATTTTATAAATTCCTGGCCCCATTTGGCCAATGCGGTTTCGGGGTTACTGCCTGTTCTTGCAGTGAGAGACTTATTCAAACTATCTACACCTTGCCTAGCGCCAGCACCACCCGTGATCTTACCCATCATCGAATCAAATCGTTTGTCACCAGTTGCTTCCGCCACACCTTCATCTTTTCTCCAACGAGGTTTTTCACCTCGTGCTGCCATCGCAGCCAGGCGGTTCTTTGCCTGCCTCATAGAACACTTGCCGCTTCGGCAAATGTAAGTGCCATTGTCCAACGCAAATCCATGATCATCACGGAGATCGGTTTCACATTTGGCACACTGAACTACTTTACCGTGTCCGGCAACATCTCCTACATGTCCAATAACTTTTGCTTCTGCTACACCTTGTGCAGATTTAACAGCGGCACTACGAACCTGTAGTTCATACCCACGTTTGGCCATGGATGCTGTTGCACTTGCAATGGCTTTTTGTTTGGCCGCAGCCGGGTTTGATGCTGTCACAGTGATGGGCGACAATACACCGTGATCAATTGCGTCAATAGTGACAGCATATTGTTGGCCACCGGAGTCTTCTTCATCAAGTCCGAACTGATTTGGACGCCGAGAAGTTTTCACCAGTTTGTATTCTTGACGCCGGTCACCCAGGCCAGCCATCTCATCACGGGCCGCTGCTTCATCTTTGTGTGAGCTGAGTGTGTGACCCGTGTCACGGTGGCGAATTGCATACCAGACTGGTTTGGCATCAGGCTCTGCACCCTCGCCGCCCACAAAGTAGCCAGACATGGGGTTTTTCTTTTCTGGAGATCCCAGCACAGGGCTGATGTTGTGTGGCTTGAACAGGGCCGGCAACTGCCGGGGCTGTGACAGTTCATCCAGCTGCTTTAGAATGTTTGAGATATCAGTAGAGCTCATGCCCGTGCGTCCTTCAGGTAAGATTTGAGTTGCCAGGAAAATTTGCCATGTGCAGAGATGCGCTCGGCAATGAAATTCGCAATACCTTCCTGTCGCTCGTTTTGAGCAGCCCGGAAAGTGGTGTTCAACAGATCGAGCATGGTTTGATTGTCGGCTAGTAATTCTTGCAGCATGAGTCTAGCTCGAGGAACCTTGGTCTGTCCTGTGATCTGACTCAGATCAACGAAGCGTTCAAAGCTGCCTGGTGTGTATTCATCCAAGGTACGGATGTATTCGGCAGTGGGGTCAATTGCTCCGTTTACATTCTCGTAGATTTTTTGGAAAAACTTGTGTAGCTGCCCAAAGTCCGGACCTTCCACGTTCCAGTGAAAGTACTGTGCCTTAATAACAAAAGCATATTGTGTGGCCAACAGTGTTTTTAGATCATCGCCGAGCATGTTTATTCCGTTTCTTAATGACTTCAGGAGCCGTGTTACGATATTTAGCGTTTGTTGGTGTTTTGTAACGCGGAAGTTCGCCACCAAGGCCGTTATCAACCGTGGCCACACTGCCAGATGTAGTAGTGCCGCCCATGCTTTCGGGTAGAAATTCTTTATATCTCATTGTTCTATGCTTAAAGTGTCGTTGTCGATCCAGCGCGCCGGCCCGTTTTCAACTTGTGGATTGCTCACGTGGAATCGAGCTTGCTGCGCATTCACTGGCTCTAGTCGAACAGTGTACGAGCCGGGCTCTGCTTGAATCTGCAACATCTCCTGGATGTAACAATCTCGCCAGCGCCAGACCCGCTCGGTAAACAATTCATCATTAACATACACGCGGTATCCGGGTTCGGTACCGGTCCAGTCGCAATTGATATCAATGGTGGCTTTGACAAATTTAGTGTTCACGCCTTATTTAGCGGCTGTAGATCACGCCACAGGCGTATTGAATGTTACTTGATTTCTCTAGGCTGTCCAACCACACTGCTGTTGCCGCCATACAGTTGGTGCAGCAAGCGCCGTGCCATCTCCGGGTTTCGAGCCATTACAGTAGCATCAACAATGTTGGTGTATCCTGCTTGTTTGAGTTTGACACGGGCAGCATAAGTTTTCAGTTGGGGGGTTTTAACACCTGTTTCTGACACTGGCACACAGTTGTTGACTCTGATGCCACCTTTGATCTTGGTGCCTTCTTTTCGTGTGCCCGGCCAGCACTTGGCGTCTAAGCGTTGTTTAATTTCTGACAACTTGGCCTTGCCTCTGCGCATGTTCAATTGCCAACGGGCCAGCTGCCCTTTACGACCTGCACTACGGCTGGCCTTTTCTAATTCAGCCATAGTGGCATTCTTAGGAATACCGTGACGACCGCTGTCTCCGGGACGTCCAGGACCTTTACCATCAGCAAAGTTTTCTGCTACACTTTCTGACTTGTTGCCATAATTGGCAGCACCTTTTTTGCGACACTGCACCAAGCGACCTGATGCATAAGCACTGGGCCATACTTTTGCCGAAGCCTTGACCTTGTAGTAGCAGGCATCTTTCTTTTCTGTCAGTTCTGAATATTCAACCACAGAGCCACCGCAGTGCGGACATGTGTGTTGTGATTCTGTAATGATATCATTTATGTTCATTTGCGTACTTCTCTAGTTATTCGTAAGTCACAGTGTCTGAGTCTCCCAGGCGCCATTTGGGATTGGTTTCTACTACCCATTTCTTTGTGGCCACTTTGAAATCTGGATGTAGGATCTCTTGGGGATTTGATGCAGCGTCAAAAAATCTACAACGATTGTTGGGTTGAGCAGCATATTGACCATTGTTCAGCTGTATGAAGTTGAAGCTCTTGTGGTCTTCGGGCCATTCCGAGTAGCTGGTGTCCAGCGTGTTGAGATCCGGTGCTGCGTTGTCCACAGTAAACAAGTAGTCACCTTTGTGCAACTGACGATCCTTGGCAAAAAATTCACATGAAAGATTGCGTAGAAAAGCCTTTTGTATCACAGCAATATCATAGCTGAAGCAGTCCCAGATCTGTAGTGTATCAAGGCTCAGGAACTTGTCTGGTTCTAGATCAGTGCTCCTGCTCACATAGGCATGCAGAGGTATTTTGTCATACAGTGCCGCGTATCTGGGCAGGTAGCTTTCTATTCTAAAGGCCTGGCTGCGTAGGCTTTTGATTGTGACCCAGGTGCAGGGTTCATATTCGCCGTGCCCTGATTTGAAATCGTATAGAAACTCTCGACGAATCCAACAGTGTACAGGTGGTAGGTTGGCAACTAAAAATGTCATTTCTTGGCACCTTTTGTGCTGACATTGATTGCTGCGCCTGAACGGTTGGCATCGGGATCTTTACGTCGTTTCCGGGCCGCTGCACTTGCCCGACCTTTTTTGCCTAGAGCATGTGCCTTGCTCCGTGGCAAACACTTGGGCTTGCCTTCAGATTCTGAACCTCGAGCACAGTCGCCGCGTATCTTACCGTCGGGCCCAAATCGTACCCATTTGTCTTTGAACCAGTCGCGAAGATTTTCATTCACGGCCGGGCCGGGCCCTTTGTTGTTACCAGAGCCGGGTGCAAATTCATATAGTCTCATTAGCAATTCCACCTACGTCGGGCTTTACATATGGCCTTGTCTGGAGTTTTAGCACAGTTGATGCTGCTCTTGTATTTTTGGCTCCAGCCTTCTGCCACAGGTTGTGCTGCACTACCCGGATCATATCCCCATTCATGAATGCTATCACCATTGGTGAACAGTGTTTTAGCCGGAACAATCTTGCTTAATAATTTATACTTGCCCAGTCCCTTGCCATGCTGGGCCGCATATTCCCTGCTAACAGTGACCCAGTCACCTGGATTAATTGTATTTGATTTAACCTCTTTTGGCACTGCACGGAAAATTTGAACAGTTTGATTAGGCTTGCCCTTGCATAACTTAATAACATGAATTGATCGGGCATCCCACGGTTCTCTAGTGCCATAATATTGAACACCATTTGGGCCATATATGTCATCCGGATAAGTTCCAGTCACATCATACAGTGGTGATCCACTGTCGTGCATGGGCGCACGATGAGGTATTCGATAGTCCTCGTCGTACTCAAATATGAATTCGTGTGCTTGCATGGGATTATTTATTCATTAGTTGATCCACAAAGCCCAGTAATAACTTGTGGTGAGCACCGTGGTGCCAATACCGGTCGATATACTGATAAGGCGACTCGTACCAATATTCAAGACTTTCGGGATGACATCCTATAATACCAACTCTATTCTGTATGATTGCCATTGCATCACCATTGGCATATGTTGCAACAGTTTCAAACTTAGCTGAATCACCTACCAGGGCACACCCATCATAGAAGAATATATTTTCTGGTTTATTATCCCATAATACAGGAGCCACTGTGCCATAGCTGCGTTTGATATCACTGGTGGGTTGTTTTATGTATTGTACAGCATCTACTCCGTCCAGCAGGTCAAAGTAATGGCCGCCGGCCCAATACGCACCCATACAGATACCAAGATATCTGCCACCGTTGGCTACATAGTCAGCTACTGCATTTTGTGCTTTACGACGGAAGAATCTATCATAAGAGCCGGCATCACCTATGCCACCCGGGAATGCAACGATATCTATTCCAACAAATGTTTCGGCCGAGCATTCATCGACCCCAAATGTTTTAATGGTGTAATGCGCACCTAAGGCCGCTGTCATGCCATTGACGCAGTCCTCACTACATTCTGGATGATGTAAGAAGATTGCTATTGTGTGTTTCATGCTACGAATTATCGATCAAGCACTTCTGATTTCAATCAACGGAATATTAACAGGATGATCAATGATCCATTGGATAGTGTTAGCTACATGGTCCAGGCTTAACCAGTTTTCGTGCCCTAATTTGCCGTCGTTCAACCCTCCGGCAATTATATGCGACGTTTTGATTCCTTTTTTATTGTTTAGTTGGAGGCTACGATCCCGCAGTGCTCTCTTTTGGATACTATATGCCCCATACATACTATCAAATGGACTAGCATCAATCCCTGTCCATTCAGCGGTGCTACCAATGTTTATTATGTGACCTTGAATGTTATTATTTGCCCACTCGTGCCAGGCTGCTTCTAACAATGCCGACTGTCCTCCACTGCAAATAAAAGAGCTATTGATAAAAATGTTATAATTCTTGATCTCTTTGCGAAAAAAATCTTCGCTCCCTTGATCCCAAAATCTTAAATCAAATCCGGTGGCTCTGCTTGCAAACTTTGCTTCCGGGAATACTCTACTAACCGCTGCGGCAACAGTGGTATGAAATGGGTTTCCGGTACATAATATCATGATATGAGATTGCTCCAAGTTGGGTTCGAAGTTTTAAAATTAGTGTTTCTTATTTTGTCCAACGCTGTTATTGATGCCCAAAACTGATCATGCGTCTGATCACCAAGTGATATAGATCTTAGTAGCGCCAGCAACTCACTACGCTCCTGGAATTTGTCAAACAGTGTTTGGTGAGCCAGGGATGATAGATGATCGAGACTATATACCCCGACGGCTTTTTGAAAAATTAAATTTGTCGGATCGCCATATCTGTTAGAAGAAAAGTTATTTTGCCACCAATCATATACTTCGTCGAGATAATAAAAGTTAAGGTAACTCCATGTACAGTTTATGTTAAACATGTGGTTGTGCGGCATATTTTTGTAAAACCATTTTAAATTTGACTCTACATTTGGCCAGTGTGCATTAGTACGTTGATAATCAAAATGTTCCCCTATACTATCAATACTAAAGTAAAGTTCAATCAATTTACATTCTTCCCAAAGTTTTAATATTTCATCAGATACAGTTTTTGTACCATTAACATTGTAAAACACTCTGACATCTGATAATCCTTTAACTTCTTGAATTTTTGTCAAAAGTTTAACATGATTGGTTGATAACAACGGTTCGCCGCCACCGTGAAAATGCACAGATGTTAGATTTTTTAATAGTTCAGGATTAGTAATTTCAATTTGACTATATTTGTTGTATTGAAATTCTGCCATATTGCGCTGAGGATTTAGTTTTTGGTAATCACTTACCCACTGTGAACTATTAGATGGCCCGCATATTACACACTTTAAGTTGCATAAATTACCGACGCTATAATCAAGACCTTGGGGGGCGTCAAGTTCAATGTTAGTATCTGCATGAAATTCTTCATATAATTTTTTTGCCCCTTGCCGCCGGCTCTCGAGCCCGTTCTCTTCGGCTGTGTAACATGCTTTACATCCATTGATAGGTATGTCGTTTTCGACACATCTCTTTAACTCGTTGTGCTCGTGACTATTCCATACCTCTTCTAAGTTAAACTCAGATGCTGTTTTGATGTAGCCATTAAAGAATGAACAAGGATTATACCCTAATTTGCCATTATGCGACCATACTGCGAGATTTTTATAAATTTCGTAACAAAAATATTTTTTATTTTTCATATCACGTTAGCGATTTGCTATTGTGGGTTTCATATTCTCTTGAATACAAACGGGGTCCCACCTTGTGTGTTTCCCCCCCACTCTTCTAATCCAGGCGGAAACTGATCAGGTGGTACTTGTGTATAGCCCTTGAGCAATCTGCGTACCATTGCCGAGTAAACCCCTGTCCTGCTACCTTCCTTGGAACTGAACACAACATATTTGGGGCTATACTTACGCAAATAGATATCAATTGCTTTAGCAACAGTGGCCAATACTCGGGCAGCATCGCCTTGTCCAGTAATATCATAACTACCTTCGCGGGTGAATGTTATCTCAATAACAGTGCTGCGAAAACCCACAGGGACAAATGATATATAAAGTTCCCGGCCCTCTTCGTCCATTGCTTCGGCATGAACTTCGTTATGACTGGCAGCAAACTGCTGATCCCACTTTAAGGGCAGGGCTGTTTTTGGGTCAAATAACTCAGTGATGAATTCTTGTGTTCTCATGGTTGTGTCCCTGTGCTTTTTTTAACAACTGGCTTTTTGATTGGTGGTTTTTTAATAGTTCTATTAGGTTTGGTTACTGGTGTTTCTTTATGCTTAATAACCATCACTAGTAAAATTAGACTCAGATTGATAACAATAATCATCGCCCAGGCCACTGACATGTAAAACAAATATTGTGATTGTAACCTGTTGACCACTGACGAATAAAATTCAGTTGTGGCATTGACGATTTCTTTTTTATATTTTTTATAGTCATCACCAAACATTAACATCTGTGCCGCAGTGTAGTGATGTACCTGCACTTCGGTATTATATTCTGGTTTACCTTTGTCAATCCAGGCAAATGCAGCAACTTCTAACTTGGCAAGATTGTTACTTAACTGTTCTGCATTCAATATTATGTTTATTTCAGATTGCAGGAAGGGAACCTCTTTTAATCTATCTTTGAATGATTTTGTAACGCCGGCCTCATCTGCTATGGAACCGTTGCGTATTTTAAGAACATGGTTAAATTCTGTTCTCCACTGTTCATTTTTGGTTGTTACAAAATATCTGGCGTAGTTGGTCAACTCGTCAGATGATTTAGTCATGTTGCGACTGAATGACACCGCTTGATTTAGAATAGACAACTGTGTTTCTGCATTTTTAAAACAGCTCAGAACTACTAAGCTACAAAGGAATATAATTCCTGTGATGATGTATGGAGTTTTTTTAAATTCTAAAAATTTATTCAATATTTTCATATTACATTACTACCTTCAATAACAATGATAATACCTGTTTCACTTCTGCTTGATAATTTGTAAGAACAACCATACCTAAACCAATGGCGGCAGTCGGGACACCTTTTGCAGCTGGTGAAGGCGGAGGTGGCGGAGGAGGCACTACCACTTTTTTTCTAGCAGCAACCTTTTTATTATTGATTACCATCTAACGCTCCCTTGTTATTATTTGTTACCGCCATCTTTTAAGATAGTATTGCGAATATCTTCTTCTACCTATTCATCAGAAGCATATTCAATTTTATCCTGAACCTCGGGAACGTTAGCAACTGCCCACTCTTTGAATCCAGGGAATTTACTAAAGATATAACTTAACTTGACAGGCTCATCTCTGGCATTCATAAATTGATTTGAGCCAAATTGTAACTGATACTTCTCTCCAGGCTCTTCGGGCTTCTGTGGGAGAAGGATATACAGTGGTCCATGTTTCTGGTAATTTTTGAACATGTTGTTTCGCGAAGACGCAGTACACCACTGAGTTCCTTGTCCATAGTAACACGCTGCTCTTTCGTCTTCGGGGACAATAACTCTGACATCTGCGTCTCTGTAT